TATTTAGAGGAAAAATATAATGGAAACTAAAACAAGCGAAATCGATACACCTCACGGCCGTGAATGGCTTACTACATTACTACGTGAACAAAAAGTCATTGTTACCTTTAACAAGAAGGACGGCGACAAGCGTGTAATGACCTGTACGCTTAATCAAGACATTATTCCAGAATCAAAACGTCCTAAGGCTAAGCCGGAAGGTGAACAAAAGAAAAAGAACGACAAGGTACTTGCCGTTTATGATATCAATGCAGAAGGTTGGCGTTCGTTTACTTGGGCAAACGTAACCAACGTAGAGTTTTCATTAGGAGAATAATATGATTAAAAAGAAGTATTACAGTTGGCAAGATGTTGAAAATGCGTGTGTAAACATTGCTCTACAAATGTACAAAGACAACTGGCGACCTGATTACATTGTAGGTATCACACGTGGTGGCAATGTTCCTGCTACTATTTTATCTAATATGTTAAACATTCCAGCACACGCACTTAAAGTTAGTTTGCGTGATGGTGTAGAGCAAGAAGATTGCGAAAGCAACTGTTGGATGAGTGAGGATGCATTCGGTTATCCTAAGCAGGAGGTTGAAGTAGACGATACGTTAGATGCTGTTATGCAGGCTGCTGAGGATCTGCTTGCATTAACAGACAACTATAAAAATATTCTTATTGTAGATGACATTAACGATACCGGTGCTACGTTTAACTGGATTAAACAAGATTGGCAGAGTACCTGTTTGCCAGATGATCCAAGTTGGGACGAAGTATGGGACGGCAACGTTCGTTTCGCTGTTATTACAGAGAACCTAAGTTCAGACTTTGATCAAGTTAGATATTATCACGATATGGTTAATAAGGCTGAAAAAGATGTTTGGTTAGTTTATCCTTGGGAGAATGTAGGACAATGAAAGTAGATTTACATTGCACTGATAAAGATCAGTATATTGAAGCAGAGATTATGAATATTCGAGAAGGCGCATATTTAGAAGCAGCCATTCAAGGCAGTGTCAAACTACATATGGGCTATAACAAACAGCATAAGACATACATTGGAAGTATGGGCGGTTTAGAGTTTACTGTAAAAGAATCTAATATCCCCACACAATATTCTTATAAGCCATTTAAAAGGACACGATAATGAGATTAGCAGGTCAAGAAAAAATCGTAAAAGACGAAGTTCATAATATTGAACAATCGTCGGGTGCTCCGTGGACAGATAGTGTTCGTGAAGATTATCACGTAAAAGTGTTCCGTGATGGTTACCCTGTAACTGAAGGACATTTGCTATTCGTGCCTAAATATAATACTGTAGGCGTACTTAGAGATGCATTTGAAGATGCTGTAAATGAAGGTCTTAGAGGTGTTGCTGACGGTAAATGGGACGGGTTTAACATCGGTCTTAATGTAGGTCGTACAGCAGGTCAAACTTGTAGTTGGCCGCACGTACATATGATTCCACGTCGTGAAGGCGATATGGAAGATCCTACCGGCGGTGTAAGACACGTCATTCCAGAGAAAGGTAACTATAAAAATGGAAGTTATTAACTTTGGACCTCACGTTGTTAAGACAAGTCTTAAAGACAGTGAGTTTGGTATTATTAAAAGTTTAATAAACGAAGCAACAAACCCAATTAACGATACATTGGCAGGCCAAATTAAATACGAAAACCAGTTTTCTCCTGCGGCGGCAACCGCTATATACGAGATAATGCTACATAAGTTTGTAGACTATTTAGATATTTGGGCGGAAAAAGTTTACGATCAAAAATTAAGATATAGTTTAAAATTAGATAATTTATGGCTCAATAAAATGGTCGCAGGCGAGTACAATCCTCTACACAATCATAGCGCAGACATTTCCTTTGTGTATTACATTGATGTGCCAGAAGAGATTCATGAAGAAGAAAATAACACAACAGCAATGGATATGGGTGCTATAGAATTTATATATGGAAAAGGATCTGGTTACGAGCCTAATCATTTCTTAGATCCAATTACTAATTATATCCAGGTTCCACAAGCAAACGAATTGTTTATTTTTCCATCATTTTTATACCACCATGTACAACAATTTAAATCAGATGTCGAGCGTATATCAATTGCAGGTAACCTATTAATGAAAATAGAAGGAAATTAAATGTCTGAATATCCTAAGAAAACTGGCGAACATAGTTGGACTATCCAAGTTCAAGAAAATAACAAAACAAAAGAATTGTTTATCGAGATACCTCCAGAAGCACTTGCCCAAGTAGGTTGGGATATTGGAGACGATCTTATTTGGGAAGATCTAAATAACGGTAGTTGGTCAATAAAAAAAATTGACAAAGAGCAGTAGAGAAGGTATAATAGTAGTATGAGTAAGTTAAAAATAGCAGAACTATTTTATAGTATTCAAGGTGAAGGACGTTATATGGGCGTACCTTCTGTTTTCTTGCGTACTTTTGGTTGTAACTTTAAGTGCGGTGGTTTTGGTATGCCTAAGGGCGAATTAAGCACAATGCCAGATGATATAGCACTAAACGTTGATAAATATGAAAGGTACGAGGAACTTCCAATTGTTGAAGTAGGATGTGACAGTTATGCGAGTTGGCATCCTAAGTTTAAACACCTTTCACCAACACGAACTTCGGACGAACTTGCAGAGTCAATGACTGCTATGTTACCTGAAGGAAAATGGAACGATGAGCATTTAGTAATTACTGGAGGCGAGCCGTTGCTTGGTTGGCAACGTTCATATCCAGATCTTTTAAATCATGAAAAAATGCAAGGTCTAAAAGAAATTACGTTTGAAACAAACGGCACACAAGAACTAACAAGTGATTTTAAAAATTATTTGGATAGATGGTTATTAGACCATCCCGAAAGAGAGATCACTTTTTCTGTTAGTGCTAAACTAAGTTGTTCAGGTGAAGCACCCGGAGATGCTATCAAGCCAGAAGTCGTTGTAGAATACGAGAACTACGGATACACATATCTCAAGTTTGTTGTAGCAACAGAAGAAGATGCAGAAGAAGCATTAGAGGCTGTTGACATTTATCGTTCCGCAGGCTTTAAAGGCCCTGTGTACTTAATGCCAGTGGGTGGCACCGAAGGTGTTTATAACATGAACGCAAGAGCAGTAGCAGATTATGCTATGAAAAACGGATTGCGTTACAGCGATAGATTACAAGTTCCACTATTTAAAAACGAATGGGGAACTTAATGGATCCGATAAGAAAATTTTTTGCAAAATCTTATCATAGCGATAAGGTAGCATTTGCATTTGAAATGTTTAGTACTGTTGTAACTATTGCAGCCAGTCTAACACTTGCTTTGAATGCAGCCGATCCTGACATGCGAATTGTTTATCCTGGTTTCTTTATTGGATCAGTTGCAGCAATTTATGCATATCACAGACGTCATCTTGCATGGCCGTTTGTTTTGACTACGTATTTTGCTTTTGTTAACGTGCTCGGGTTTAGTCGAGCAATGGGGTGGCTATGAATTTTATTAAAAAAATGTTTGGTATCGATAAAAAAGAAGCAGAACTTCAAGAAAGAGAAGATGCCGTTAACACTAAACAAGAAAAAGTAGATCCAAAAGCAGCGGCTACTCGAAAGAAAGAACCGTGGGTTGGTGTGTTAGATACGCACGTTAATTCACAAAATGTAAGAAATGGCTTTTTTGAACTTGACTGGAACAGGTACTTTATAGTACAATTAATAAGTGAAGGATACGGCACTAAAGACGATCCTGAAGAAGAAATTGTCGATCGCTGGTTTAGAGAATTATGTGCTAACGTAGTGGTTGATGGCGATTACGGTGGTCCTGTTGATACAGGCACTATGGACATTAACGCAGTGAAACGTGACAACCAATGAATTATATTATAGTAGATACAGCAAACACCTTTTTCCGTGCAAGACACGTTATCCGCGGCGACGCAGATATCAAACTTGGCATGGCTTTCCACATTACATTAAACTCTGTACGCAAAGCGTGGCAAGACTTCCAAGGTAGTCATGTTGTATTTTGCTTAGAAGGACGTTCGTGGCGTAAGGACTTTTACGAGCCATATAAGCGTAATAGACAAGTTGCTCGTGATGCTCTTACTGAGGTAGAGCAAGAAGAAGATGCAGTATTTTGGGAAGCATTCGATACGTTTAAAGACTTTATCGAAACTAAAACAAACTGTACAGTTATGCGTCATCCTAACTTAGAAGCAGATGATTTAATCGCAGGTTGGGTACAAAGTCATCCAAATGACAATCATATCATTGTAAGTACAGACACAGACTTCCAACAATTAGTTGCTCCTAATGTAAAACTATATAATGGCGTACAAGAAGTAACTACTACGCACGAAGGCTTCTTTGATAAGAAAGGCGAGCGGGTAATTGATAGAAAAACTAAAGAACCTAAAGAAGTAGATCCAGAATGGATGCTATTTGAAAAATGTATGCGTGGAGATAGCAGTGATAATGTATTTTCTGCGTATCCGGGTGTACGTAAAAAAGGTACAAAAAATAAAGTTGGTTTGTTAGAGGCGTTTGCAGATAAAAGCACAAAAGGTTTTGCTTGGAACAACTTAATGCTACAGCGTTGGACCGATCACAAAGGTAAAGAACACCGTGTTCTTGAAGACTACGAACGTAATCGTCAATTGATTGATTTATCAGCACAGCCAGATGATGTTAAAGTTATGATTGCTGAAACAATTGCACAAGCAACCAATAATCCTAAAGATGTAGGACAAGTTGGAATTAGACTTATGAAGTTCTGCAACCTTTACGATTTACAAAAAATTAGCGAGCAGGCACAAAGTTATGCTGAGCCTCTCAATGCAAGGTATAGTCTATGAAAATTTGTCAGTACAAAGATACGTGTGAATCAAAAACAAAAAACTGTTGGGAGGGTAAAATGGAACAATTTTATGCAAAGCCAATTATCGATGAAAAATTTTGGATAGTTGAAGAAGAAGGTGTTCGTGTAGGAACATTAAGGAAGAACGACGAAGATCGATTTGTATTAAGTAACAAAACAGGAATCCAAGTTTTTAAAGACAAGGGAAGCCTTCGAAAAGAATTTGGCAAAGATTTCTTTGTTAAAATTGTAAAAGAAGCAGATGACGCAGAAGAGTTAGAAGTACACGGATATCCTTCAAGTGTTGTTCCTCATAATCCAATGTTTGATGTTCAACGCAAACTGCCGTTGTTTACAAAGAGTAAAGATTCTAAAAGTTTATATTGTGCCGGATACTATGTTATTAAATTTGATAAGGGCTGGGTTAAATCTTTCTGTCCAAAATTAATTACAATACAACGTTATCCTTCTAAAGGTCCATTTAAAACAGAACTTGAGATGAAGCAGGTATTATCAAGTGTCAACAAGTAATCTTCCTACTACATTACCTACTATTGAAAAACTCATTCAACGTGTTCAAGCGGCTGAACGTAGTCAACAAAGAGATATTCGTATGACTATTCAAGAAGCCCGTGACTTAACCGCTGAACTCGCTATTTTAACTTCTCGATTAGGTAAAACAATCACAGAAGTTCATCAGAGTCTTAAAGAACTAAAAGAATCAACAGGCAACATTGATGTTAAATTTGATGGCGGAGGATTCAAATAATAAATATACGTAGGTAATACTATGTACTATTTTGCACATCCTAAATTCATTGAAAAAAATATCCCCGACTTTGATAAAGATTTATTAAAGCTCATCTCTACATTATCTATAGATTTTAATTCTGCGATTGTCGATCGAACAGGTCATATTAACACCTGTTGTGATATTTTGTCTCCAATACCTCAAAGGACAAATACAAAAACATTTGAAGAAATTGTTAACGATCGTGCAAAAGAAATTGTCAATTACGTAATTGAAAACAGACTCGAACTTCGTCTAAAGTGGAATGCCGTCGACCTTCCAATTGTGAATACTTGTATGATAGTTGCTATTGCAGAACACATAAAAACGCTTCCTTCACCAAAGCGTCCGATGCTTCGATTTATATACGACGAAAATGAAGAATACCAGTGGCTATCTTTTTTTGAAAACTATATATTAGAAAATAAAACTATTTTTAAAGGAGTTCAAAAAAACTACAAAAAGCATACTGGAAATCTAAATCATTTGGTAGTATACGGTAACCATGGAAGACTTTTGTCTCCGCAACCATATTTTGCCTATGCTGATCATTTAAAATCTGTAATGTTTAATGATGTCTGTGATAACTGGGTTTGGTCTTATATAAAACCTATTGTTAATAAGATGCCCAACTCGTTAGGAGACAAAACTGTACCTGCTGTTATGACTTGGTTAGATTTTGTACTGTCGTGGCAGTGGAATTCGTTTCGTTCATGGATAAAAGTTCCAAGACCAGACATTGATCAAAAACACAATATGTCCTTTTATGACACAGAAGCATTTCAGAATTGGTTTTTAAACTCGTCGCTTGAGGATATGAATCCAGGTTTATCGCCAACCACAACGGCGTGGCCTTGCAGAGAATATATAAGAAAATATTTTAATGATAGTGTGTTAGACCAAGAAGAGGGATTTTTGTCAGAAGAGTATTTAGAAAAAATTAACACTTCAAAATTATCACAAAAAGACGACAGTCCGTTAATTAGGACCGGAGTGCATGGCACGTATGAAACATTTGCTATTGACACCAAGTTTACAAGGTACACAATATGATACGCTATCCTACAAAACAAGAAATATTAGACGTTATCAATGAAAATCAAATGAACGAACCGCATCGTTATGGTAAAATGGTTGCAAGGTATCAAAAATATGGTAAACTAATTAAAGACTGTAAGACAGACGAAGAAGCATACAAACTTTACTCTAAAAACTTTAGAGGTAATCCACGCCTCAATCCTAATGCAAAATCATTTACAGAACAAAGCGCATCTAAAGAATATATTAAATTCTTTGGACATCTTTTTTATCAAGATTATGTTCCTACTATGTTCAACGTAGATAGATCGGATGAAGAATTTATTGTTAATAAAATTATGCGTGGGCGACCACTGAACAGACTAAATCCTGGAGATAAGTCTGTCTTAACACCAATACCGACAGTTGACAACAATACTCCTAAACTTTCATTGAAAGAAGTATGCGATTTAAGATCTAAAGAATTTAAAGAACTTTCAGAGACACACATAATCTATCTATTATGGTCAGGAGGTATTGATTCTACACTGGCGTATTACTCGTTGGTGAATAATAATGTGCCTATTCAGGTAATTTTTAACGAAGATTCAGTAAAAGAGTATCCTAAACTTGCAGAGGAAATAAGGAGCGTTGGCATCGATGTATTTGAACCAACCATTAAAGAATATCAAGAATTATTAGATAATCCAAATAATGTTATTATTAGCGGCGGTAGCGGAGATGAAATTTTTGCAGGTGTTGGCGAATGCGAATGGAGAGACATTGACGAAGTTCTAAACTGGGAGCAACCCTATAAAGAACACATTCCGCAACAACTACAAGATACTGTTAGACCTTACATACAACAGTTAATTGGAGACAAAGACGATACATTAACTGTAGGTGAATGGCGTTGGGCTTTACACTTTTTATTTAAATATCAACAAATACAAATATCAGGTATGTACACGTTAGGATTAGATCTAACAGGACGCAAGAATGGGCATATTGGCAAATTCTTTTATGATACTCCAGAATTTAATATATGGTCTATACAAAACTACGATAAACTATGCGGTGAAGAATGGAAAAATAAGCGTATTGCCAAGTTAGTCATTTTTAAATACAATAACGATAACGATTACCTTAACGATAAACGAAAATTTTGCTCTATGCGTAAAACAATGTACAGAGAAGATGTGTTAGAGATTATTACACCTAAAAAACCTATTATAGACTATAGTGGTACTGTTAAAGGTACCGGAATTACTACTCTTGGCGAGGCAGAAAGAAGAATAATCTTCTAAAATTCGGATAAATATATACGTACTTAATTAGGAATATATTTATACATGAGTAGACCAAAGCCAAAGGTTATCCTGGAACACGCAAACAGAGAGACCTATAAAATAGAACAAATACTCGAAAGCGAAGCCATCTGGGCAGTATTTTATCAAGGTAGGCCTTTTAATCTTAAGAGCGGAAGTCTTCTTGCCAGTTATCCCGGTCCTAAGTACAAAAAAGTGTCCTTTTCTAATCCAGGTCATGCAAGGAATCTTGCTAAGAAACTTAACGCTATGTTTAAGACAGAAGACTTCTCTGTTTATAAATTATCAAACGGAGAAGAAGAAAAGTGACCTATGGACGTAAAAGATCAATACACTAAAGTATTCTTATCAGCAGCACAATTTCCTACCGATGAAGATATCATAAAAGATCGAAGACCGGTATGGTGGTGGAATGTCCGCAGTAAAGAGGATGGCGGATTACGTTTAACAAAACCAGCAATAGACTTCATAGAACAGAAAGCAGAAATAAAAACATATAAAATAAAATTTCCAAAAGAGCTATCTATTACACCGCAGATACTCGTTTGGCTTGACAATTTTATAGAATCGCCGTATTATATAACTAAGAAATACATCATTGTTATGCGTGAAAAAGCAGCATTTGAACTATACCTGTTTAGCGGTGATGTAAGAAAGATGGGATACTCAAAAGCAATGTCAAAAAGACTGAACCAAGATTGTCAAGCAAACTAAAAATAGGTGGTAAATATTTGTCGATGTTAGAACTTAACCCTGTAGACGTATTAAAGATTAGAGAAGTAAAGCACATTGTACCTCACTTTTCTAAAATTAAAATATCAGATTCAGAAAGATTTGATTACAATATTGTAAATTGGATTAAATCGCGTCTGAAAGGAAGATATTACATTGCTAATGCTCCTGCATTGAGCGATGACAAGATCAAAGTATCTACGTTTGTTGGTTTTGAAGAGCAAAAAGAGCTAACATACTTTATGTTGGCGTGTCCATACTTAAGGAGAAACTAAATGGCAGAAAATAACGAAGTAGAGGCTACTGTAAAAGAAGGGGCGCCAATGGGTGCACCAGCAGATGCAGCGCCTGAGCAACAAGAAGCAGCAGCAGGTCCAGACCTAAATGTTAGTGATCTTGCAGCACTAAAAAGCATCATTGAAGTTGCAACACAAAGAGGAGCGTTCAAGGCAGCGGAACTTGAAACTGTAGGTAAATCTTTTAACAAACTTACAGCATTTTTAGAGGCCGTTACCAAACAACAAAACCCGGAGGCTTAAAATGGCTAAAACTATGAAACACATCGGTAAACTAAAAAATACAGGAGCAAAAATTCTTGTTGCTTTTAGAACAGTACCTGGTGAATCAAACCAAGCATTAGTTATTCATGCAGCACAATTACCTGATGCATATCATGATTCAATTATGAAACTTGTTGAAGAAACACAAGCTCAACAAGCATTTGAGTTTGGAGAAATTCTTTTTATTCGTAAATTCCCAGACGGAAGAAATATGCTTCAAGCATTGCAGCAGGATGGCAGACTTCGTAAAGTTCCTACCGATACTGTTATGATGAACCCAACACCTACATCAGAAATCTTGCTTTCTGAGCTTAATCAATTAATTGCAGAACAAAAGAACGTATCAGTCGACGACTTGTATACACTTGTTAAAGGTGCTCCAAAAGCAGAAAGCAAAGTTGAAGACGTTGCTACGGTCACAGAGACTCCTGCTCCTGCTCCAGCAGCAGCATCAACAGACGGTGTTCTTTCTGACGAAGACCTTGCTAAGTCGTTACGTAGTCAAGCAGACGCAATGTTTAAAGAAGCTCAACGTTTGCGTAAAGAAGCAGAAGAGTTGGTTCCTACTAAAAAGAAAACAACTAAAAAGAAAGTAGCAGAAGAGACAAGTGCCTAAAAAAATGTTTAAGCCACCGGCCCATCTTATTAAAAAATGGCCAGAAGTATTTGAAGACATGCATATCGATACAATGCCGGTGGCTTACATGAATCAATTTAGAATAATATTTAACGACGGGAGAATTTGGGAGATTGATATTAATTCAAAACTTGCCGAACATCACCCGGAAGATTTAGCATCTTCATTAATTGATATGTTAGAAGAATATCAGAACGATATAATTGATATAGACTTTGACATCGATGTAGAACGTCTCAAGCAAGATATTTCAGATAAAACAAAAGACTTACTTTAATCTTGTATTACCATAATAAATTACTTTACTTGCATTTGAAGTAAACTTTCTCCAAGGATCAACTACAACACTTCCAGCAGGAATAGTACAGTATAGTTCATCCTTGTTTTCCTTTCCAGTATATTCATAAGTAATAGAAGCAGAATGTGCCAACAAAAATACAGCAGACTCGGTTGGCTCAACGCTATCGCCTGTGTAAGGATCAACATACATTACTTCATAACCCATTTCTTTACAGTAATGTCCAACTAATAAACTATAACTACCGTCAAGGTACGGTACACCTGGCTTGTATGCTTTACCGTGAATATAAATTTGCATACCATTCATATCTGCTTGTGCTACAAGTTCTTTAGCAAGATTCTTTGCTTGTATTTCACGAGCATTCATAATACTATCAAACAAGTCGTAACCTAAGTTTAACTCTTTAGCCATATAACGTAAAGCAATATTATCACGTGGATGGCAAGCGCCACCGTCACCCATGCCAGCGGTCATATACTGTTTGCCCATAATACGCATTGTGCTTTCAGCAAGTGCTTTAGTTACAACATCAACATCAATATTACCTTGCTTTTCTGCTACGTCTTGCATCATGTTAACAAGACCAATCTTGGCACTAATAAATGTGTTGTAGAAAACTTTAATACATTCACATTCGTCCCAAGTGCCAATGACATAACGTGGGTCATTTTCCATTACAGTCTTATAAAAGTCTACAAGTTGTTTAGCATCGCCTGTTTTGGTGCCATCTTCTGTACCAATCATTACCATCTCTGGATTTACCATATCCCAAGCAACACTGCCCATAGCAATCAAGTAAGGATTGTATATAAAACGAGTATTATCAACTAACTGTACAAACTGTCTACGAGTAGTTCCAGGCAATACTGTACTAATTAAAACAAGCAATTGATCATCAGTCATAAACCTGTTTGCTTCTGCTAATACTTCTTTAACAATATCATAACTAAAGTCTTTTGGTTCTAAGTGAGCAGTAGGAGCATTGCCGTCGTATAGCGGATCATGTGGAGTAGGTACAGCAATAAACACAATTTCCTTATTTGATACCGCTTCTTCAATTGAACTTACTACGTTTACATATTCACTGCTTACCGGCGCAACGTCATATCCATCTACAGTATGTCCTTTCTGTACGACTGCTTCTGCGCAAGGCATACCTAATTTACCTACGCCAATAAACCCTATATTCATGTACCCTCCAAATAAATATTACAGCACTATTTATGGCAGGGTAGCATCACCGTGAAAAAAATTCAAAATGCTCTAAGTAATGAAGAGTACGTGCGAAATGTTGATGATACTGTTTTTACAGTATTTGTAACTCAGATATTTGCACAAAATACAGAAAACTTTAAAACACTGCAAAACTATGAGTATGTTCACGGGCTGTTGTGTTACCCTCAGTGGACTTCCGAAACCGATATCTTTCAGTATATTGATTATAAGTCATTGAGAAAAATACAAAAAGGAAAGGCGTTTTTTGTATTCGATTCAAGTACAGAAGGGTTTAGTCCTGTTCATACTTTTCCTTTCTTTGATGTATTATATTACAATTGTCAGAAATATAATGTTGACCCGTTTAATGTGATATATGTATCGTCTAACTTACGTGACGAAGAGACAATTATAAAGTATAGCAAAGAAAGAAATTTAAAACCTTTACAGGTTATATCCTTCTTATCGTTTGAACGTGTTTTAACTCATGATGACAGAGCAGGCTATGACGGATCAGGAACCCGTTTAAGGTCTGTAATTGAAGACACCCATGCTACATTTAACAATACAAAATATTTTACAAGCCTTAGCCGTGTAAATCGACCTTATAGAACATTAGGACAATTTTTACTGAGTCATAGCGACATTAAAGATAAAGCACTAATGAGCCACGATACTGTTAACTTTCATAGTTTAGAGCATTGGAGAACAATTAATCATATACCAGAAGAATACTCAGATGAGCAAGTTCAACAATGGATTGATAACTTACCATTAATTGCAGATCGAGATGACTTTAATGTAAACTGGGCACTGAATACTCCTTACAAGCACTTGTTTGACCAAACCCTTTTTGCTGTAGTTAATGAAACATTAGTAGACGACGATCAAGAAACTTCGATGTTTTTTAGCGAAAAGTCGTTTAGGCCAATGTCTTATTTCCAACCATTTTTAATATGGGGGCAACCGGGCTGTAATCACTGGTTAGGAAAAGTTGGTTATGAATTATACGACCACTGGTTTGACTTGAGTTTTGATTTTGAAAAAGATCACAAACTACGATATCAAGGATTGTTAGAGTCGATTAAAGAAACTTGTAGTAAATTAGATAACATGACGCAAACTCAAAAAGTAAAATGGCGATTCAAAAGGGTGCAAACTTTACAACGCAACTTTAATGTTATGACTAAAAGTTCGTTCTCAAGACAAAAAATATTAAATTTTTTAGTTGGTATAGATAATGAAATTAATAACCCGTGAACCAAAAAGTTTGCTGTATATGATTTGTCTGATCTAAAAAGAAAAGAACTGGAAACACTTACTTTGATCAAATCTTCAGAAAATTTAGAAATTTTCTAATTCTGGAAAGGTTTTATTAAAATCTCTGTTTCTGATAGTATCAAAGTACATATTAGCATCTTCAAAGTCGATTCTTAAGTTACTGTTAAATTTCACCGTCTGTAACGCTGTAATTACGCTTCTAAGCGGTTCTTTTGCGTTACTGTTACATTTTCCTATGTAGTCATTTAAATTGCTTATAATACGTTCTTTTAGGTCTGGTTGTATTGCAGCAAAACTATATTCTTTTGGCTGTTTAATAACGTATAACTGTGGTTCTAATTGGTCGCCAAATACGTCGTACATCCGGTCTAAAAATTCAGGAAGGGTTGCTACATTAAAAACACTAATTACAGAACTTGTAGCGATATATGCACGTGGAAGTTCTTTTCGTATAATTCTAATATTTTCTTCAATTTGGTTCCAATTAGTACCTTCTCTAATATATTCAGCTCTATCTCCCCAACTATCAATACTAACATAGATCTGCACGGTCCAAAATTGATTCCATAAATCAACAATTGATTTCTTTTTATAATACAATGTACTAAGATTTGTACTATAACGCAATTTTACATCTTTACGCCCGAGCTCTAATAGTCTAATTAAAATATTATAATGGGCATCCATTAATAGTGGTTCGCCTCCAGCAAAATATATCTCATCTAAATATTCAAGTTGTGCTTCTAATTCTTCATATAACTTATCGTTGTTTCCCCCGCCAGCAAATATAAAAATTTTCTTGTCGTTATTTTCAGTTGCCCAACTTGAGCTAAACGTACTATTACAGGTTCTACATTTAAAATTACAAATGTTACTCCACCTAATATCAAGATATCTAAACTTCATCTCATCAAGATACCCAACAGGAGTAGTTTTTTCTACAACATCATAATAAACCTTAAAGCGTTCGTTAATTTCATTTCTAAAACTTTTACGACCGGTATCCTCATCTTTGTAACAAGATTTACATTCGTCGCATCTCTGACCGCTCAACATATTAACACGCAGTTGTCTGTAAGATGCGCTGTTCCAAATATCTTGCAAGGAATTATTCTGTACATTGCCCATTTTATTACCTTGGTCAGCAATGCAACACGGAAGTACATTGCCATCTGAGCCAATGTATGTGTGTATCCAAGGAAGGATGCAAAATGTGTTACTTTTGGTACTCATTATATAATTTATATGCCCAAAGACTATGTGCTATTTGATTAGGATGATTATGATGTAAATAACAACCATTTATAAACTCGTTAGACTTTTCAATTAAGTCTAACTGTTTATTGAGTTCATGCACATCAAATTTAAATTTATAAGTATTTTGAAAATCGTCAAACCACCCAACTGACTGGAACTTTTGCATTTCTAAATCAACACCTAACACCATTCCAGAAAATTGAATCCAACTTTGTTCGACGATTTGTAAATTACGATACGGTTTTTTATGTTGAAATCCGCAAAAGTTTTTCCAAACCATTACATCTACATTGAATTTGGTTTGTATGGTAGATAACTCATCTAAGAAAATTTCATCATAGCGTGTTAACCATGTATTAAAATCTCTAAACTTGTCGTAAATTTTTTTATAGTTTCCTGTTAACTTATGCTGTATGGCAAACTCTCTACCAGGTTCTGTTAGTTGTACACACAGGTTAATTTGTTTATACGAAAAATTTTCTTGTAAGTGCTTCAGTATTCTTGGAATACTTGAAACCATATAAAAATTACAATTGCCAGGAACAGCATATTGATATAGATCTTGTTTTAGCATTGTTGCTAACTTAGGTCCTACACCGTGAAGTATTTGAGAATCTAATGAATAACGTTGTAATCCTGTAGCAACACCTGGCAACGACTCGCCATAGGTCCAACTTTCACCAATAACAACTAATACTTCGTCATTATTATTAACTAAATGAAATTCGGTGTTTTCTGCAGAGTGTTGTACCCAATCAGGTTTTAAATTGTCGTCATTTGTATGTATAGCCTTATAGTCCATCACAAAACTCCTTAAATGGAACTAATTCTGGAAACGTTTTATTGAAGTCTAATTTGCGGCGGCGATCATACTCGCTAAACCATTTAGAAAAATCTTTACGTCCTTCTAATAATTTCTGATCATCATATGTTGTACTTTCCATATATTTTACAACACGTTTAAATTTTTCATATTCCATTTCGCTAAATTGTGTACGATTTTTATCATCCATATTATCTTGTATAAATTGTAAATGATCGTACATATATGACATATAATCTTTAGGAAGAATATTCATATCGTACTGTAATGGTTCTTTTAAAAAGGGAGTATCAAAGCGTATACGTTGCCATTTGTTTTGTTTATCTCCGTTATACATAGAACGCCATTCTAATATCTTTTTAAGTAACTGTTGAAAATTTGTTACTGTTAAGATATTAAATGTTACCATAAAAGTGATAGGCAAAGATGTATTAGACAAATAAGTATCTAAATTCTTTTCCCAGGTATCTACATCTAATCCTGTACGAATATATTCTGCCTGCTCCCCCCAAGTATCCATACTTGTAAAAATTTTAAAATCTTTAATTTTGTTATTGTTTACAAGATTATTAACTTTTTCTACTAAGCGGTTAATTAATATAGGTTTAACACCAAAATTACTATTAATGTTAAGTTCTAAATTAGGAAGAGGATTTTCCTCGAGGTCTTCAAGCAAACGCCAGGTACTTTGTTGTAGTAATGGTTCACCCCCAGTAATACGTAGAATAGTTAATGTTTCTCTTACAGAGGGCCACCAACGCCACCACGCATCTACATAAGGGTTATTTTCTTCCTCATATATTTTAAACCAGTCAATATCGTTGCGATGATTCAACACCATATCGTACGGGCCATGCTGTTCAATTTCTTTGTAGTAACTACTGCTATGTTTAGGATGGCAATAACCGCACTTAAAGTTACATTCGTTACCGAATGAAATTTCAATGTATTGCGGATTGATATTTTGATCCCAATCACCGTCTTTGATTTGTTGGAGACGTTCTGGTGTATAAATTGTACTGTTACGTTCTTTACGATCGCTAATAATATCTTCGCCAAGTGCTTCTAACTTCCAACAGTAATTGCATCCTTTGGGTTTTTCACCATTAAGCATTGCTAATCGTTCGTGTTTTTTTTGTTCAGTATTATGTAACGCACTTGGATCGGTTAAAATTTCCTCTACTGAAATTTCATGTGGCGGTGGATGGTAACAACTATGTGTTTGTCCTGTTTGTAAATAAATTGTCGTGTGATGCCATTTCGCCAAACAAAATGTTGGAGAAATTTCATTCATGATAGGAATGAACTTTTGTATACGTTCCTTATCCTTCACTGTTTTCGAACTCCTCTTTTAACCACTCAAAATCATTTATCAAACGTAATTGGTCAGGACTATTGCTGTAAGTGCGACCAAAATTGCGACCAGCGATAGCACCAGCGATCGCTTCTCTGCCAAACTGTCTGTCGCCGCCCACTGTTGTCCAGATGTTGAGTCTTTCTTCTGTTTCATTACTTATTTGCCCTTTAATTGTTTTACTTGCTAACTTAGCACATTCTCTGAATGCTGATTTCCAGGTTTCAAATGGTCCTGTATTAAATGCTGTAATGTTACTAACTGTAGGCATAACTTTAAAACTATCAGAAATGCTTGTTGTCATATCGGGACTATCTTCATCTACAGCCATAGTTAATTCTCTTGGAAATAATTTTACACCGCCGTAACCGTATTCGAGATCGTTAATAGGATTACGACTTCTCCATACGTGAACTGTTTTACGAGAATAAAAATCATAGTACGGAATTTGCATATCAAAATTAAATTCATCTAAAATGTGTGCATCTGCATCTACAATATAAACCATATCTGTTTTACACATTTTAGCGGCGTCAATGTGAGCTCGGTGTATACCTTTCACGCCATATACCCAATTAATAGGGCGATTTAACTTTTCCATTAAACGGAAATAATTTTCTTTTGCTTCAGGTTCGTAATAAGAAATAAAAGCAACATCGTATTCATAGAATTTACTTGCTTCAATGTCTATTTCTTTTTTCTTTGTAAAAAATCTATATTCCCATTCTCTGCCTAATACTTTGGCACTTTTAGGAAATATACATACACCGTCATAATATTTTCCATTGCGGAATACGTGAATATATTCTTCGTCCCATTTAGGAATTCTATAATCAAAGTTAAAGTCTTTAGAAACGTATAGATGATCCCAAACAACCCAGAAGTGTTTAGTAAATGACTTATGCTTTACATCCTCAAACGATTTAGCATTCTCTACTAATTGTGCATTAGGATACCGTTGTTTGAAATCGTTCCAAACAACTTCATTTGCTTTATCTTTACATACATAAAAAATATCATACATCGTCTGGCATCTTAAAATATGTCAATCCAAGATTTATTGTTTCATCGTATAAATCTAACACATATTTACTTTGTATAGAATTTAAATACGGCCATTCAAATCCTAAATTATAATGTATCTTTTCTCCTAAATCTAATACTTCAGTATATACATCATTTATAGGTGTTACTATTTCCTTATATAAATCTGTAAGATAATCAAAATCGCGAACCTGAACATAATCCCAATCAGTGCAATTAGTCATATATGTGCCTTGCCTTGCACCTAAAATAGAATAAATGCCATTTTCTTCGTGATCGCCAACTGTTGACCACATACGCAATCTGTGAATATTATGCCACCATATGCGTTCTTTAATTTCTTGAGGAGGAACTTTAACTCCGTCGAGCAATGTCATCTTAACACCTTCGCGAAATCCTGCTCTCCATGCTTGAAAGGCACTACCGGTTATAATGCTGTCGCTATAGACCTTAGGAAAATTTCTATAGCCATCTTCCCAACAAAAGTCTACCTGCGCTCGTTCGCTATCTGCATTTTCGTGTGTACGCATATTAAGGACAAAATCTTTATTCCAGATTTTTAATCCACCATTACCATACCGTAGTCCGTTGATGTTGTTACGACCGCACCAGCCATACACTTGTATTTTAGGATCGTCCATTTTTAGATCTACGTTGAAAAATTCTGGATCTACAATGTTGTCAGCATCTACAGTAATGAACCAATCTGTTTCACTCATTTCTGCGGCCATCTTATGTGCGTGGTCTGAACCTTTTACACCGTGTACACGTTTTGCCCACGGTACTTTATTACACAAATCAGCATAATGCTCCTCTGCATTTGGTTCATCGTAACTTAAAAATACTACATCAAACTCAACTACTTTCATTTAACTTCCAACATATATTTTTTAAATACTCGCCTTGTGTACACACTAAATCGATTTCCAACATCTTCAATTTTAAAGAACTGCCTTTGTCCTTTTAGATCATCAATTGTAAATGAAAACACATCGTAAATAATATGAGGATCGTTATACCCTGTAATCATAAAATTTAAAACTGTATCTCCATTCCAAAACATATTACGAGTACGATCTGTTCCAGTATCATTTGTTCCGCCATACTCTTTTGATAATTCTATTGTTATAATACTATCTTCTTCACTATATGTCAAGAGAATATCTGGATTAACTATGTCCGACCACTGCGATTCGGTAATTCTATGTAGTACATCATCAATTTTGAATAAGTTATGTATCTCAGTTACTTCTAATTTTTCAGAATCAAAATCAATAAAACAATTAACAATCTTAATTCTACCTTCTAAAATATCCATTGCAGTTTCAACAGGAATGTCTACCTTATTTTGTTCAGGAAATGCAGCAGTTGGACCTACTCTTAATACTTGTCCTGAATCTGTATCAAATACCGCTGAATAAGTTTGTTGTTCAGTTTGCGCCTGTTGAAACCAAGTATCAAAATCCATTATTTCTTCCATACACTATCCTCCAACAAGCTCAGAATCTCGTCAGTAATTAGATCTTTTTCAACATAATGTACAATACTATGTTGTTGATAATTACCTATCTTTACTTTACAATCTTCATCAACATAAAATCCTAAATGATCGGATACTTTATCAGCCGGCCATGCAAAGTTTTGTACCTGTCCTTTGTTATGAACTACTTTAGGAAACTCTAACGGGTATGAAATTTCGTCACTTATATCGAGTATTTTAGCACTTAATGAAAATGCTTCGTCGGTTCCAATTACTCTGGGCTTATATTTAGAAAGGAATGCATTTGCATACTCTTTAGGATTTTTAAGAATACTGCGACCAAGTTCAAAGAACTCTTTTGCAAAGTTACTGTTCTTTTTAAAGAACGTAAAAAAACTATAAAGATTTGGTAGGTTATTTTCAGTAAAAGTTCTTCTATAATAATCACTTGTAATGAGCTCTCCTCGATATGTATATGCGTTATTTGCTACATACAATTCGGTGTTGGACTCAATAAAGTATTCAATCCAGTGACTATAATCTCTTGTGAACAACATATCTGCATCTAAACATACAGTATAATCAAAAGGGGATAGCTCGTCCATCCATGATCGACCGTCCCAGAACGTTTCTTTATCCCACTCGATAATATAATTAAAAACCCACGTAGACTTTAACGTATCTAAACGAGATGGGTCATCAATAACCAGTGCTACTTTATCATATCCTTCTTTTTGAGTATTTTTAATGCTTAAAGCAAGAGCATAAGCAAGTTTATCGTAATTAACCTTGTCGCATTTTGAAACTACTATTAAATATCCAAAGCTCATATTAACTCCATAAGTGCATCAATGTTTCTCACAATACTTTTCTTATTCATGATATGAACATCTACACCGTTTGTTGACAAAGCAATAAATTTTTCATTTACGTTTGGCGATGACAAGAACACTAATCTATCTTTTTCGACTGAATGTAGTATATCCTTATCTGGGATTGACAACACTGGCGGTAATTCAATTCCTGTTCCTTCTTCAAAACCATTAAAAATGTGTTTCGCTACACTAAATGATATATCATTCCTATAGATCCTGTCATCAAATCTATATAAATCTGCTAAAACTTTATAATTATCTCTTACATACTCAATTAAGTCAAAAAACTTTTTAGTTTCACTGTTTTTTGTAAACATTACCATTGTTGCCCAATATAATTTTATGCCAGTGTCTGAAACATACCTATCATGATAACCAATTCTATTCCCTAAAATATCATTATAAGATTGAGATATAATAATATCTTCATCAATATCCCAGTACTCGCCAATTTGATTTGAAAAAATTAAAAAATCGCAGTCAATCATTAACGTTCTATCATAAGGAGTAATGTCCCATACCGAACATCTATTGCCATTGTTAAACGGAACAACAACATTGGATGTTCCGTCGTGCAGTTTTCTTGTATTATCTGCATCTGGTCGGTCAACTATAATGATGTGTTCAAATACTTCCTGTGCTTTACTGTAAATATTTGATTCTTTCATCCAATCAATTGTCGACTCGTCTGTTGCGAGAGAGACTGGAACTTTTAAATTCTTCTTTGCTAACCCACCTGCTACTGTTGCCATTAGGGCGTAATCGATTTCACGATTATTATGTGCAAAAATTAATACACCTTTATTCATTGATCAACTTTTCTACCGAACGTGCCTTTTTAATTTTCTGATATTCTTCAAAATATTCATTAGTTGCTGTAAAATATCGATCAAACACTTCGTTTTTAAAATTTTCCAAATCGTCAACTAAAACAGGATTGTCATTCACATCTAATAAAATAACACCAGATGTTCTTCCTGCGTCGCATAACATTTGTACAAATGTTAATAATGTTCTATCAATCTTAAATAGTCCGCCTCCGTAACCAAATGTTAATCTTGCATCGATTTTTTCTTTAAGAGTTTTACGTTGTACAGATAATGTCTGTCTATAATTTGAAAATTCAAGGGCTTCTTTGAGTTGAGTATGCATGGATTCTCCTAAATATAATAATAGCACTTTATTTATAGGAGTAGTGCTTTCAGGAGAAAATTTTTACTCAGTTGTGAAAGAAAGAAATGTAACTTGCGGAGTTTCTACCGTAAACCATCCAGTGCCTGGCGGTTGTAACGTTCCGAATGCTTCGACTGTTTGACAAGATACAGTAAATGTGCCATCAACAGTGTCTGGTCCAGCGCCTACAGCATAGTGACCATCGTAGAATGAAACTTTAAATACAATTGTTGCGGCTTCACCGTCTGAGTTAATGGCAATTCCTGGCGTTGACGAATAAATTCTGTATTGGTTATCACCATACGGTGTTGTTGAATTTGTAGAATACCAAGGACTAATTGGATTATCTGTATTTCTAAAAAAGTTCTGTCCATCTGCAGGACTTGTGCCACCAGCAGGAAATGCGCCGCCAAACCCTTGTGTTCCGGCAGCATTTAATAAATTAGTCCATGATGTATTTTGGTTGTGTGTCGAACCGCCTGTTCTTGATGCACTGAAACTTACATATGAACCTGTATTGAAAAAGAATCTTGCCGCGTCTGCTGAAGACCACGTAACACTAACATAACACACTAATTCGTCGGCATTTGCTCCAACACCCCAGGTACCATTATATGTTGATGATCCGTGGTTTGTTGAAGTTTGCTGACTAAGAGGGGGGACAGATAATCGATCCGCAACTAACGAATCGGCAATTTGATCCCAATATGTTACAGGAGCATCTGATAAGTTATATCTTATTTTTCCGCCTTCGATTACAGGAGGAAGTGTTGGGGGTGAACCGTTTTGATGAGTATAGGCATTAATAATATCGTATTTTAATGCTCCCCATTCGTTGATTGTAATTCTGTCGCCTTCTACAACTGATGGACTTAGAACTGTTTGGCCGTAACCTGTATTGCTCACACCGGTTCCGAGTACGCTAATGACTTTATTGCGTATTGTGTTATACTCATTTTCGGTGATAATGTCATTAACTGCCATCTTTCCTCCTGTTATATTTACCCGGATTAAGTGGCTGTAATACTGCTAAGTGAATATGACGTAGGCGGTGCAACTGTAAATGTACCCGTTGGTTGTAAATATCCTGAAGCAAGAATTTCTTGCACGTATAAAGTTAATGTTCCGTCGACTAAATCGCCCGGAGCAGGTGGCCCTTCATCTTGATAACTGTCATCCCATGTTACTCTAATCGTAACTTGTTTTGCAGTTCCAGTAGCGTTATTTGCAACATCGCATTTTGCTTCTAATCGAAATGCGTTTGCCGAATACGGCGTAGTTGCTGTTTCTTGATAATAAGTTTGATAGTTATTTGTTAATGTAAAATAATGTACGTCTTGTGTTGTACTCGCACCAAAATCTTGCTCACCTACTGTTGAAAGTAAGTTAGTCCAAGCATTATTTTGCTGAGAGGAAGTTCCACCTGTTCGTGTAGAACTTAAACGCACCTTTCCTCCTGAGTTAAAAAAGAATCTTGCTTGTTCTGATGTAGCAAAGTCCACAGTAACAGTCATTGAAGCATTTGTGCTCCATGATGAAGTATATGTTTCCGAACCTTTGCTTGATAAAATATACTGGCCTGTAGCCAGTGTAAATCTATTCTGTCTTGCTGCGTCAATTAATGTATTATAATTGACATACGCATCTGCTGCGCTATATCTAACAACACCACCTGTTACGGTACCTGCTTCAACAATTGTAGGAAACACACCGTTTTGGTGGACCTTAATATTAACAATGTCGTAACGTAGCCCGTCCCACTGAGACTTAAGAACGGTCTGCCCTTGGAGGACAGATTGGCTCTTTACGCTTTGTCCATAACCATAAGATCCAGCACCCGTTCCAATAACTTCAATAATCTTGTTTCGGAGGGTGTTATAATCTAATGCTGTAATTTGAGTGTTTATACCAGCCATTATAATACCGCTACTTCAATCAGTTTGATTCCTTCTTCGTTGTTACTTTCTAACGCAATGCCAAATACATTTTCGCCGGATCCTGCAACGGCATAACCGTTACTTCCTGCTACTAACCGTTGTCCTTTCTTAATTGCTCCACCTACTTTACAAGGTACACGCCCCTTAAGTGCAATGTACTGTCCTTCTGCTTCGCTATTCATCATGTATGCTGGATTTGTTGATACAACACCAAGTGCTCTATCTCCTGCTTTACAGGCTTCAACATCATGTCCTTCGTAATCGCAAATACTAACAACTGTTCCTGCATCATAGTGTTTGTCTGTAGAGTATTTTTCTGCTAAGTCAGCGTAACGTGCTGCTGTTGCAGTGCCTTCAAATAAAACAGCAAGTAAGTTTCCTGAACCGTCTCTGGCAGCAATTGAGTTTGCTGTTGCAGTTGTTTTTGCTGTTCTGTACGACGGATCAGTATCTGTTGCTGTATTATCAATCTTAATTCTATCTGCTTTATCGGTTGTACCAATAAATTGTGTTGCATATAAATTACCATATGCATCACGTATAGGAACAGATGTTTTATCAGGATCAGTTGGAATTGCTTGTGCCGGAGCAATTGAATTTAACTTATCTGAGTTTGATGCAGTACCGGTTAAGTTACCAATAACTGATCCTGTTAGTGTTCCTTGTAAACTTGCGCCCGAGTAACCAATAATCTTAGTATCGGCGTTAACCATAATGGTTGTGTCATTTGCTAACAAATTACCTTTACTTGTGCCTGTGCTATTACCAGTAACATTACCAATAATATCACCGTGGAATGTTGTAGCGTATGCGTCAGTCCACTTTAAATCTTCACTTCCAAAAGTAAAGTATTCGTCTGTTCCTGGAAAAATGCCGTCTTGTGTGATGTTTACAACATTTCTGATGTCTGTAGGACTTACTGTAATTCTAAAACGAAGCGGATTACCTAAGCGACTTTCAAAATAGATTTCGTCATCGTTCTCAACACGTAAACGAAAATCTGGAGCATTACCTAAGGTATAGCCTGTGTCTTGGAAGTTAATTTCTTCGTCAAAACTAATGCTACCTTTTTGTAGATAGTTCTCAGCAAGAATACCTCCTAACCTTAAAGAGTTAGATGCAGAACCCCAATAAACATAATCTGTGCTAACACCGGAAGAGTTAGTTTTAGCAAGAGTGATACCTTTCTTAATTTCTGTAAAGTCATCAATTGGGTTCAACGTAGGGTTAAGAGTAAATGCTGTTTGGCTAATAATTCCTACTGTTTTACCAGCAGCAATCATCTTTAAGATAGTGTGGTTGGTATTTGTAATATCTTTAACAACTTGAGCGGAAACTAAACTTGCACCAAGTGATGATGATGCTTCAGGACCAACAAGAATAAATTCTGTACCTGACCAAGTATACAATTGTTTAGCAGAGCTATCCCACCAAAATTCACCAACGCTTAAATCAGTTGGTGCTGAATCCGAAACTTCTGCACCGTTAACAACCTTCCACTTAGAACCGTCATAAAATCTTAACTTTTTATTACCACTATCATACCAAATTTGGCCTGTTACAGCCTTTGGCGGAGCAGTTGTGTTAGCAAAATGCTCCATCATATGTAAAAAGTTTTCGTTCTGTACTTCACCGTAACCGGCGTAGTTTTTACCTACGAAACGAATATCAGTAGTGGTATCAATTGTACCATCTTCTACTGACGCTAAAAACGTCCCGTTAAATCTATCAACTTGATATGCCATTTTAGTTCTCTTCCTGGTTGCTCTTTATATTTATTACAAATCTACCACTCGTTGGGCAGCATCTTCTCTTTGCTGTTCTAACGCCAAATATTCCGCTTCTGACATTGTAGTAGTGATTCCTAATGCTTTCTGTCTAATGTGCCTTAACACTTTCCAGTCAGTGCTATTTAAGAATTCTCTCTCTTGACCATTGGCAACTTCGGTTGCTTTTTGTTCAATTACTTCGGCACTAACCGAAACCACACTCCTTGATTCTACATCAAAATAATGAGTCTGGTCTACAATACTATTATGCTCTTCATCAGTAATTGTTACAATTGTTACTGTTTCGGGAACATTTGGCTCATAATTTAAAATTGATGCAATCTCATTATTTTCTATGCAAACGTAATACATATTAACTCCATACTGCCAACCAGTTTGCGGCCGGTGTGCTTCTTTGCTCTGTATTCTGTACATATACTCTAATTCTGTCTCCTAAATTAGACCATGTACAACGTAAACTATCGTTGCCGTCTACACCGCCTGCGTAATGAATTACAGCAATCGACGGCATGAACGCAATTAAGTTGCCCATTGATTTTCCACTTGGCGGAAACACATCAAAATAGTTTCTACTATTATTCCAACTACCTACTTGGTTTGTATAGCCCGAAGTACTATATTGTGTATTACCGTATGTAATGTTTGAAGTAGATGCTACGCTGTCGACATATTGTTTTGTTGCAGCGTGTAAGTTATTAACCGGATTACCGTTTAATGTTAGATAACCGCTCATTGAGCCGCCGCTCAACGCAACTTTATTTGGATCAGTAGCATTAATTGTAATATTGCCAGTGCCATCAAACGGCACGCCGTTTATTGATCTTGGTGTTTGTAATCTTGTAGCGGTAGTTGAATTGCCAGTAACATTACCTACCAAGTCCGCTGTAATTCTACGAGCAGAGAAATCTCCGTTGCCGTCTCTGGCTACAACCTTTAAACCTACGTTGCTTGGTGTAGCATCAACTGACCATGTAGTTGAAGTGTTACCATCATAATCTAAACCTGTTAGATAATTACCTCTATCAAGCGTGGCAAACACTGTGGCACCCCAAACCGGTGCGCCTGTTCCGCTACAACGTAAAACTTGTCCCGGTGCACCCGGTGCAACAAATGCTGTTGTACTTGCCGCTGACTGGTATGGTAACGCACCTGCCGCACCACCGTTAACATTATTAGCATAGGTAGCAACTGTTGCTGTATCTGCATTACCGGTCAAGTCTCCAACCACATCGGTAGCATATAATTTGTTAAATGGCTTAGCACTATGGCCTAAATTAATATTAGACCCGGCAGCAATTGAAGGTAGATTTTCTCCCCCTTGAGACAGTGCAGTAGGCGCTGACCATAATTGTAAGAATGTACTTGAATCAGGGCCTTCGATTGTTAATCCCGACGGCGCTGAAATTGTAGCACCTGATCCAGTACTAATTGATAACTGTCCTAAACCTACATTAATACCTGTATCTGCAACATTTAAATGCGTCAAAGTTCCAAGAACTTCTAAACTTGATTTAGTTACAGTATTTTTAATTGTATCTCCCACCAGTGTATTTGCATCTGCAGGCACATTAATATTGCTTGTACCGTCAAACGGTACGCCATTAATTGTTCTGGTGGTTTGTAATTTAGTAGCACTAAAAGCATTACCGCTTAATGATGCTCCAATGAATTCGTTTGCTCTAACAATACCAAATGTGCTTGTACCTGAACTGGTAACATTACCTTGCAAGTTACCTAAAACGTCTGCTGTAATTGTTCCTGCTTTAAAATTACCACTTGAATCACGTGCAACAACAGTACCAATAATGTTATTTGGTGTTGCATCAACATCCCAGCGCACAGGATTGTAACCATTAAAATCTGTACCTCTTACATAATCACCCGCTTCAAGGTATCCGTGTGTAGTAGCACTTATGGTAATATCTGCTGTTCCATTAAAACCTACACCGTTAATTTGCCTGGTTTTGTCTAACTGTGCAGCTCTTGTTGCTACACCATCTAAGTTTCCTTTATAGGTATTTGCAATGTCTGATAATGTAAAGCCTTGTGCAATTACATCAAATCCTGGAATGGCTTCTTCTGGAGAAATACTAAATGGATTGGATGAAAATATTGCTGTTACTAACCCGTTAACAATAATTTGAATAACAGGATAGCGTCTATTATCTTTACCTAAAATTGTAGTAGAATGAGCCTGTGTAGTGTCAAACCCTTCAGCAACTTCTGGTCCAACTAATAACCAATCAGTACCTGTCCATACGTGTAAAGATAAGTCTGGTTGTTTTAACCAAAAACTACCTTCTGCTGGATTTTCAGGAGCAGCATCAGCAGGTACAGCATTGCCAACAGGTGACCAATACTGTCCATCATACACATATAAGTTATTAGTTGATGTATTAAACCAAGTTTGTCCTGACACAGGTCTGCTTGGTGAAATTTCATTTGAGAAATTTTCTAATAAGTACAGAAAATTCTCATTCTGTAGTTCACCGTATCCAATATAATTTCTTCCAACAAGACTTATGCTTGTAGAAGTATCTACAGTTGCATCGGCAAGTGAAGTTAACTCTGCTCCACTATACCTGTTTATAATATATGCCATCCAAACGCTCCTAATCTATTATGGTGGAAGTACCGTGTCAGAAATATGTGTCCAAACATTGGCTACAATTCTAAACTCTTTAATAATACGTGTTGTTGATATCGAAGCCGGTGAAACATTTGCTTGCGCAATCGCAACGTTTGTAACCGCAGGGGCTGTACCAGTTGGTGTTACAAATGTTGCTGTACTTTGGCTTACTAACGGATCGATATCTAAATTTGTTGAAGAATTTGACAAAAGTGTACATAAAATTCTTGCTATTGTTCCATCTCTATATTCCGAAACAGGGGCAATATTGTTTAAAATATTTGTAACAATATAACTATTTGGTTTACCGTCTGTTAAGTCCATACTTAAGACAATTGATCGTGTTTCTGCAACATCATCAACATATTCTTTTGTAGCAGCATCTTGCTGATCTACAGGATTCTGAAGACCGGTAATTTTTGGACTTCCTAAAAGAGCAATATTACCAGTTCCGTCTGGTTGTAACTCTAAATCTAAATTGCCTTTAGTTGTATAGATTGTATTTCCTACCAAACGCATTTCTGTGTTTGCAGGCGGAACCGATGGTGTAGTTACGCCATCCGGACCAATGTCAACCCAAACCTGAGGACCAAAGTTGCTTACATTTGGAATAGATGTGCCGTAGAATGTGGTTGAATCTAATACATCGTTTCCGTCAATTTTAAACTTCTTATTAATGGCTAAATTTATATGTTCTGAACTTGTCCATGCCGAACTTGCTAATGCAGGCACGTCTCCGTCTGCTGCCTCTCCGTTTTGAGACCATAATAAAATATGAGGAGTCGCGCCATCAAGTATGATACCGCCACCGTCTGCTGCTTCGTCTGTAGGAGTAACGCCTTCTTGCCTTGCTAACTGAATATTTTTATCTTCAATTGTTAAAGTTTCTGCGTTAACTGTTGTAGTTTCACCGTTAACTGTTAAGTCGCCTTCAATCGTTACATTGCCGCCAAAGTTAGCATTACTATCCGCTGCTCCTTCGTAGAAGTCAATTGTTCTCAAACCTGCTTGAATTAGAATAGCATTTTCTTGGGTAATTCCTCGTCTAACGTTTATTGATAAGTTTTTATCAGATGCTGCGTTTGAAAGGAAAACATTACCAGCAGTAACAGTTAAGTTTGCTTGGCCTGCACTTCCAACAACAATACCCAGGTCAGTGTTAATACGAACCTGTCCTTCAATTTGGTTTGAAGTATCTTTTCGTACATAAGTAACAGCCGGAATACCACCTAACTGCTCTGAATTTGTTGATGTTACGTTAAATTTAATACCTGCTAATGTTCCTGCATTGAAACCAGGATAAATGTTTCCGCTAAAACCTTCAATTAAGTTCTTAGGTGTAAATGTGTCTTTTGCAAAAATACCTAATAGTATACCATTAGTATACATATAAGTTACAACACGAGTTTGGTTTAGCGTATCAAGGATGCTGTCAACTTTAAATCCCGACACTCCTTGAGTTTCGGAATATGCAGGTCCTAAAAGAATAGTTTCTGTGCCGTCAAAGAAATATAATTGTTTTGATGTATCATTGAACCACAGGTCTCCAACACCGAGCGTAGTAGGTTGTGTATTTGCAATTGTTGCAGAGCTAACTGGCAAAAATGCCTGACCGCTATAAACTTTTAACTTCAGCTCTGAAGCGTCAAACCACACCTGTCCTCTAACAGGATGTAATGGCTCTGATGTACCTGAAAAATTTTCAAGTAACTTAATAAAGTTTTCGTTAAAATATTCACCGTAACCGCTATAGTTTTTACCAACTAACGTTAAGTCTGTTGACAATGTATCAATTTGGCCGTCAGCCACTGTAGCAATTATAGTTCCATCTGTTTTATTAATTTGATATGCCATTTATCTTCTCTACCTTAATACGCTGTTGTAAACTTAGCCGGTCCTGATCTAATAATATAATTTAATGTCTGGAATGGGTTCATAATACCTATTGGAGTTCCTAATAAGAAATCTGTACTTGGTGTTTTAATACCGCCCGACTCATTCAAATATTGTGCTTGGCCTGGCGCTGTTGGGCCTAAGCCTGTTACACCCGGAGGACTAATAGCAGTATCAATACGTAATCCAGCATACTGTACACCATTTGCTGTCATATCGTGGCTGTGTTCTGGCAAGTTACCAAGTGTTAACGATACAGAGTTCTGACCTGCGGTTGCTGCTAATGTACTTCCTTCAATACCTTCAACACGAGCAGGACTTGGTTCGCCGCCGCCTGCATCAACGAAGCCGCCGGTTGCGTTTGGTACTGTTTGGCCATTATCCATATTATGTTTACCGAGTGGGAATCTGCCTCGTAAGTCTGGTATTCTGTATGTACCAACTCCACTTAACGTTGCCAAACCATTGAACTTAGTTCCAATAACATCGTATAGATCTGGATATTTACTACGTTCAACTTCGGAGCCATCACAAAGCAGGTATCCATACGGTGCAGAGGTTCCTGCAAACGGCATAATAGTTCCAATTGGTACGCCTAAATCTCCTACAAATACATCTCGTGTTTCTTTAATAAGACCTGTACTTCCTCTATATACAAGAACATAATCGCCTTTTTCCGAAACATTAGGATTTGGAGTGTCTTTACTGCTAATAATATTTGCAGTTAATGATGTATTAAATACTTTAGTATAACTACCAACTTGTCCGTCAAATGTGATAGCAGGAGCAATTACGTCTCCTGTCATTGAAAAACTTGTAACGTTTTTTAAGTTTGTTGCAGTATTCGCATTACCTGTAATATTACCGTCAATTGTACCGACAATAGTGTCTGCAATAATTGACTTTGCTCGTACATTATTCCAACGTAACTCTTCAGTACCTAAATCATAAGTATCTAACGCTGACGGAACAACATTTTTAGTTTGTGTTACACCGTCAACTAATAAACCATTACCAACGATGATACTCTTTGAAACCGAAAGGCCGCCTGCTGTTCTAATTGAACCGCTGTTTAAACTTAAACTTTCGTCAGTGTTTGTAACAACAATATTTCCAGTAAACGCTGCATCACCGTCTACATCTAATGTACTATCAGGCGATGCCTTGTTAATTCCTACTCTATCTTCAATAACACGAAGAACAGTTGCTGGAATTCCATCTCGGTTTGTTTGTAAGTCTAATGAGCTACCTGCTGCTGAATTATAAATTTTTGCAGAGGTTGTAGATGTTGAAATGTTTAAGTTACCGTCAACACCAACAATGATGCCGCTATTGTTTCTAACGTTAAAGCCGTATTCAGTTGTATTGATTTGGTCTGTACGTAAGAACTTTCCTGCTTCAACTTCGGTTCCATTTACATTTAATGCATCTGCATTTTGTGCTGTGCCAATTAACTTAGGTAAGTTTCCACCTGCAAATATTGACGCAAATTCAGTTGCTTCTGTAGTTGTTGCAGGCTGTGCAATATTAATACCAGACTTAACTGTTGTAAATCCGCTAATACCAATTTTTGGCGTAAACGAATCTTTAGAAACAATTGCAACAGGAATATCTGCAATATAAAAAATTAAAATACTTTTATCGAGGTTGTCAGAGTCAGCAATTGTTTCTACCGCTGGGCCGTAACGTAACCCGTCAATAGTACTTTCGCTCGGACCAACAAGCAACCAACGTGTACCGGTGTAAATTCTTAACTGTTGGTTAGTTGTGTCAACCCATAGTTCACCAACTTTTGAGTTTTCAACTGACGGTTCAGTTGGTGACTTTTGAATGTTAGATGCTGCTTTCCAGTTTGTATTATCCCAAATCTGTAACACACCGTTTTCAGTATCAAACCACAACTGCCCCTCAATTGGATTAATTGGCGCAGTGTCGCTTGCAAAATTTTCTAATAGGTGTAAAAAGTTTTCGCCTATGATCTGACCATAACCGGTAACATTACGTCCTGGCAACGTAATACTTGTATCTTGACTTGAAGTATTATCGTATACTGTTATTGGTGTTTTGTTTTCGCTGTCTGTAAAATTAACAATATATGGCATCGTTATACCTCAGTAAATCCAGTTAAACTTTGTACACGGATTGTATAGTCAATCTGTAATAATCTGTTCAGTGATTTCTGAACAGGGTGGAAAACAACATGAGTTAGTAACTTTCCAGTTCCGGTTGGATTAAACGATTTTAATCCTAACTCGTCAAACACAAAGTTACCGTCCATATCTACACTATTATCAAACGCTTCTTGGTCTGTAGGCTCGCCGTAATCGAGCACACACGAAATAATAATATCACTGTAGGTTGCACCAGCAACGTGTCGAATTTCCATCTTATTTCTTACCGGATCTGTATTTTCAACAGCATTTTGGTCTACTACTTTAGTGTATGTTTGATTATATAAGTTAGAATTTACGCCAACTGTATTAGGTGTAAGATATGTAATAAGGCCTGTTGGATCTACACTGGTACCTCCAGTTCCAAATGCCATTTCATATATTGTACCCTGACCTTGATTTGAAAGACTGTTCACCATTGCAACACTCATATTTTCATAATGTATAGCGTTGCGTTTGTCAATAAAGACTTCGCCTGATTTAGGATCGAAAATCTTTATATGACCTTCAAAGTGAAAACCTCCTGTTTCGTTTGGACGGGTTTCTTGTTTTACGGGTTTTTCTGTGTTTGCCATTTTCGTCTCTTTGGTTTCCATAGTGTATTTATTCGGGTAGTTTCGATGTCTTATCTGCAATGAATTTAGCAATTGCAGATTTGTTTTCTAACAGAGTTTCGCCGGTTGTCGCTGTCTCAGATCCTCTATCATACCACGTTTTTCCTGATCGTGAAATAATCAGTATTCTTGTTCCTGCAGGTGGCGGCTCTGTTAATCTAATGTATTCGTCGGTGCCATTAACACTAAATTGGGCTTCTACTTCTATGTCGCCCTGTGGACTTGTTGCGCCTAAATCTTCGTGATAAACACTCATAGGTGCTTTTCTTAACCTACTTCCGCCTGCAAATACTTCAAGAGTATCGCACTGTCCGTATTCTGCAGGAATAGTATCTCTATGCCAGTTAGAAATATTACTCTTTGTTGGAACAAATCCAAGAGGTCCAATTAGCGTACTGCTGCCGTCGCTATAGAAATCATATCTTTCCTGGGTCTCTTTATAAGGAAGTGTTTCTGATACACCACCATTTGTAACTAATGTTCCAACTTTTGATATATCTTTAATTGCTGTTCCAAATGCACCACGTCTTAACTGTGAAAGAATATTTCCAGTTTTCTGCATATATTCGATCTTCTCGTTATTAATAATAACAACGCCCGGTTGGTTCTTACTCGGGACAGGATCATCTAACTCTGTAGCATCGTTGACTTCAATTGTCAAGTCATAATAAAGTAAATCTTTAGCAAGCTCTACGTCTGCTGCAGAATAACGTTTATAATGGTAAACATTTAACATATCCTTTTGAATCTCAAATGCACTTGGAAGTCTGTAAATTTTAGATCCAAAAACTACTGTTTTAATTAAATCAGTGTCTACACTATCAACTAACAAATAAACTACGTTCTTACCCCTGTCTACAGAATAATCAATATCCTGAGTCAAACGTTCTCCATTTTTATACACCCATACATATGAAACATCTAATGGAGTTCTTGCTAATTGATAGAAGACTTTACCACCGGTAGTTTCGTCGGAGATCATATCCATAGATGGATACTCGCCAAACCAAATAATTGATATTTCATCACCTAAGTTCATGTTAACATTGTCGTGAATTAGAATGTTGTTACCAAATAACTCAAACTCAGCTCTAAAGTTATTTTCAATCTTAATACTGTCGCCGACAGTTACCGCTGTTTCTTCAATCGTTAATTCTTTAGTTGTACCATCATATACATAGTCTTGAATAAATGTTAATCTTTCATTATTAACAAACACTTTAATGTTTTCAGGAAGTATTGCGCCAGGTGCTTCGTACGGATCGTTACCGAGTGTAAATTTACGGTTAGTGCCGTCATATACTTCAAAAATAGTATCCGGACCTTGTAATGCTCTGCCATTAACTTCAGCAATAATTGACGAAAGTGCAGATCCTCTCGACAAGTCAACAAACGTGTCAATATCAACACTTCGTGTACTACCTTCATACTGTGTAACTTGTTGTCCAACCCTAACAATAGATTGCTGACTTGAATCAACATCTAATGCTGCTCCCAAACAAACAATTTTAATTGCTGCAAGATTTGGGGGATTCTCTGCAAACTGTACTAAAGTCTTATCTACAGCATCAGTAACATCTGTACTATTAATAAAACCAGCATCAACTGATACACCATTAACTGTAACAAATACAGATGATGTTTTATCATATGGTGCATTTGTCTGGAATAACGAAGTGTCACCGTCTGCTTCAAACTTTTGATAGTCTAATATTTCAATACCGCCAATATTTACTGATAGTATTTCGATTACCTCGCCTTCAAGTGGAGCATTTACTAATACAATTCTATTTGTATTCAAATCAACATCATAATCTGTATTAAGAACCTGTTGAACTTTATTAACGTAAACCATTACAGATTTACTTTCTAAAATATTTTGACCTACTTCATACTCTCTTGTTGAGCCGTCTGACAATATTGTCTTAGATTTTAATGCAGCCGTGCCATAGATTGAACTATGGAATACTTTAATACTAACACTATCAAGAACTTGCCCTGGAACGTTTTCTTCCGGAGACTGTATTTGATCTGGACTAATGAACTTATCGCCGTCGACAACAATCTCTTCAGATGTTTTACCAGTAGCGGTACTATATGCGCCGCTCATTGTAGAAAGTGTACCGCCCGATACTCGAGCGTCAATCAAGTTAGGGTCTGTAATAGTTACAGAACCATCCGACTCTTCTGGTCTAAATATTAAAATATCACCGGGATCTGTTTGGACATACTGGCCAATTTCAATTACAGCAGTAGAACCGTCACCTATAAAGGTTGGCATTTGAGCGTGTGGGTTGGTTGTTGAAGTACTATCCCAGTTATCGCTATAAGCAGGATCGTCAATTCTTAAAATAGGAGTATCATCGATGCCTTCATCCCACTGTAAATCATTAATTGACGGAGGAGAAGTTCTTCTATATTTTTTCAAATAGATTGTAATTATCTTTCCATCTAACGGTATATATGGCAATGTTACAAACGTTGTACTACCGTCACAAATAACATAGTAATCACTTGCTGCATCAACACTATCCCATCCATCAGTAAACCAAGGCAAAGCGTCCCAACCGCCAGTTACTTCAAATGTTGTACCTTGAACTTGTACTCCGCCAAAGTCGATGCCAGTCATTAATTGACCTAACTCTTTACCTTTCATTCCTGATGACGGATTATAGTACTTGTCTATTCTATTAACGCTATCTAATATCTGATCGTTTTTCTCGTAAAAAATTTCAATCACATCTCCTTTTACAGGAGCAATATTAAATTTTAAATTTCCTTCAAGCATACTGTAACCAGTATTTGTAGACAAAGAGTACAAATTAATTGTATACTCGCTACTTAAAACAACCTGTCCATTATTAGTAATAACAATTTTACTTTTATCTCTTGACGGCGGATATGTTAATTTGAAAATTGCCGTTTGTCCAGTGGCGATAAATGTCTCATTGAAATTAAATTCTCTATAGGTACCTTCTTTGTTTATCCTGTCAAACTTAACACCTAAATTAAATGTTCTCGCTGTAGAGTTACCTAATATTGCCACAGCGGTTGCAACTTCTGCACCGTTTGGATTTCCGCCTACTAAAGTAATTGTAGCGTATGTGTAACCTTTACCTGGTTTTGTAACCTTAATTCCGCCTACTTTACTATTTGTAACGTATGCTATTGCCTCGGCGCCAGTGCCGTCACCTTCAATTAGCACTCTTGGTACGCTGCTATATTCGGCGCCGGATGATGAAAGTTGAATATTTGTTATTTCATAACCTTTATTATCTAACCAGAACTTCCAAGGATAATTATTAATCTCATCATTCTTCTGTGTTACAGGAATCACTGCGCCTACAGACTCAAGATATGCAGGAGGTAGATCAAAATCACTAAATGCTGTTGGAATGTCTGCTACATCTTCGTACTTACTTGTATATTTTCTAATACTCGTTCTGTACGGTTTAACCTCTTCAATGTACTGTCTAAAATAATCAAGCCCGTCGCTCTTATAATTTGTTCTGCGACAGAAACAACCAACTGTGTGGGTTGCATTTAAGAAACTTGTTTTAAATACCCAATCAATATATGTCTGTTCTGCTAATGCATATCGAATTGATGTAAAGAATAACTCATTCCACTTGATTTCGTATTCGTGTAAGAACACATCCTCTTTAAGTGCCGCTAAAAGAAAACGTAATTCTTTTGAATTCTCAATATCATACAACCCTGTATCAAACGACTTTGCATTATCGTAACCAATACCAGACAATGACGAATCGTAAATTGCCGGAAGTATTTCAATAGTTCCTTGATATCGTCCGACTAACGAATAATTATCAAACGGTGTAGTTGGCGATTCTGCAATTTTTTCAAATACTGCCCATCCACCTGCGCCATATTCTTTAATTTTAATCAAATCACCAACTTTGGTCTTAATTTTGGCTTCATCTGATACAAACATTAATTCCTTTGTAATACGAGAAGAATTGTTGTAGCCGGCTTTCCACCAATCTTTAAACTGCCAGTATCGTGTAGTATCGTATGCTTGTGAACGTGTCCTATAAAACGTTTGTCTTGCTGAATCCCAAGCATAAATTCCCCAAAAACCATTTGAGTTTTCGTCTGCTTCAACAAGAACGCTAAACGGTCTTACTTTTGCTCTTGCTACAGAGTATTTTTTACCGGATGTTATCACAGTTACGCTATTAATTCTTCCTTGATTGTCAATAGTTAACTCTGCAGACGCTCCTGAACCATCACCTTCCCACTCGATCTGAGGTGCAACTTTGTATCCATATCCAGGATTAATAATATCAATGCTGGTTACTGCACCATCAATAATATTAACTCTTAAAATTGCTTGTCTAACACGAGTTGTACCAACAGTTTGTAAATCAATATAAGACGGGACAACCGTATCATAATTTCTCAATAACGGGTCTGGTGCTTGTTCTACCTGATTTAAATTATCAAAACTAATAGTATTTGCAAACGGCTGCTCCATTAATATTACATTAACCTTATCAACAAGCATTTCTAACAATGGCAGTCGATTAACAAACATACTTTGTCTTGGTCTAAAGGCTAACCCATATTTTTGTTTGGCAGGTAAGTATGGATCTGGTACTGTATTGCCTTCTTTATCGTAACCGGCTAAACTATCAATCCATTTTTCTTCTAATTTACCAGTAGGTCTGCTTTCTGCAATGCCTTCAGTTAATAACTGATACTCGTTATGAATATTATTTTCCGATTCTATATTCTTATACAATTGAATATTCAATAACGCGGTATCATTCTGCATAATAGAATTAATATTGTAAGTAAAAATCTTATCGCTATCTGCTAATACTGCAAATACATAACCTTGGCCTGCAGGATCATTAATAGCATTTGCCACCTGAGCTGCGGATATTCTGCGACCTACAACGTCTTGAGGTACTACTACGGTGTTCTTAACCCAATAGTAGTACATTCTACCAATTACTGCTCCTGTTTGAGGATTATACGTCTCTTTAACACTATAAACAATATTATCAATATTTTTTGGCGTTCCTGAAATTCCTTCTGCTAAACCTTCAGTAATGTCAGCAAGCCCGTACCACTCGCTTGGTAATAGAGGAGACTCAACCCACTCGTAAACGTCAATGACTGAGCCTTCGGCCTGTGTATTCCAATTACCTAATCTATAAGACAAATCGCCTTGTTCGTAATGTAGCCATTTAACAGTGCTTAAATCCCACCATAACTGACCAACATTTTTAGTTGTCCATGCAGTGTCTGCATCAACATTTACATCGTCAGTTCCAACTGTATAAGTTGCTGGGTCGTACGGTGTCTGGAATCGTATTTCTTGATCTGCTGCTCGAAGAATACGCATTTTAACAGGATCTATTATTTCAATGTCTTGTATTTTAATGTTATCTACGTTATCATACAATTCAATACTCTTAATTTTATCAATCCAAACAAGCGGCTTCTTGCTTTCCATAGTAGCCCACGAGTTAACTGTTAAACTCTTCTTAAATGTTCTTACGGTACCTGTTTCGGAGCCATACTCGAGTACATTTTCGTCATCTCTATCTCTGTAAGTAGGAGAGCCTACTGCAATTACGGAGTCTGAGCAATCAACACTCCATCCGAATGATTCATTAAGGCTGAGGTTGTCTTCTAATTTTTCAGTTAAGAAATACTTATTTCCACGTAACTCAAATACATAAACACTTCCAGCAAAGCCAGCCTCACTAATAAACGATGTTCTCTCTTCGTCGAATGAGGTATTAAACCCATCAAAGCGTGTTATTGATGTGTAAGGAGTATTGTTCGCTCCAATAACAATCCTACCCGACGTTGGGCTAATAGAAACACTTTGTCCAAAATACTCGCTTGGGAACTGTTCGTAACTTTCAATCTTTTGTTTTAGTCTAAACTGCATAAACGAACTATCTGATTCGTATTTAAAGATGTATGCAGAGCCTTGATTTTGATAGTTAATATCTGCTTTAGGACTTGAAACAATAAACGTTGTTCCAGAAAAGTCGATATCTAACGAATGTCCAAATCTATCACCTGAGTTTATTGATTCTCCTTCTACATCGCTAATATCATCTAAACTATCAGTAGTAATAGTTTGTTCTAACGCATAGAATCCAAAATCGTTACGTCTATAAACAAAAACTTTACCTGCTTCTACTCTTGTACTATCGCCAATCTCCTCCCAAGGCATTCCGCCCGGCTCTTGATTATAACTTGTTGCTACGCCTTCGGATAATCTTTGATATGTAGTATCGTACGCAACGACATCGCCTTCTTTATATTCTAAGTCTGGTCTCCATACTCCTCTAAAGTTTGGAAAATGCTGACCGTCTGCTTTAGGTGCGCTAACCAATAGAACCGATCCGTCATAGTTCATTTTAACTCGTGTACCAAACTCATCGCCATACTTGAGTAGTTCGGATAATTGGTTGTCGTCTAATACACCAGACATTAATGTAGATCCGTCGTCGTGTATTGATAAACTATGTGGCAACGAATTCTGAGTTGCCACAGGATCCATTGGCACCCAGTCAACCGGTGCCGCACTAATTAAATTATCGTAATCATTACTGTATAAATCTTTTGCGGCATAGTAAGTTTGCTCTTCCCAATAAACAACGCTACCTTTCGGATAGAACGATACTGCCATAACTTCTGTTGTGATTGGCGGAACTTCTTGGTTAAGTATGTATACTCCATTTCCTTTTGTCGCACCACTATATTGAGAAATAATAGTAGTGCCATCTGTAACGCCAGGTCCTGATAAAATCATACCTAACTCTATTGAGTCAATTGTTGAATCTGTGCCTAATTCCTCAACTGTTACTGATGGTGTTCCATCTGGCATTGTAGCAAACGTGCCTGTAAAATAGGCGCCGGGATTATAAATTCCTTTATAATTTTTATTTTCTTTAAAATGCCACTTAATAGCAGTATTGTAATCAAACAAATAAACTCGACCAGTATTTTCTACTGCGCCAATTGCTGACACTGCCATTGTGTAACCCGTTGATGTTTTAGATAATGTTATATCCGAACCAAAGAATTCGTTGTTAGTAGGTCTTGGACTTACAATATTATATCTGTGATTCCATTGTTCTTCTGCATATTCATACAACATAACCACACCCTGCTGAGTGTATCCTGATTTGGTTGCTGTTTCGTAAGATTCTATAACTGTTGCTACTGCCCAGTCTTCACTATACACGTTGATTGAACTTCCGTCGCCTGTAATATCTCGTTGTGCCTTCCAAAGTTTTCCATCGTAGTAAACAATGTCGCCTTCTGCATAATATAATTCAGGATCGAATGGTCCTTGGAAGTAGGTTCTCATATCACTTGCTTTAGGGGCACCTACTGCTAACCACTTGTTGTCTGGACTTAGTGCCATTGATAGTCCAAATGATCCTAACATCTTAGAAGTATACCCCGACGGCGGCGCAATGATCTGCTTCATTTCCAACCCGCCTCTGATATCAATATAACTCATCACAAAGCCTGATCCTGGCATTGAAACTAAAGTGTTAGTTGTAGTTGAATTATATAAGACCTTGTAGCCTACTTGTTTTGGGTCAGTAATTCCAAAATCAGTTATATTGGTTGGTTCGTATTGCTTTTGCTTCTTCACAACCTCCCAGAGACCATTTCCGTTATTGTCTATAAACAATTTAGAGCCGTTCTTTAAGATTGCAGATGCCTCTTCTGGTACATCATCGTATGATGCAAATCGTGCAGTATCTAACCTATACAGTGTTGTATAAGAACTGTCTTCAATTTCAGGTTCCAACGTTCCTTTTTCAACAGCAATTACAATAGAAAATTTTCCATCAACAACAGGTGTACTTAAAACTTTAAAGAATCCATTGATATTAGTTACGCTTTTAATACCAATAATTTCCCCAGCGGTAATAGAGTGGGGCTTGTTCATTTGTAAAGTTACAGAAATCTTATCATCGTTTAATGCTGCATGAGATACCAACAAGTCTTCTGCCAGGCGAACTCTTAGAACAGTCCACTCGTACCCTTCTTCAAATGTTACCCAAATATGATCGTTGTCATATACAGAATTAATATTAATATCTAAAATATCATCACGTCTGGCAACTGCCCAGTCGACTTGCGATAACTTAACGTACCCTGCGGTTAAATTTTCTTCAACTTCACTCGATGTTGGGATTATATCTGTAGTGAATGGAATTTGTTTAATTGTAAAATTAGACTCAGGTACTCTATAGATCTTATCAAAATAATTACCAGATGCATCTTTTACAATTTGTACAGGCTGAGGATTTAGTTCAAAGTTTTCTTTATAAATCTCAACTTCAATTTCTTGGTGTTGATCTACTCCACCTAACTGTCCAACGCGGAATGCCCATTCTTCGTGCAACGCAACTGCTCCGCCGGCGCTTCTAACACTTAACTTATCAAATACTTTAGAAACAGAATTAGGAGTTCCCTTTTCTCTAATAAATCCTTGATATAGTTGGAATTGTGTTACGGGATCTTCTGCAAGATTTTCTAAATAGTTTCTCTGTTGGTAACCAATAGTGTGTCTTGCCAGATCTCTCTGAGACTGGCTTATTCCATCTGTAGACACATCGTAAAAATCTTCAAACTCGTTGATTTTAAAATCAAAGTTTGGAAGCAACTGTCTTTGCGGATCAGAATCTAATAACGTCCAATTACGTTCACTGAAATTTTCAGTTCCTGTATGATTAAATCTCGAAGTCCAGTACTTTGATTTATGCGAAACAATATCGCCTAATCTATAATCTGTATATGGAGACCACGATGCAATGTTAACATTGTCAAAGATAAAGCCCGGTGATGTATAATCACCATCCCAGTCTGATGTTCTATAACCTTGCGTTTTAATTCTATCTTGTCTATATCCAGTTTCTTTATTATAAATTACATCGTTAAATACCGACTTGTGATCAAAAACTGCCACGTGCTCTTTTAACACATAATAGAATTTAATAAAATATAAACCTTCAGTTGTGTTTGTAGTAGAAATAGTAACTTTCTTAAAATCTCTTTTAACATCAATCAACTTTGGATCCAGTGGTTGGCCGTCGCCACGCAATATATTATATTGATAAAAACTATCTAATAAGTTATCTGCAACACCAACTTCTATGTTGATCTGCGCAACTTGGGCTGCCGGACTGATTGTGATAATTGAATTATTTGCCCAGTTGTGGCTGGTCCAAAACATAAACTCTTTTGCTGCCGAAATAAAGTCTTGAGCTACTTTATTTTCATAATCATAGTTTTCAAATACGAATCCTTCTCCTTTTAGATATTGTTCGTATCCTAACATAAAATCAACTACATCTTGAATATTTGTAAGTTTCTGACCGTAGCTCAAACGCTGAACCTGAGTTTTGTCAAAAGTTCTACGCCTAAATGCTTCAATCGCTCCCCTTAGAGGCAACTTAGCAAGTTTTTGCCATTTATTAGTTTCAAATGTTTCTGTTTGATGCGTTTCTAATGCCCTATAATAATCTTGTCTGTACTGTACAATAATACCGTTATTATACTTCTTATTGCTTGTCCATACAGTAAAGCCTTCACTTACGCCGCCAACGCTTAGTAACGGATCTTTTTGACTTGGCACTGGCTTATAATAATTAAACCATGGTTGAATATCATCGTACCCGTTAATAGTCCAGCCGCCAGTTATCTTTGTGATAACCAAACCGCTATAAGTAACACTCTTGATAGGCGCACTAACATTAAAAATTACATCATAGTTTTCATAAGGAATGTAGATGCTACTATTTGACGCTGACGGGTTTTTACTATCTAACAAATATCTTTGTTTTTCTTTATCTACGAATCCTGATAATCTTGTAGATAACATAACATCTGTGTTTAAAATTCTATCTTTAATCTCTTGGACATTGAGCCCATTAGATTTTAAGTAAGCGGTTAAGTAATTAATCAATCCGCTTGAAAGTGTCTCACCGGCTTTAGGAACATCAAACGTGTCTTTCGTTTGGAACATATTAGTTTCTATGTCAACTAACTGTCCTGCTAAGTTTCTTGTTGTTGTAGCTCTATTAAGATTCGATGTAATAAAATCAAAAGGACGTAATAATGCCATTGCAGTAGTTATTGCATACGGAAATTCAGAACTTGTTCTCCAGGCATACTCTGCCGGAGATATATCGCCAAGTTTAAAACTACCTTGGTTATTAATAAGAGTAAAGTTAGTAACCATACCCGAATCTAATGGACTTACTACATTTCCATCATAATCGACTGGGATATACGATGTTAATCCTGGTCTCTTATAACGATCGTATGTGCCTGCTCTGTGCCCGTGTCTAACAATACCATCTTCTAAGTCTTGCCATAACACTAAGTTACCCTTTGTATAAGGTGCTTTACCGTATTCTTCATCCCACCAGTCGGGCTTCTCTGAAAACCCTAACATTTCCCAAGGAGTTAAATTAGGACGAGTTGTGTCATAGAACCAGTCGTAAACACCTCTCCACCAACCTGGCAGGTTAACTTTTGACGCAGGGTCTGTCATGTTTGAATATGTATATGTGAAACTATTTTCACTATCAAAGTATTCATTAATGGTGTAGTTGATATTAGTATTATTAACCCACTTTAAAAACTCTTGACTTACAATGTCATCAAGGTCTTGCTTGTCATATAGTCCTTTATAATAATACCCTCCAACTACTTCGTCGTTATCAAATACTTCTACATTATATTCTACTTTAATATTATTATAAATTCTATATTCTAATTCTAATAATATATCGTCTCGATAATCACCATACGCTGATACTAAACTACCGTCGTGCCCTTGTATCATATTCCTTGGCTCGATGTAAGTGTTATCTGCATACATCATTGGTGTATACTTTTTATACATTCCTAATTTTGTTGGCGTCGGAGGGATATGACAAAATGCTGTAGATCCGTATTCTCTAATTTGAATTGTATCAAATTCTGCCAAGTCAATAGTAAGTGTAATGAAGCCAAATGTGGCATTAAATGTATAATCTCTGTTATGTAATAACTGTTTTCCGTTATGATAAACATAAACAGCACGTCGACTTAGTTCTGTAAGATCAAACTTTTCAGTCAGAGCAAATGTTTTTATACCTTCATCTTCTACTACATAATCAATAGAATTATAAGCACCACTACCGATCATATCCATGTCAGCAAATGGACTTTTTATACTCTTGGCAAGAGTCATACTATTCATAATTTCATCCACAAAATCTGGAATGTTTTCATTGAATTCTAACTCAAGTGCTCTGGATAAAAAGTTGTTCTTAAATGTAACATAGGCCTGTTTTGCATACTGAATTGCCTTTACAACACTATCAGTTTTACTACAAAGCATATTAACAGAGATTGGTGTTAAACCAGCGTGTTTCATAAAACGCTTTGAATGTTGCCGATAATCACCCAAGTCTCTTAAATTTGAGTTTCCTGGCAATTTTCCAACAAACTCGTCATTAAACTCTAAAGCAGACGCAATGTGATCAGTTGCTTGCCCTAATGTAAAACTTGTTAAACTGTCGTTCAGCGGGTTTTTTTCTAATCCTACAGGAAATTCATAATATCCATCTTCAGGATCTACATCTCCAATAATTTTAACACTAACTACATCGTTTTCAACAAACGTTGTACTATCAAACGTAAAAGTATTTCTAACTCTTGTATAAGTGTCATGGAGCCTTTCGCCATTAAGATAAAAATTAATCTTCCTATTAGGATCTTTATCTAACTCGTCCCAGTCGACAGAAAATAAAGTTGCTCCTGATGTTTCACGAATTAATACAGTGCTATCAAGAATAGGTTGAATAAAATCGTTACTCGTTCTTATCCAGCCGTTCTGATACTCGTTCTCCATTTTATAGAAGCCAGTAGCAACTTTCTTAGAATACTCTTTTTGCAATATCGTCCAGTTAACTGTATCAGTATCCCAGTTCCAGTTAAACTCAATATCTCCTACATTATTAATGTTAAGATAACTTAAAGGAAATCCTAACTCAGAATCATTAGGTCCATTACCTTCTTTGTAACTTACTAACTTTGATCCTTTAAATGTACTACTTGGATATGTTTCTTCATTGCTAAAACTTACACCATCGTTATCAAATACATCATATAATGGTGGTTGATTAACTTTAGTCTTTTCTTGACTTTTAACCCAATGCGTTCCGTCAAAGTGATACATTTTTCCAGCATTTTCATTTCCACGTTTTATAAGAACACACTCACCAATCGTTGAAGTTGAATCTTCAACTTCTTTTAGATTGATGGTTCTTTTATTGTTATGAGTTATGAAATTTACTTCGTAAATTTTATTATTTGCCAGACTATCTGTATCTGCAATAATAAGAATTCTTGCTCCTTGGAACAAATATTCGCCGTCTACATTATAACTCTTACTACCTTCAATTTTAGAAAAAGCATCTTTTGTATAGGTGTCTACGTAATCTACAGGGGCCTTTGCTACAGATCCATGATTAAACATCTGTATGTTAGGTAAGAATTCAATAATAGGTCTTTTTGCTCTTGCTTCTTCTGAACCTTCAAACGTTAGGCCTCTCTCGGTATAGGCTGTGTTAATAGTTGACTTATGGAACCAACGATTGTATCGTGCCCATGGATTAGTATCTTTACTGTGTCTGGAAACAGTGATATAATCTTTGCTGTACGGAAACGCAGTAGCATCGTCAAACGGCTGTGTGTCAAATCCGTCGTTATCATATAAAATCTCAGGAGTTTCTTCTGACAACACTGGCGGTGTTAATTCATCTAAATTAATTAGTGCGATTTCGTTGCCGACACCTTCTACTAACCATTTTGATGATGCATATTTTTGAGGGCTCACTCCTCCCATAAATTCTACAACTAAACCATTTGTAAACTCTATACCATTACTTGATGTGTAGTTTTGTTTTCCGATAACTTCTTTTTCAACATCGATAAACGTGTTTTCTTCAATATCAGCAATTATAAACTTACCAAGCCTTGTTGGGTCGGCAGCACTTTGATAATATAAAATATCAGGAGCGTCTAATGGAACTTCAAAAGTAATTGTTCCTTTCTTTGCTCCGTTATTAGTAATTCCTTTAATAAAATCTAATGCAGAAGTATCTCTGGCATTAGTATCTACTAACTCCCAATCTTGGCTATTAATATCAATAGTACTGTGGTCAGCAATTTCAATGGTTCTCAATGCTTTCCATAGTTCCCCGTCAAATACAGCAAGGTCGCCTTCAAAGTAAGCACGGCCTGGATTAAATAACAAAGAACCTGTATCGTAATTTTTTCTAATTACAAACCCTTCAGTAGAGTTTACTTTAAATTCGTAAGTTTGGCCTCTATATAAAATAAGATCCGGGTTATCAGTATATCCATCTGGTGTAAAGATCCAACTTGAAACTGTTCCTGCTTTGACTTTATATGTACTTAGAACTTCTTGTGTTTGGCCTTTAACGGAAACCGGAACTGGTCCTAACGGTAGCCAATAGTATTCGCGATAGTTTACAAACTTATCCCAGTCAATCGGAGGGCTCCATGAATAGTGTTCTTGGAAATTTAATTTATCGTCTCTGTCGGAATTACTACCAAAGAATTTAAGTTGACTTTTTAAATCTAAATAATCGCTAAACGATACAATATTATTATTTTCATCTTTAATAACAACACCAGGCTCTAACTGATATGCACTTCTTAATGTGTTATCAGTATCGAGATACGTGCTTTGTCCATTGTACGTTTTTCCGTAACGACGACCAATATAACCAACAGTGCGTTCAAGCTCTCCGGGTTGTATTAATGGGTCAAATGTTCCTGCAAAAAACTTCTCATTTGCAGGTGTCTTAAATACCGTAGGTAAAAAGTCTACTGTTCGTCTAATAGGTAATCCACTTTGTGGAAAAGACTTATCTTCCATTATGATCTACTCACTACTGAATTTGTACTTTGGTTAATTTCAGATGCTGTAATTGATTGAACAATTTCAATATCGTCTACAGTTGCTCCGCTAATAAAAATTTCATCTGGTCTGCTTTGTATTTCAAATAAACTACCAAATACTTGGCTTGCCTGGCGAGGTACAATTACTAAGTTTGTAACGTCAGGAGCAATTTTGTTTAAGATATAAGTTGATAACTCACTTAAATAAAACCTATCGCCAAAGTCCCAGTTATTAATGTTAAAGAAGGTATTAATGGCGGTAATTATTCTTACCTTTAAATCGTTATCATTAATAACCCTTCCTGGATTTTTAACTACTTTAAACTGGGCTTGGAGTTTTTGTTCTGCAGTTTGTCCAAATAGCACTTTGTAATTAACTGGGTGATATACAATTTCATCACTAATTGATTTAATACCATTTAATTTTCCACCAAACGAGACACGTAAACTATCAGTTGTAGGTGCTTCTGGCTTTGATGTTGCACCAATTAGATACCTTCTATACGCAGTATCGTACGATCTTGTTAACAAGAATATATCGATGATATTACTTACGCTTGGGTCAATGCGTCTATCTTCACTGGCGTTATGAATGTACTGGAATTTTAATCCAGAACGACCAAGATTGGCCTTGTACTTACTTTCTAAAATTAGTGTGTTTGTAGTTTTGTCGACACGCTTAACACGATTTTCGTTACTATCGTAAAAATAAATTAAATCGCCGTCATTATAACTATTAACATTAATTTGCGACTCTCTTTGTTGCACGTCAATTGGAGTGGACTCAGTATCAACTAATGTATAAATTGTTGATCCATAATTATCTGTTTCTTCATAAAAGAACAAATAACTCAAATCAAGATCTTCGCCTACAATATCCTCAAATGCTTCAGGGTTATCAATTACGCCGTCTCTGTCAGTATCAGAGAATGCAATCTTAACTTGCTCATTACTTTCATAGCCATCATCAAATTTAATAGTATCGTCTATTTCAAAACTAATATCCCTTACTAACGGGGTGATCATGTCTTTAGTGGTGTTAATTCCTAAAACTCGTACATGGTCTTTGATAACTGTTCCGGTAGTGGGGTTATAAGCTCTGTCGTTCCTGTCAAAATAGAACCTATTCTGTTCTACGCTTCCGAATACATAATCCATAGTACGGATTCTAACAACATATTCGTTGGCTTGTTTAACGAATGACATCATCCATGACGAATCTAAATTTTCGTTTGACGTATCTCCCGACTTACCTAAACTAAACGCCGCCGTAAGATTTAAATTAGACGCTTGGATTATCTTCCATGAAGCAGATTCTCTATCATACCTTAAACCAAAGTTTTGGGATAGGTAGGCATAGTTTGCAATTTCTGCCTCTAAAGAACTTGGTATATCATTTACAAACTTAGCAACAATTCTTGAAGCAATTGCACCAGTAGGTATGTGATCGCTAAACTTAATAGCACCTTGTCCAGAAGATATTACTCCTCTTCCGGCGTTTGTTCCGTCGCCCGAAACGTTTACTACCTTTGTCCATAGATACAATGTTTGATTTGGATCTAATGGATTAGCATCAACAATAGTACCTTTCTTAAAGGCCTTACCAGAAGGTGCCACAAATTTAACATTGGCTCCTTCTGCTACAAATCTTAAGTTGTTTGTTGCATACGCACCTACTTTAAGTAGGCTACCATCAACAACGTTTTCAAAGTATCCTGTGCTTTCATTAACATTTTTAGTAATCTGTGTCCATACTGTATTTTGATCAGTGAATAAAATCTTATTAAACTTTGTTAGATAAAAATTATAAAAATCTGTATCTGTAAACACAGGTTCTAAAAATTTCTTAACAAAAGAAATAACTTCTGTTCGGGTTGTAAATTTAAATGTTAAACTACGTTCATTCTCTTCTTTATAGATGTAGCCGTCGTCAGCAAAAACATTTACTGCACTATATTTTCCAGTAGCATCAATAATATCTAAATTTCTTGAAATACCACTTGAAGTTCTGTTAATAGATTTTACCTTTAAAATATCTTGAGAACTTGAAAGAGGTGCTAAGTTATAATCCTCAGCAGTAATCATTCTATTTTGTGTATAATATTGTGCAGGAGCATTGCGTTTAATGCTATCCATTGATTCAGTTGCAGTTGCATTAGAAACAGTAGCCTGTAATCCTAACCCAATAGTTAACGTGTGCTCAACGCCATTCTTATTAAGATATTTAACGCTGATATTAATACCTTTCATTTCTGAAGGTGAAATGGCGTAAGTTAAACCGTTACTAACACGGTAATAAGTTCTAAATGGGCCTTGAGGTAAGTTTCCATACACGCCGTCTGCAAAGACTAATTCTACACGATCGTCTTCTTTTGTTTGAACTGCATAGAAATTACGTATGCTGTTTTCTAAACTGTTATAGGCAATGTTATTTCCTGTTAAACTTGAAACTTTTGTCCATTGGTTAGTTTGCGCACCTGTAGATGATAGTTTAAACAACCAAAGATCGTCGTCGTTAATATTTGTGCTATCAATAGCAATTTTCTCGTTTGACGATGGAACTGATATTGAAAAATCTGCAAGTTCTAACGAACCTTGTTTAAACATCATAAAGAAACCAGTATTTGCACTACCTGGTCCTTTGCCGTCTTGTCTATAAACAAACCCAAACTGATTGCCAGGAGTAGGTGCTTCTTCGTAAATTTCTTCACTATCTTTAAACGTTGTTGAAACAATCTCAAACGTCATACCTTTACCTGCAACTGTTTTGCTAAAAGTAAAAATAGGAACATCAGTAGTATTTGTTCTGATACGATACTGTTCTGTTGGAATAGATTGAATAGTAGCAGAACCTTGACTACGGCCAAATTCAGTGTTATCCGACATTGCAGAATTTAAAATTGTAATAAACTGATCTGCCCAGTTAGGATTTGTTGGATCGTTCCACGAAACAACTTGATTTGCTAAATTTCTACCGTTGTTATCAAGAATTCCTTCAGTGGTTGAAACTGAGGTAAATTTTAATAATCCTTTTGCTGCTTTATTACGCTTTGGGTTATACGAAAGCATACGAGCAATACGTAAAACGCTTTCTTTACGCTCTGCTAATTCTAAGAAATTATCACGACTTGCTAAATCAACACGGAATGCTAACGACTGGCCTAAGAATGCAATTGCATCAATGAGCGCCATATATTCAGAACTTTCAATGTAATCGTTAAAATCTTCAGGATAATTTTCCCTTAGATATGTAATAATTACACGACGGAGGTTCTCAAAATCATAAGATTTAAAATCAGCATTACGAAAAGTCTGATATATGCGAGTCCAGTCTTGATTTAAAATTAAGTTATTTTGTCTTGCAGTAACGCTCATGGTTTATTCCCTATACCGTATTTACCTGTATTCATTAACTGGTCAGTTTATAGTCGAAGTAGATCTGTCAAAATTAAACTTCATGTTTTCTTTCATATTAAACGGCAAATATGTAATAATTGCTTCAATTCGTATACCTTGATCTGTACTATCAACAGAAACAGATTCTACATTAATTCGAGGATCGTAATTAATAATTTCTTCTACATTCTTGGCAATTTTTTCTTTCACTTCATTAGTAAAAGGTTCAAATAACATATCCCAAATAATGGTTCCAAAACTTGGGTTTTCTAACTTCTCTCCCTTTTTTATATAGAAGTGATTTAAAATATCTTGCTTAACTAAATCAATGTCATACTGCTTAAATCCCTTAGTAGCATTCTTTGAATTAAATCCTTTATATGTAAAGACATTTGCTCCGTTTGTACCAGCGGATGCTTTTCCTTTTGATAGTGTCCTTGTTTGATACATTTTTGCCATTACTCTTCTCCAGTTAATTCTCTATCTGTGCTCGCTGGGCTCTGTAGTTCAGGAGCAAAGTTCTCGTGTAACGCCCACGGCTCGTGCATCGGAACACGCTTCATTATTGTTTCTAATGCCTCTTCTTTAATATATTTGGTTTCAGACCATTTTAATGTTCCGTCTGTTTCAACTACTTGGTGTGTAGGTAAATCTTCAACCGGATCTGCTAAAATTGCCTTTGTTGCTTCCGGACCGTTCATATGAATTTGTGGAGCAGTTTCAATATGTTTCCCGCCACTATTAATATGTGTCTCTTTACCTGCTGTAAAAGCATTTTGTCCTGTTGTATTTAAATCTAAATCTTCACCGGTACTAAACCTGGTTGCTCCTGCTACCTTGATATCTAACGATCCATTTGAACTTGCATCAAACTCATCTGTATGCGTCCTGGTTTCTATTTTTCCATTAGCACCTATTAAAATATTTGTGTTGAATGCACTTTCTATTTGTATACGGCCGCATTCGTAAAAGTTTTCTTGTTCTAAAATTTTTCCGTCATTCCATTGAGCAGTTGCTTTCATATTAATGTTGCGTCCTGCTTCAATATTAACATCTCTATCTGCACGGAAATTAAAATCTGTTTTTGTATGTACGCTTACGCTATCTTCGGCATAAATGTCTATCTTACCATTAGAACTTAATTCAATCCAAGCGGTTCCTCTACTATTTGTAATGTAAATTAAATCTTCTGAATTATGCATTAAGAACTGATGTCCGGTTCTTGTTCTAATTCTAAAGTACTCGCTGGACGGTATAGTACCATCCCCTTTTTCGCCATTTAAAATATCAGCATACGCATTTCCTTGGCCTAATTCGCTGGCGTGGGCCTTACGTTGATATTGATCGTTGCCATCGTCCATAACAATAGTTGTACCACCAAGACGACTAACGTGTACTGGTTCTGTGGTTTGGTTTTGAATTGTTCCAATCTTTGCTTTTTTTGCTCCAAGTCTTTTGTCTAACGGTCCTGGTGTACTGATACCAAAAACAGAGCTTGGAACTTCTCTCCTTGCTGTAGACGAATGTACACCCCTTACATCGTCTTGTAACAGACCCTGAACCATTAATCTATCAGCAAACGGATGTACTGCTTTTTTTACTCTATCTAATAAATGTGTTTGCCGGTCTTTATTCAACAGACGATTAACTTCAGCAACAGGAAGCGGCAACGTGCTGCCACTTGGATCTTTCATAGAACCGTATTTGTCTTTGTCTTCTGGGGTCATTTCATAATTAGGAGATGCAGCAATACCAGGAACCATATGATTAGCAAATCTTGGAGGCACGCATCCTAACCAATACCCTTCTGACGGGTCACCATCTACAAAGAACACTAAAACAGTAACACCAACATCTGGCGGAATCATCCACATACCGTATGATTTTTGAGTGTCGTTGAAATCGGTAGCATTACTGCCCATGTGTTCAAATGCAGTATTGCCAAAGAAGGGCGGCGCTGCTCTAACAACAAACGATTGATTTTCATCGCCCATTGTATTGCCTTGGTGTCGCAATAATGTTACTTTTACCGCTCCCATAAATGATGGATCTAAATGACTTATAATGCGAGCAAGGTGAGGTCCTGGTGATAACGAAATTGATGTTTTCGTTTGCTGTATGTTTGATGGTGTTCTTTTATTTTGTGCCATTGTTTACCTTACTCTTGGTTTAAAAAACCATCTCCATAATACTGATCGTCAAACTGGTCAGTTCCCTGTGAACTTCCGGTTGTGGTCTCTTCGCCGCCGGGCGAGACCGGGGCAGGCGCAACACCAGAATTATTGTCTGTTGTATTCTTCTTAGGATTAGGTGCTGTCGATGTTGGCGGTTCTTTCTTATTACCAACTTTTGTAGGCATAGTGTTTTTCTTATCAGGTTCAGCAAGAGATTGTTTTCCGTCATAGTCTTGTGCTTGTCCTGGCATTCTTATACAGTGTAAGGACTGTGTAAACTTTCCTTGGTTGAAGTGATTTTCAACTGTTACAACTTTGTAAATTCCACTAAACGGACTTTCTTTTTGTTCTGGCGAAAATTTATACAAACCTTCTGTAAGATCTATATCTGCAGGTGTTCTAAAAGATAGGTAAATGAAAACGTCACCGTCTTCACAATTTGCCGTTCCGTCTACTGTCATTTGTTCAAACCCAAGCGCAGGTGCAGCGTGATAATTTGCAATACCATTATCAACGATCCAATAAGGGTCTCCTAAGATCTCTAAGTCAACTTTAACTAAGTCAGCACTTGTTCCATCAATAAATGCTTGATGGAACGCCTCGGCAACCATCTGCTCTGTGTCTCCTGTGGCTGCACCGCCTTTGTTTACTTTTTTCAACAAAGCAGGATTATTTCTAACTCTTGCTCTTCCTAAATTTGCCGTTTGTGCTTCCGGTGCGGTTCCTTGAGGAGCGGTTGTTTCTTTTCCTACGTCAGGAGCAGGACCTTGCTGATCAGGATTTACAACAGTTCTTGTATTTGATTCTGGTGACGGGTTGCCACCTACGTAGAATAAATTATCTATCTGTATATCAAACCCAATTATGTCTGCATTCTGCCCCGTATAGATGTAGTCGTATGACTTTGTAATTTTCTTCGCTAACTCTCCGTATCCAATTGGCATACTTGTTGGGTTAGAAAAAACTGTATGATGTACTTTGTACGGAACAACTCTGTAGATTATCTTACGAGCATAATCTCCAATAATGGGGTCAAAATCTAAGTACTCCATCTGGCCGTCAATCCTAAACCATGTAATCATACCGGCAGCATCAATTTCTGCATTAGTAATTGTTCGTTTTGCAAACAACGATGTTGTTACTACAGAATTAATAATTTCCATTATTGTCTGCGACTGGGAGAAATAGAAAGTTCGTTTTTCAACATCTATTTCCATCTTATCTCGTTTTAGTCGACCTGTCTTTTCGTCGACTACATCTTCAGGATGTTTAAAAACAAAGTTGCCGCCTGTTGTAGCATCAAATCCAAAACCAGACTGGCCAAATGGGTTTTGACCGTATTGACCCGATAATCCTTCGTATGTACTTGCTGCTACTGCCGACCCTTTAATTGTAGTTGTTGAACTTGGAGTACTTGATGTTGTTGCTCCTTTTGTATCCGGTAGTGTTAAAACTGTAATCTCTGATGAGGCAGATGTTGGAAAATGAATTTCGTAAACATCTGGTGAACCTATTTTTCCTTCATCCACTAAATTTTGTTCATTTTGATTAAGTTGCGCACACAGACTTTTTTCTCCAGAAACTAAAATTTCATCAACAGTTCCGGTTCTTGTTGCTGTTAAACTGATGTCTTTATACATAGTTGCCATAACATCTGACATAGTTTGATGATTAGTTGGCACTGCCTGGATTGAATAAACACATCCTCCTTCGTTGACATTAAATGTTGCTTTTGTTATGTACAAAACAAAATATTTAGGTTTTACAGTACTCAAAATTTTTCCTGTCTCACTCCATCCTTTGATGTCAAGTCTAAGTAGGAACGGTGCTGAAAAGTAATCCGGCCAGCCTGCTTTAATTGCGGCCACTTGTAAACTTTGAAGTAGCAATCCCATACTATACGGTTCAATAACTTCAAAGTCAAACTTTATGGCGTTGGTGTTACCGGTTTTCGGTCCAGGAGCAATAACTGTTTTCATTTTAAAATTTTCAATATAGTACTCAGGTGAACCGTGTTTTGTATTTGTTCTAAGGTTGTCGCCACGTCCAGCACTTGAAAAAATAATGCTTGATTCAGAAACTGATCCTGTATCAATATTGATATCAAAAAAGTCAGCAAACGATAAATCATCTGTTCTATATAACGACGGATTATTAAACTGTTCAGGTGTTAATACAGCCAGTGTCCATAAAGGTGAAAAAGATGCAAAGTGTTCTAATGGATTTTCAACAAGATTTTGTAGATTGTGTCTTGGGTTAGGGTGTGTCATGCCTAACTCTGCTTCTTCTACAGTTGGTTTTCCACCTACTATTTTATTAACTGCACTTTCAAAAACAGACCCTGTGGTAATTTTTGCTAATGCTTCGGGAAGATTTTTAGGAACTGCTGCAGGTATGTTTGGAGTTCCGTCTGGTTTTTTATTCTGATAAGCATCTAACTGAGATTGTGTACCATATACTCTTGCTTTTTGTCCGCTAATTGTTGTTTCAATATACGGCTTAGTTCTATCTATATTGAAGTTTACTGTTTGGCCATTACTTTGTAATCTACGTTCGATAAATTCGTCGGCCATGTTAAACTCCTAAGTATTTTTCTAAGTTGCTCTTCTTTGGCAGATAAATTTGTGTTCCTGGAATAAAATCAAAAATAGGGTCTTTTAAAATGCTCATGTTTCTTTGAGCAAACACCCACCATAACTTTTCATTTTCATATAAATCATATGCTAACAAGTCTGGTCTAAATTTGTATTGATTTTCAATAACGTATTTGTAATCACTATCTTCTGAGGGCACCGGGCGAATTCTTAATAGATCCAAGTATAATGCTGTTTCGCTTGTATTACTCCATGGTGAAGATTTTTTATAGGTTGCCATATTATAAGTATCCTATTCTTCCATTTTGAGCCATCTTTCCTGAAGCAAAATCTGCCAAGTTGAACTTTCTCATTCCTGCTCTGTTGTAAATTGGCGCTAATTGAACATTAATTGTGCTCAATGTAGGAACCATTGTGTTTGTTCCAAATGTATCACATTTAATATATTGTACATCTGGTGGTAAATCTACTGAAAAACTCTTTACAACAACAGGAACCCTGTCAAAAACACTTGCTCCGTATCCTGACAAATAACAAATTATTGGCGGGTTTCCTACTAAATCGCCCTGTCCATAAAACATCTTTGTTGCTGTACGGAAAAATGTTGTTGCGGCAATCCAGTACGCTGCATCCGCTGATGTCTCTGATGGGAACTGTCCGGAAATATTAATATCGTCCACTTGTGAGTTCTTATATGCGAGGAAAGGATAATTATTATGTGTAGGATCAATGCTTGAATAATTTGCACTTGTCGCAAGGTCTATAGTTGGCAGTATTGGAAATACAACACCGCCTGTTGATGATAACCTGCTGAACAACGGGTTTTGGCCAAAATAAGACCACTCGCAAGTAATTTTAACACGCCAGTCGTCTTTAGTGCCGGGTGTTAATTTTATTTCTTGTCCTGAACTGTCAAATAATTCAGCGCCACTTGGGAGATTTATACCTCTTTTGAGACTTAATATATCATTTAACGAGCCTGCGGCTTTAGACAATCCAGAAGCAATGCCTTTTATCCCACCGGCTAAATCGCCGCCAGTTAGTTTACTTAAAGACGACGTTATTTCTGCGCCTCCCGGAAACTTTGATGCCAACGCAGAAGCATCCGATGCAAGAGAAGATAAGGAAAATCCGTTACCGCTCGGTAAAGCAGACGACACAGGGTTAGAATCTGCTGCCAGGTATGAAGCATCACCCCAATCTACATCTTCATCCCAATCGTCTTCATCGGACCCTGTAGCGCCGTTTAAGCCTGATCCAACACCGCCCGATAGTCTTGTAACTGCTTCATCTAACTTTACTTTGGATTCTGCTACGCCTGCGTCAATTGCGGCTGGTGCTTCTGATGCTACTGTCTGCACTTGTTCTGTGATTCCAGAAACAAGTTTAGCAAAAGGGTTTCCAGACAAACTAAATCCGCTACCGCCTTCGCCAAAGCCAAGGGCGTTAGTTAAACTTTCATTGAGCGCACGATTAGATGCCACTTGCTCTGCTGTGATTCCATTCGGATCACCTGATTGTGCATTAATTCGTGCTGCTTCTTCTGCAGGAGTATTTGGATATGTTTTTTTGGCCATTTTGGTAAAATTTCTTCCTTATTACTCTATTTATTTCAGTAATAATGTGCTATTATAATAACCTTAGGAGATTAATTAGAGACCATGCAAAAAAGAGTAAACTATTTAAATAACAAAGACCTGTTAAAAGAAATACACAATTCTAAGAATACATTTTGTTCCTTTACAGAACCAGAATACCATAGATTTGATATTATCTTAGATGATATTGATAAAATTAATGTCAGAACAACTGCTGAAGCAAAACGTGCTCGAGCAAAACGACTATCACAAATTGCACACGAAGAAGCAATGATTGCTGCGGGTAAAAAATTACCTGCTAAAGAGTTTGAAATCGATTATAAAAAAGTTGCCAAGACTGATGTGATATTTCGTATCATGACGTTTGATCATATCCCAGAAGATCCTAAACGTAAAAAAACTAAAAAAACTGTTGCGGATCATCATGTCAAATTAAATTTTCCACCGTTTCAACACTGGAAGTTTGACGAAAACGACAATCTTATCTGTGTAGGTAAAAGTCACTGGGAGGGCGGTATGCACAACGGTCACTTCAATCCTAAAAAAGGACAAGCAACTAACGAACTTGCTAAGATGTGGATGAAATTGTGTGAAAGATACGCAACACGTGGTAATGTTCGTGGTTATACCTATAATGACGAAATGCGAGGGCAGGCTATTTTACAATTAGCACAAATTGGTTTGCAATTTGACGAGTCTAAGTCAGACAATCCATTTGCTTATTATACAGCCGCAGTTACTAATTCATTTGTTAGAATTATTAACATTGAAAAACGTAACCAAAACATACGTGACGATATTTTAGAAATGAATGGCTTAAATCCAAGTTGGACCAGACAAAATCAAGGTGTTGATGAGCGTGCCGCAGAACGTGCATACGCCGGAACAGATTCTTCCAATAACGATTGACAAACAACTATTTTGATAGTATAATATTATAAGAATGGAGTAACTATGCCATTATTTAAAAAAGCGGCTTGCTTTACAGATATACACTTTGGTATGAAAAGTGGTAGCCGCACACATAATAACGATTGTGAAAACTTTGTAAAATGGTTTTGCAAAGAAGCAAAAGATGCAGGTGCTGAAACTTGCATCTTTCTTGGTGACTGGCATCATAACCGTGCTACTACCGACGTAAGCACAATGAACTACACAGTTTCAAATCTCGAAAGACTAAATGAAACATTTGAAAAAGTATATTTCATTTTAGGAAATCACGACCTATTCTACAAGGAAAAGAGAGAGATTAACTCTGTAGAATTTATGCGACTGTTTCCAAACATTATTCCTATTAGAGAACCGTTCACAGAAGGCGATGTTACTATCCTTCCGTGGCTTGTAGGTGATGAATGGAAAACTGTTGAAAAAGATACAAGCAAATATATGTTTGGGCATTTTGAATTACCATCATTCTATATGAATGCTATGGTGCAGATGCCAGATCACGGAACACTACAAAAAACACATTTTAAAAATCAAGACTATGTCTTTAGTGGTCACTTCCATAAGAGACAAAGCAATAATAATATTCACTATATTGGTAATGCGTTTCCGCACAACTATGCAGATGCATGGGATGATGATCGCGGTATGATGTTGCTCGATTGGGGCGGTGAACCAGAGTTTCGTACTTGGCCAAAGCAGCCTGTATATAGAACATATAAATTAAGTCGTTTGTTAGACGATCCTGACAGTGAGTTACGTGAAGGAATGCATTGTCGTGTCACTATTGATGTTCCTATTAGTTTTGAAGAAGCAAACTTTATTAAAGAAACATTAATTCCTCAATACAACTTAAGAGAACTAATGCTTATCCCTGAAAAGGTAGAAGTTGAAGAACAAAACTCTACTCCTGTTGATATTAACTTTGAAAGCGTTGATACAATTGTTATGAATCAGATCGAAGCAATTGAATCAGATGCTTTTGACAAGAAAATGCTATTGGACATTTATAGACACCTATGATCAAAATTAAGAATTTAACCGTAAAAAACTTTATGAGCGTGGGCAATCAAACTCAGGCCATTGACTTTGATAGAGGACATTTAACTCTTGTTTTAGGCGAGAATTTAGATTTAGGCGGAGATGACAGCGGTAGCCGTAATGGCACTGGTAAAACTACAATCATCAATAGTTTAAGTTACGCAATATACGGTCAAGCACTTACAAACATTAAGCGTGATAATCTTGTCAACAAGATTAACAACAAAGCAATGCTTGTTACTTGTACTTTTGAAAAAGACGGTGTTGAATATCATATTGAACGCGGTCGTAAACCTAATACACTTAATTTGTACATTAACGGCCAGGAACAAGAAAATGACGATAGTGAAAGTCAGGGCGATAGTAGAGAAACACAGAAAGAAATTGAACAAATCTTTGGCATGAGCCATGATATGTTTAAACATTTAGTTGCCTTAAACACTTACACAGAACCATTTTTAAGTATGCGAGCAAATGATCAACGTATGATTATCGAACAGTTGCTTGGTATTACTATGCTGTCTGAAAAAGCAGACAACTTAAAAGAGCAAATTAAGCAAACAAAAGATGCTATTACTACAGAAAACACTCGCATCGAAACAATTAAAGCAAGTAATGACAGAATTTCAGAAAGCATTGCTGGTTTAGAACGTAAGCAATCCTTATGGAAAACAACAAAAGAGAAATCAATCTTAGATTTACAAAAAGCAATTAAAGCCTTAGAGGCTATCAACATTGATGCAGAGATTGATGCTCACAGATGTTTAGATGATTACAACGAAAAGAAAAAACTAATTACCGAAGCGCAACGTTGGATTGCCAGCATTGAGGCAGATAACACAAAACAAGAAAATACTATTGCAAAATTAGATAAAGAGATTGCATTATTAAAAGAACACAAGTGTCATACTTGTGGACAAGAACTGCACGACCAGCAACAAGAAGAAATTTTAAAAAGTAAAGACGAACAAAAACAAGAAGCCGCATTACAACTTCTTGCTAATGAAACACAATGGCAAGAGCACACTGATGTTATTTCAAAGATTGGTGAATTAGAGCCATGTCCTGCTACTCAATACGACACACTCGAAGAAGCACTCAATCATCGCAGCACATTAGAAAGTTTACAAAAAGAAATTGAAACAAAACAATCAGAAACTAATCCTTATACAGAACAAATTGAAGAATTAAAAGAAAGCGCCATTCAAGAAGTTAGTTGGGATACTGTAAACGAACTTACTCGTGTTAAAGAACACCAAGACTTCTTGTTAAAACTGCTTACAAACAAAGATTCATTTGTACGTAAACGTATTATTGATCAGAACTTAGCATTCTTAAATCAGCGTTTAACGTATTACTTGGCAAAGATCGGTTTGCCACATATAGTGGAGTTTAATAATGATTTAACTGTGATAATTACACAGTTAGGTCAAGATTTAGACTTCGATAATCTATCAAGAGGGGAACGAAACAGACTCGTTTTAGCAATGAGTTGGGCATTCCGTGATGTATGGGAGAATCTATATCAAAGCATTAACCTCTTATTCATTGACGAATTAGTCGACAGCGGTATGGATAGTGCCGGCGTTGAAAGTGCCATTGCGGTACTTAAAAAGATGACTCGTGAAAGAGAGAAGAATGTTTTCTTAATTTCACACAAAGACGAGTTAATCAGTCGTGTAAACCAAGTTCTAAAAGTTATTAAGGAAAATGGTTTTACAAATTATAGTACGGATGTAGAAATTTTGGAATGAGCACTGAATCGCACGACGAAATGATCCATGCATTCCAAGAATATTTTAAATGGCAGGATCGATTTGAGTACCATGGCTCGGATGAGGCAGGTATTAAAGCACGATTTTGGCTCAGCGAAATACGAAATCAGGCGAGTATCAGGCGAGTAGAAATACAAGAAAAACGTAAGGCAAGAAAAGCAGCCAGAAAAGGCATGGTAGGGAGACCAAAAAAGCATAACTAATAGCGTTATGCATTGGACCCACGAAGGCAAAATAGTAGACTCGATTTCCGACGAATACGAAGGTTTCGTCTATCTCATAACAAATCTAAAAACCGGGCAAAAATATATAGGCAAAAAACTTGCTAAATTTAAAACTACTAAACCACCACTCAAAGGACGAAAAAACAAACGTCGAGGCACAAAAGAAAGCGATTGGAAAACCTATTGGGGTTCTTCAGATCGTTTAAACGCAGATGTCCAAGCATTAGGCCCGGAAAACTTTACCAGAGAAATACTTTATTTTTGCAAAAACAAGGCAGAGATGTCCTACATAGAGGCAAGAGAACAGTTTGACCGCCGTGTATTAGAAACAGATGATTATTATAACGGTATTATAGCAGTGAAAGTAGGCGGTTCAGATAAACTTAGAAAAGCACTTTTAGAACAATCAATCAAACAAAAGGCAAAAAACACTACCAAATAAGCCCGCACCGGCGCAGTTATGGTGCCCTGAATCCCTTCTGATGTGAGAGGGTAAGGAATCTGGTTGGTAGCAGAGAACTCAGCCACTACCCGTAATGGATGAGGATCGCTTAAACCCTGCGATTTGGCTGTTTGATAGGAATGTTAAAAGGTAAAAAGAGAGTAGAGAATACTCAGGCTTATTATAGAAGTCAGCGTTTTTATAATAAGTTGCCGTTGTACGTAAGATACGAGGACGGGTTGAGCAGGTAACGGACAACCGCCTGCGCAATGTGCAATAATTTGCACATTATAGTACAAAAAGTACATTAATGTGCATATTTTTGCACATTATAGACCTAACGCTGTTGTGAACTGGGGAACACAGATAATGTTCAAAACCCTTTGAGCCCGGCAACGGGCTTATTGTGACTGAAGAATCAAGATAATGCTAAAACTGCTTCGCAGTTAATATTTCTCCCACATAAAACATTTCACATCTTGCACATCTTGCTAATTATTAGAGAAGAGAAAGTGGCGCTTGAGCAAAGCGAAAAGCGCAAGCGAGCTTTAGCTCGCTTTTAAAATAAATAACACATATGTTAGGAACACTTTAATAATGCGTATTAATGATTTAATCTCTGAAAATAATGTAGAGCTCGATGAAAAAGCACAAGGTATGTTATCTCGTATGGGTAACAAACTTCTTAAGAAGATGCCTGGACAAATGGGTGCTAATGCAGATGTTCGTTTACAAATTGGAGATGAAGCCAACGCATTACAAAAAGATTATTATCGCTATCTTGCAGGAACAAAACAGCAGCCAACTTCAGATAATGTACTTGCATTTCTTAGAAAGCGTGGTTATCCTACAGGAAACGTTGAAAAACTCATTGGAGTTGAAACAACTTCAAGCAAAGTTGGTAAAGCAGTGGGCAAAGGCGCGGTTAATGTTGCTAAAGGTGTAAAAGCAGCAGCATCTGGTATTGCTGACTTAGGAAAAGCAGCAGTTGACGGTGCTAAAGCAGGCATGGCTGCACAAGATAATAAGCAAGGTCCACAAGCAGATGCTCCTAAAGCAGAACCTACACAACAAGTAGCAGCACCTAAACAAGATATTGCTGCGGCTAACGCTGATCGATCGCAAAATGCGGCTCCTGCTCCGCAGGCTGCTAAACCTGCACCTGACAAGAGTGCAGAACAACCAACCAAGGCTGTTCCAAGTGGTGACGGTATTAAAATTGCCGCTGCTAAGAAAAAGCCATCAGGTAACGTACAACCAAAAATAGCCGCCGGTGAAAGTGTTGATTATACTATTGAAGCACTTATGGAAAAACTGTCAGGCGGTCAACTTGATAAAATCTTTATGTTGGCTGTGCAAGATGCTGTACGTAGAGACTACGGCGGTGAAAAAGTTGACACGGGCACAGGCTCTGCTCCAGAAGGTGATAACAGTTTCTTTGGTGGGGTTAAGAAAGGTGCTGATGCTGCTAAAGATACTCCAACAGCAGCAAGCAAGCCTGAACCAGCAGCAGATGAACCTGAGCAAGAAGCACCGGCTGAGCCAAAATATAAAGCAGGTGATGTTGTTACTTGGAAAAATAAAAACGACCAAGACGTTAAGGCATACGTTATTCACGCTAACGACAAAGAAATTGAATATGCTCAGAGTGTTGCAGGCCAACGTCATTCAAAATTGCCTCTTGATGCACACCCTGAACTTAAAGTAATTGACAATCAACCGCAAGCAGCCAAGGCATTACTACAAAAGTTTCCAGAGCCGCAGTTAATTAAACAAACTGCACCACAACCTACACAAAGCGATACAAGTCAGAGTGGCGCTGCCGTTAAGGATAATGGGCAGCAGCAGACGCAACCTGCGCAGGACCAAAAGGTTGGCGCCACACCATCACAACAACCGTTGCCAACGAATGTTAAAAATATACTTGATAAATTAACGCAGGCAGAAAAGTCATCGCTATTAGGAATGTTATAATGAGAATTACAAACGTTACAGAACAAGTTTTAACAGAGCAAATGATTGCAGAACGTTTTGTTAAAGACATTGAGCATTATGTTATTGAAGCAAACTTAACTGCTGATCAAATTAACGATATTTTTACAGCCGCTGAAACAGGCCAAACAAACGCAGGCAATAATAGAACCGCAATCGGCAAAGGTAAAGACGCAGCAGACTTTATTAATAACAAAATGAAAGAGTTAACCAAAGCAGTGGCTAACTCGGGTCCAGTACAAAACATGGATCAAAAGTTTGAAGAACTAAAAACAAAAATTACAGCAGAAAATCCAAAAGTAGCAGGAGCAATTCAGCAAGTAAGCGACTGGGCAAAAGCAAACCCCGGTAAGGCTTCAATTGCGGTTATGATATTAACTACTGCCGCCGGTATGGTAGGCGGACCACTCGGTGGTGCTATTGGTGGTTTCCTTGCAAGAGCAACTAAAGACCTACTAAAAGGCGACAAACTTTCAACAGCAGTTGGTAAGAGTGCTAAGACAGCAATGATTGGTGCGTTAATTGGTATGGCATCAGACTACATCGCTAAAGATGAAATTGAAGCAATTGCTACTGCCGGTAACGATGAGATTGCTGACATTAAAGCAGCGATGTCAGACGCAAACTTTGGCGATGCTGTTGATAATATGCCACCTGATCTAAAGGCAGCATGGGAAGCAAATCCTAATTTAGATCTTTATGATACAACCTACCGTCAAAGTATTACATTTGGCACAGGGTATGGTGCAAGTTACGACGGTGTACTAATGCCTGATCAAAAAGATATGTTGTATTCGCTAAGTAAAACAATGGATGCAGCATGGGATGTTGATCCATTCAGTGTTGAAACACGCCAGGCAGCAATTAAGTATGTCGAATATCTTCGTAGTTTAAAAGATACAAACGCAACATTAAATGATGTGTCGGGTTGGTTGGCAGGTGCTAAAGATTTAACACCTGCACAATTGGAAATTGTAAGAACACACGAAGGTAGTTTAAAAAGTCTTGTTGACAACTTGAAAGCAGCATCAGATGCAGGTAGTGCGGCAGCACAAGGTGTTGCCACTGGAGCACTTGGTAATAAAAAGAAACCACAAGAAAGTTTTGTACCAGGTAAGAAACTATCAGAAGGACAAATCTACTTATTATTCAAAAGGTTAGCAACGGTAAACCAACAATGGTTAGACGAAGGTATTATTTTTGAAAGTGTATTTGATGCTGTTAGAAAACAACAAATAAATGAAGAAGATTGGTTAGATACAATTAAAAAGACTGTAGGCGGTACAATATCAAATATTAAAACAGCACGAGATATTGCACCTGACTGGGATGCTGCAATAAAAAGTAAAGACCCTGCACAAATCGAAAAAGGCATTTCTAACATGGCCGATAAGATGGGTATAGATAAAAATGATCCGGGATACAAAAACTGGGCAGGCAGCCAGAGATATAAAGCATATAAAGCCGCTGACATTATGCACGACGTAACAAGTGCAGCCGAAAAGAAAGTTGCCCCAATGTCTACTATAGAAGTACCTGGAGTAAAAGACGACGAGTGGGTTAAATTTGGTGAACATTCTATTGAAGAAGGTCCTATGGACGCTATCAAAAAAGGTGTTGGTGCAGTTAAAGGTGCAGTCAAAGGAGCGGCAGGATTTGTCGGAGACAAATTAAAAACAGCAGGAAAAAATTTAACTACTAAAGTTACCGCTGACAAATTAAAGAAAGCATGGAAGAAAGCAGGATCTCCAACAGATTCAAATGCTGTTGCTGCTATTTTAGCACAAGCAGGTGTTAACGCAGAAGTTGTTAACACTGTTTATAAAGACATGGGTATTGAAGCACCTAAAGCCGTTCCGTCAAAACAACCTGCATCAGATGCACAAGGTGCAAGTGATACAGGTTCTCCACAAGGTTCAGAAGTAGCGAGCAGCGGAATTAATATTCAAGATTTGGCAGATACTATTAAACGTAAAGGTTATACTGCACAGGTAAAAGCATATCTTGGCGCTGCTTAAAAGAACGGTAAGTTTGTTTTCTTAGTAGTTTCTATATTATCTTTAATAATCTCACCAATAATTTCTCTTTCCTCAAAACTCATATTCACAAGTTCACTGTAAGAAAGACCTCTCATGTACCAACACATTCTGAGTAATTCTTTCTTCAGTTCTCGTGCCTGTTTATCAAGTTTCTCGGTAAACTGCAAGATCTCCGGCGTTGAGAGGGTTAAGATCTTGCTGCGAAAAAATTTGATTGATCTAAAGTAATATTGACGTCAAACTTACTATGACATTCTGCACATTCAACTTGACGGATTTTAAAATCTAAATCTGTTTTCATTTGTTCTAAACGTCCGTAGATTGCATCAAAAATTTCTTTAGGTGCATTACTAATAAATTCTTTAATTGTATTACTATCTTTTTCACTTCCTTCAGGAGTTTCAATTTCAGTAATACAACCTGCAATCATATCAATGCTTAATTCTGTTAGTTTAACAAAACTTGCACCAAATCGTTCAAGTTTCTCTTCGTCACTCATAGATTCACTATTCACAATGTCAAAGATTTTTTGTTGTTCGATATTCTTAATTGCTGTTTTTGTAATTTCCCTATAGGAATATGGACGTATATGTACAGTAAGATCATCAATAACAATTGTATCTTTATAGTCAAATTGTGAGATATTACCTAAGTAAGCAGTAAGACTTAAATTATATTCGTTTTCGTGTCCACAAGAAGTACAATTGGCCGTAACTTCTAACTCTTCGCCGTATGTTGCAATTCTAATAGCAACAAGACACGCATCTAAGTCAATACTTGGCATCTTCCATGCATCTTTAATTGACGGAATACAACTTTGAATAACTTCAACAGTTGATTGGCCGCTCATTAACGCATCTGGAGTTTTATACATCAATTCATCTTTAGCAGTCATAGCATAAACAGCATATTTCCCATCTTCAGAACGATCTAATGCTCCATCTGCATAGAAGTTACCTTTACTTGGCAACTCTAAATATACTTTAGGCTGTCTATAGTACTTCTGTAAAACACTACCTTTTGGTTGTTCGGCAGTTTGATTTTGATCCATTTTTTATCTCCGATAAATAAACTTATAAAGTTTTCAGCATTGTATTTATATGCGCACTTTACTGGGATAAAATAAAATATGGCAGAAGTTACAGGCGACATTGGTGGTAGTTCGGTACAACTAAACAATGCCGCAACTGAATCAACACTAAGAGAACTCCTCGCAGCAATTAATAGTATGTCAGCCAAAATGGGTGGCAGTGGCGCCGGTGCGGCTGGTGTTGACAAACTTAGTAAAGAAGCAATAAAGGCAGCACAAGCAGGTCATCGCTTTGGCCGAGAAATGGACCGTTTAGAAGATGGTGCTGGACGATTAAAAGATGAGTTTGACGATGCTCAAGATTCGCTTGAGTCGTTTAATGCTAAAGCCAATATGGCTAAGAATGCTCTTGGAACACTTAGTAAAGGGTTAATTGGAGCAGTTGGCATAATTGGTAACGTTGCTGGAACAGTAAGCCAGTTAGGAAATAGTTTCTCAGGCGTTGCTGATGCATTTAGTCAATTACCATTAGGTATTGGCGATGTTGTTGGAGCGGTATTTAAACCAGTTGCAGCAGCGGCTGAATCAAGTTACAAAGCATTTACTACTGGAGCATCAGTTGGTGCTAACTTCAACGGTAGTGTAAGTCAAATGATTCGTTCTGCTTCAGAAGCAGGATTAACAATAGACGATTACAGTACTATAATTTCGCAAAGCGGAGAAGCTCTACGTTACTTGGGCGGTTCTACAGAAGACGGTGCTAAAAACATGGCTCGTTTAACTGGCATTTTGCGCAAAGGCGAACAGGGATTTGGAACACTGAATGCCCAACTTGCAAACTTAGGTTATACAACAGCAGATACCGCTAAAGCAATGGCTACGCAAGCCAGACACAACGCTATTCTTAATAGAGGTAGACAACTTTCTGATAAAGAATTAATTGCTTCAACAGGTTCTTATTTGAAATCGTTGGATGCTGTTTCCAAGTTAACTGGTAAGAGTAAAGAAGCACTTGAATCTGAATTAGAACAACGAATGACCGATGCACAATTCCAGGTAGCAACTCGTGGAATGCAGGCAGAAGATGCTAAACGGTTAAGTTTGTATATGAGTACCCTTGGTCCTGAAATGGGCGATGCATTTAAAGAAATGATTGCAAGGGGTAACTTGTCCGGAGAGGCAACTCAAAAGTTGATGGAAACTAATCCTCAACTTGCAAGAGAGATGCTCGCTGCGGCAAAACAAACAAAAGCAAGCGGACAGTTTACAGCAGACGGAATGGCTGCTTTAGATGCGCAAGTTGTATCACACTCCAAGGCAATGGTTGACAATCAGAAAGTTGTTACCCAAGCAACATATATGACAGACCGTTACGGCCAGGTTTACGTTGATCAAACATTAGCAGCAAGTCGTAATGCAGACGACTTACGGAAAATTAACGAATCAGTAAGCAAAGTTCCTGATACGCTGAAAGACGGCAGCGATCGAATGGGTGCAAGTTTTAAAACAGCTCAAGAAACAATTGCTCAAGAATCAAATAAGATGCTTGCAACACTTGTTGAAAGTGACGCATTTGATCAAATGATTGATGCATATAAAGCAGCAGCCACATTTATTAACGAACACATGGGCGACGCCCTTAAACTTGTAACAGATAATCTTAAAGAACTTGCCCTTGCTGCTGCTGGACTATCTGCTGCAACAATGTTATTATCTGGCGTACAAGGATTTAAAGGTCTTAGAAGCGCAATTGCAGGATTTAAATCTACAAAAGCAGCCGCAGCCGCTGCTAAGACAGCACCTAAAGTAGCAGGTGCTGGTACAAGTAGAGTAACCAGCGCCGCTGGTGTAGCAGATGATGTAGCAGGAGCAGCAACTAAAGGTGCTACTTCCGCAGCAGATGATGTAGCAAGAGCAGCAGCAAACTCGGTAGACGATGTAGCAAGAGCCGGATCAAACGTTGCAGGTGCGTTAAATAAAACAGTAAAAGTGTTAGGACCTGTTGCAACTGTTGCTGCTGGAGTATATGAAGGATACACAGGATTTACAGATGCTGAAGCAAAACTTCAAGCAGGTGAAATCACTGAAAAACAAGCAAACATAGAAAAGACCGAAGCCATAGCCGGTGCTGCAGGTGGCGCTGCCGGTGGTTGGGGCGGAGCATCAGCAGGTGCTGCCCTTGGAACATTGATATTACCGGGTGTAGGTACAGTAGTTGGCGGTATTGTTGGCGGCTTAGCAGGATACTTTGCAGGTAGTGAAGGAGCAAAAGCAATATCAGGACCAATTGCCGATGCTTTAACTGGCCCTGATACATTAAAAGATCTTGAAAACAAAGCAGCAAAATTAAGAGAAACAATAGCCGAAGGCACTGGAATTACAAATTGGTCAATTGAAGATGAACAAGCAGAGTTAGCAGAATTACAAAAACAAATTGAACGTATTAAGTTAGAGCAACTTAAAGCAGAAGCAAGACAGAATTCAAGCCCTGTTGTAAACCCAAATGCTCCAAAAATGTCTCCAGTAGATAGCGAAGTTAAAAAATTGCAAGCCGAAAAAGAAGCCGCACAAAAAGAAAAAGAAAAATTAGAAAAAGAAAAGCAAGAACAAGAAGAATTATCAAAAGACGATCACTTAGGAGCAAGCCTTCAGAAAGACCAAACAACCTTGCTTACTAAGTTAAATAGTAACATAGAAGAATTAGTACGATTAGCAAATACGCAATTAACAGTTGATAAACAACAACTTAGTGCAATTCAAGGTAATTCAATGGATCTGTTTAGTACTGTATAAGAGAATTTAAATGAGTTGGAAAAAATATTTTACACCTGTAAACGTAGGTAACTCTCCAGGAGCAATGAGCCCAATTAATGGCGCAGGCCGTCCGGGTCCTGCACGTTCGAACTATTCAAGTTATCTACCTGATGTTTATGCTGGTGCTCCAAACCGCATTGAGCGTTATATGCAATACGATACTATGGATATGGATTCAGAAGTAAATGCTGCACTTGATATTCTTGCTGAATTTTGTACTGGAAAAGATAAAGAAAACGCTACACCTTTCCATTTTTATTTCCGTAAGCAAGCAACCGGAACAGAGACAAAACTCTTAAAGGAAGGTTTGCAAAAATGGGTTAAACAGCAGCAATTTGAAAATCGAATTTTTCGAGTTGTAAGAAATACATTTAAGTATGGCGATCAGTTTTTCTTAAGAGATCCTGAAACTAAGAAGTTATATCACATTGACCCGTCAAAGGTAACAAAAATTATTGTAAATGAAAGTGACGGCAAAAAACCTGAGCAATATGTAATTAAAGATATTAATTTTAATTTTAAAGATTTAATTGCTACTACCCCAAGAAACACAGCCAACACTGCCCCAAGCGGAACTTCGAGCTACACGTCAGGTGGAGGCTTTGGAAGAGGTATGGTTGGCGATGTTGCTCAGACAACCGGAACACGTTTTAGCAATGAGCAAAACGAAGTTACAGTTGACGCAGCACATATTGTACACTTATCATTATCGGAAGGTTTAGACAATAACTATCCTTTTGGTACCTCGTTACTCGAGAGTGTTTTTAAAGTTTATAAGCAGAAAGAATTACTTGAAGATGCTATCATCATCTACCGTATTCAAAGAGCTCCTGAAAGAAGAATTTTCTATGTTGACGTGGGTAATATGCCTGCTCACATGGCCATGAGCTTTGTTGAAAAAGTTAAAAACGAAATACAACAAAGACGTATCCCAAGTGCAACAGGCGGTGGCGCAAGTGTTGTTGATGCCAGTTACAATCCACTTTCAACTAACGAAGATTACTTCTTCCCACAAACAGCAGAAGGTCGTGGTAGTAAAGTTGAGACACTACCAGGCGGTACTAACTTAGGTGAAATCACAGACTTACGTTATTTTACAAACAAACTATTCCGTGCTTTAAGAATTCCAAGTTCTTATTTGCCAACTGCTATTGACGAAACACCTAATACCGTTGCAGATGGTAAAGTAGGTACAGCATATATTCAAGAACTACGTTTCAACAAATACTGCGAAAGATTACAAAGCAACATTGTTGAATCGTTTGATAAAGAATTTAAGTTATGGTTATACCAGAATGGTTATAATATTGACAACGGCTTGTTTGAATTAAAATTCAATCCTCCACAGAACTTTGCTGCTTATAGACAAGCAGAACTTGATACTACTCGTGTTGCTCTTTTTGCACAAGTTATGCAAATTCCACACTTATCGAAACGATTTGCTATGAAACGTTTCTTAGGTATGTCTCAAGAAGAGATTAAAGAAAACGAACGTATGTGGATGGAAGAAAATGCAGGAAACTTACAACCTCCTGTAGAAGATATAGAAGGTGCTATGCGTGGCATTGGTATTAGTCCAGAAGGCATGAACGCCGAAATAGAAACTCAAGATGCAACTGCTACTGACGATATGGCTGCACAAGCAGAAGCACCACCACAAGATGAAGTTCCGGCTGCTCCGGAACCTACAGCATAGGTATAAATACGTTATGCTTCTAAGAGAGTTTTTTTATTTTAACGATAACACAAACGACTTTTCAAAAGATCGTAGGTACGACAGTGAGCGTGATTCTTCTGTTGTCGAAAAGAGCGACACACGAAAGATTCGTCTAACCCTACGCCAGATTAATCAATTAAGAATGCAAGCAGAAGCTCACAATGCCGAAAGAGAATCCGAACTGGGCTTCATTAGACAAATGTACGGTACCCCAGTTGCAGCAGAAGCCGAAGCATAAAGAGATAGCATTCGTTTTAGGAAACGGAAATAGTAGACTTCATGTGAATCATGATAGTTTATTTGATATTGGAACTGTTTACGGATGCAACGCTCAGTATAGAGAATTTTCCCCTGACTACTTAATATGTGTTGACGTGAAAATGGTCAACGAAGTCATTGCATCTGGCTATAATAAAGAACACACAGTATGGACAAATCCTAATAAAGGTGTGTCAAATAAGAAGAATTTGAGCTTTTTTAACCCACATAAAGGGTGGTCGAGTGGACCTACAGCACTATGGCTTGCTGCAACAAACGGACACAGAGAGATCTTTATTCATGGTTTTGACTATCAAGGTCTTAACGGAAAGTTTAATAACATTTATGCTGATACATTTAACTATAAAAAATCAACAGATTCGGCAACTTTTTTTGGAAATTGGCTTAATCAAACTGAAAAAGTAATAAAGGAATTTCCACATACACGCTTCTATCGTGTAATAGAAACCGGTTCTTTTATACCAGATAAGTTAGGAAAACATTTAGCGAATTTAAAACATCTTGATTACAAAGAATTTGAAAATCGCTTCAATGGCACTACTTATTTGGCAAAATGAATCAAAAAAACACCATTTAATGGTGATTTTGTAACTATTATGTAAATAATACTGACGCCCTTATCATATATAGGAGATTTAGACATGGCAGATAAAGAATTACTATCTCAAATGCTTGAGCATTTGGTAAACGAAAATCAAGAGAAAGCAGAAGAGCTTTTCCACGAGTACGTGGTTAGCAAATCACGTGAAATCTACGAGTCATTAATTGAAGAAGAATTAGATGATGAAGTTTCAGAAGAAGTCGAAGAAGAAGTAGACGAAGCAACTGACGAAGAAGTAGATGAGTCAAGTGACGACGAAAAAGTAGACGAGTCAAGTGACGAAGAAGTAGACGAAGAATTTGAAGATATCGCTATCGAAGCAGACGATGAAATGGATGCTGACATGGGTGGCGATGCTACTGATGATCTTGCTGGCGAAATCGAAGACGGCGAAGAAGGTGACGACGAAGGTGACAAGTCTGAAGAAGAATTATTCCAAGACTTAGACGCTATTGTTGATGAGCTTCAAGCAAAATTTGACGAGCTAAAAGGCGAAGAAGAAGGTGAAATGGACGACATGGAAGGCGAAGAAGAAGCATTCGCACCTGAGTCAGATGAAATGTCTTTTGAAGATGAACTTGCAACTGTACGTGAGTATGTTGAAAAAGTTAGCGGCGGCGCAGCATCATCAGAAACTACAGCAGACAATAAAAAGAGTGTTGTTGATAACATGAAAAACGATATGGGCGGTACTAACGCAAACATCGTTAAAAGCAGCAGCGAAGAAAAAGGTCGCACTGCACCTTCTGCAAAAGAAGATAACGCAGGCAACGTAAATACTCCAGGTTCAAAGAACGCTACTAAGATGTCAAACGAGCCAGGACACGGTGCTGAGAAAAAAGGTAAAGCAGAAGAAGCAGACAACACTGACTCACTTTTCCGTGGCCGTAGATAATTAGAGAGGAAACTAAGGTGAATACTACTCTAACAGAACATCTGAGTTTTGACCAGGCTAAGATCGTCCTTGAGCAAGAAGAAGGTGAAAACGGTAAGTCAATGTACTTGAATGGAATTTGCATTCAAGGTGACATCCGTAACCAAAACCAACGTGTTTATTCTTCTAAGGAAATTGATAGGGCTGTCAAGACACTCAACGAACAGATCTCTGGCGGATACTCTGTGTTAGGGGAAGTTGACCACCCTGAAGATTTACGTATCAACTTGGACCGCGTCAGTCACATGATTACTAAAATGTGGATGGACGGTCCAAACGGCTACGGAAAACTTAAATTACTACCGACTCCAATGGGCCAATTAGTAGAAACAATGCTAAAAAGCGGAGTCAAATTAGGTGTAAGTTCGAGAGGTTCAGGTGAAGTTGACGAAAGCGGTAATGTTCATGGATTTGAAATTATTACTGTTGACGTTGTAGCTCAACCATCTGCACCTGGCGCTTACCCAACACCAGTATATGAACACCTTATGAACAATAAAGGTGGCTATCAGGCTTATAAATTAGCACAAGAAGTCAAAGGCGACCCACAGGCACAACGATACATAGCAGAAAGCCTTAAGAAAATTATTTCAAGGCTTAAGTAACAAGGAGAATCACAAATGCTTGAATTAGTAAAACAATTGTTTGAAAACAATGTGATTTCCGAAGAAACCATGTCGGAAATAGAAACCGCTTGGGAAACAAAAATTAACGAAGCAAAAGAAGAAGTTACTACTTCACTTCGTGAAGAATACGCTCAAAAGTATGAGCATGATAAGACTGCGATGGTCGAGGCTGTGGAGTCAATGTTAGCAGACCGCATTGAAGCGGAACTAACAGAGTTTGCAGAAGATCGCCAAGGACTTATCGATATGAAAACTAAGTATGCTCTTAAGATGAAAGACGATGCAGTGGCTCTTGAGTCATTTGTAATGCAGAATCTTAAGAAAGAACTTGGTGAACTTCACGAAGATCGTAAAAGTGTAGCAAACAATGTTGCTAAATTAGAATCTTTCATTGTAGATGCTCTTGCAAAAGAGATTGCTGAATTCCACGCTGATAAGAAAGATCTTGCAGAAACTAAGGTTAAATTAGTTCGCGAAAGCAAGGCAAAATTCGAAGCGTTTAAGAAAGATTTTGTTGCAAAAACAACTGCAATTATTTCAGAAACAGTCACAAAAGGCTTACGTTCTGAGATGACTCAGTTGAAAGAAGACATTGAAGATGCACGTAGAAACGACTTTGGACGCAGAATTTTTGAAAGTTTTGCAAGTGAATATGCGACAAGTTACCTTAACGAGAAAAGCGAAACTGCTAAACTTCTACAAGTTGTTAAGCAGAAAGAACTTGAACTTGAAGAGGCAGCAAAAATTGTTGCAGACACAAAAGAATTGGTCGAGTCAAAAGAAGCAGAAATTAAAGTGGTCAAGGAATCTGCACAACGTAAAGACGTTATGGCAGAACTACTTGGTCCTTTAAGTGGCGACAAGCGCGAAGTAATGAGCGACTTGTTAGAATCTGTTAAGACTGATAAACTACACGCGGCATTCGACAAGTACTTACCGGCCGTTATGGACGGTGGTAGACCAGCGAAGCAAGCGTTGACAGAAGGCAAAGAAATTACAGGCGATAAACAAATTAAGGCACCACAAACCAGCGGAGAAGAAAAAACCGCTGAGATTTTTGACATCCGCAGGCTTGCGGGCTTAAAAGTTTAAGGAGAATATTAAAATGTCACAACTACTTGAAAGTCGCTGGTCAGAAACCAAAGATGCCCTTTTAGAAGGTCTTCAAGGTAACAAGCGTTCAGTAATGGATACTACTCTTGAAAATACTCGCAAGTATTTGTCAGAGAGTGCTACTGCTGGTGCTACTTCTGCCGGTAACGTTGCAACTTTAAATCGCGTCATCCTTCCAGTGATTAGACGTGTAATGCCAACCGTTATTGCTAACGAGTTGGTTGGCGTACAGCCAATGACTGGTCCAGTAGGTCAAATCCACACCTTGCGTGTACGTTATGCAGATGACTTTACTTCTGCAAGCGGTACTGATACTACTGCTGGTGATGAAGCATTATCACCATTCAAGATTGCAGAAGGATATTCTGGTAACGACGTAACTGCTGCTTCTACTGCGGCACTTGAAGGTAACGCTGGTAACAGATTATCAATTCAAATCTTGAAACAAACTGTTGAAGCAAAGACTCGTAAGTTATCAGCTCGCTGGACTTTCGAAGCAGCGCAAGACGCACAAGCTCAACAGGGTATTGACGTTGAAGCAGAAATTATGGCTGCTTTGGCTCAAGAGATTACCGCTGAAATTGATCAGGAGATCTTAGCATCTCTATCAACTTTAGCAGGTACTGCTGCACTAACTTATGATCAGGCTGCTGTTAGCGGTACTGCTACTTTCGTTGGTGACGAACACGCAGCTCTTGCAGTTCAAATCAACCGTGTTTCTAACTTGATTGCACAGCGTACACGTCGTGGTGCAGGTAACTGGGCTGTTGTTTCACCAACAGTATTAACTTTGTTACAATCTGCTACTACTTCTGCGTTTGCACGTACTACAGAAGGTACTTTTGAAGCACCAACTAACACTAAGTTCGTTGGTACATTGAACAGTGCTATGCGTGTTTACGTTAACGGTTATGCAACAAGCGATGACGTACTTGTTGGTTACAAAGGTTCTTCAGAATCAGATGCAGCAGCATTCTACTGCCCATACATTCCATTGATGAGCAGCGGTGTTGTACTTGATCCTGCTACCTTCGAGCCAGTAGTATCGTTCATGACAAGATATGGTTATGTTGAGTTAACTAACACAGCATCATCTCTTGGTAACGCTGCTGACTACTTAGGTAAAGTAGAAGTTACTTCTGCAAACCTACGTTTCGCATAAGAAGCAAACACTTTATAAGTGTACTAAAAAGGGTGGATTTAATCCACCCTTTTTTTATGTCTGTTAAATACGTGTATGGAAATACGTAGCGACAAAGACTTTCCCGCTCTAAGACAGTATCTTAGAGATATGGCTATTCGTCATTCTATTTTCAAAAAAGATGTACAGAGAATTGAAAAATCTATTGAAGATCATATAACACGTTATAGTAAGCATCTTGTAAAATATAGACAGACTAAAAGCGAGCGGTATGTTGAACATGCATACGTCGAAATAGATGAAATTAATAGAATATTAAAAACTGTAGAAAAGATCGAATTAATGGCATTGTTAAGTAGAAGATAAATACAATGTCAGATAGTGTGCCGCAACGGAGTGGCGGACTTATGGGGAATCCAACCCCGTAGCGGATAGAACCCGCATCGGACTTCTATTAAGGAGAAAACAAATGGGAAGACCACTAAACAAGAGATATTTCGGCGAACCTACTGCCGGAGGCAACGAAATTAAATGCGATTTTCACAACGGTACAGCAGTTGTTGAAGGTCATATTGTTCGTCAAAAAGGTAGCAAGAAATTTATTGTAGCAGAGATTGGCGCCGATGATACTGAGTATACTTGCTACTTAACTACTGGTAAATTAACTTCATCATTAGCCGCAGGCGAAATGGCTATTACAATGTTAATGGACGATAGTGAAACATACCAAGTTTCAAAAATCACCGGACGCAGAGCTACATTAATTGCTCCAGACGGTACAGGTTCAAACGCATATGACGGACAGTCAGTGGCATGGAACTTTACAGTATCTGCTACTGATGGCGCAGCACAAGTTGAAGAGGCCGGTGACGACGATACTGCTGGCGTTGATGACGACGATTTTGCTAATGCGTAATTGATGAGAGTTAGTTAATGGGACAGTTTATTCAGACAAGCGGCGACTACACCATTAAAACAGGTGAAGGTAACCAAATAAAATTTGATACCGGTGCCGGTATCGGTGAAGTTCGTGTAACAGGCAACTTAGTTGTTGAAGGTGATACACTTACTGTTTCGGCTGAAAACTTAAACGTTAACGATAACATTATCATTCTTAACTACGGTGAAACACAACCCGGAGTATCTTTAAGGTACTCCGGTATTCAAATCGATCGTGGTATTGGTAATGTTTCAAACTCAGGAGCAGATGGTCCTGCTTCTGTCGTATACGATGAAAATGATGATACGTGGAACTTTGCACACGGATCTCCCGAGAGTATCTGGAATTATGCAGAAAGTAAAATTCGAACCAGATCAATTTTAACGAATGCAGATACTGACGGCGGAGACTTAACATTAATCGGTTATGGTACCGGTGTAGTTAAGGTTTCAGGAACAACAAATTATCATTTGCAAGTAACAGAAAACGATCATATTCCAAATAAAAAATATGTTGACGACGCTATCCAGTTAAGTCCAACATATCAAATTAAATCGCCAGACGGTGCAGGTACCAATTCTGGAGATTCAAGAGTTATTATTGCTGATAAAGATGTTTTTCCTAATATTGTTACTCAACCAGGATCGTTGGCTGCGTTTGCTAATCAAACAGGGTATTCAACTTTTGGCGATAGTGCTATTTCTGTATTAATTGATGGTATTCTAAATACACAATTCTATTCAAACAGGGTAGTAATGCAAGGCTTAGAATACACAGGTAATGAGATTACCAATAACGATACTAATGCAAACATTTTTATTAGAACACAAGGCACTGGTAGATTACAAACTAACTACGCTTTAGAGTTAGAAGAAATTGCAGTTACACCTGCCTATGTAGGAAATTCAACTATTATTCATGCTCGCACTCCTAACTTAGGTGGCTCAGGAATTTACTTTGTAGGTTCAAATGGAAAAAATGACGAATTGATAAGTAAAAATAAAGCAGTTCTTTATAGCATGATATTTTAAGAGAAAAACAAATGATTTATAGTAAATTAATTACATCAACAGATATTACAGTTCCAGTAGAAGCGTTTACGAGCTCGTCTACAGGAGATCCAATCGGCGGCGCAGTAGTAGGTCAGACTAATGCAATTACAACAATGATTTTATGTAATACAGGAACAGTTGACATTGCGGATGAAAGCGTTAACACTGTAAATGTAAATGTTTATCTTGTAAAGCAAGGTGCAGTTGCATCAGCAGCAAACACTATTGTAAGTCATTTAACTATTCCAGCAGGGGAAACTGTATTCTTTAGCGACGAAAAAATTATTTTAGATTCAGGCGATGAGATTTGGGTCAGTACAAATGATAGCACAGGAGCGTTAATTGCATTTACAGTGAGTGCATTACCGGTATAAAAAATGAAATTTTTAAAATCTCAAAACACATCAAAGTATAGTCCAAGCGATAATGCATTCCATGTTAATCCATACGGAAGAGCTGTAATGGATATTAACGGTGCTGTAATGGTTCCAAAGGGAACAGAAGCAGAAAGACCGGATATTACTGGTGTTAGACAACCAGGAGAAGGTAATGCAACATACCCAGCAAATGGCTATTTAAGATTTAATACCGATACCAACTCGTTTGAAGGCTACATCAACGGCATCTGGGAAGTTATTCGTGCTCCGGGAGCAAATTCTATTACAAAGCAAACACTTGGGCCAGGTGATTACTCTGAACTAATCTTTGGACCATTGTTAACTGACGATATTTTTGTAAATGCTTATTCAGCAAGTGCCGATAATCTTATTGTTTTAGTTGAAAACGTAATGCAGGTTTCGAGTACAAACTTCACTATCGTTCAAAATCCATCAGGCTACGCTGCAGGCTGGTACATTCAATTTACATCACCTGTACCCTTAGACAAATACGTAACCGTTTACTACGGTTTTGCAAACTAATACCAAAAAACAATAAATACTGTTGTATTAGGAGAGCGACAAATGCCCGCATCACCCGCACTTGGCCGAATAGGCGGTCATTTATTAAAAGAGAATCTCGAAAGACACGGTATTGACTTAGCGTTCCGTAATACACCTACGGATGATGCTACTTTATATCTTCGTGTTGATCCTAACGTACAAGTAATTGTTGCATCAACTAATTTAAAAGAAAAGAGTTGGTATAAAATTAGAACTTTAGACGGTTCAGATTTTACACTTGCTGGATCACCTGCTAATGTTGTTGGTACAGTTTTCCAAGCAACAGGTCCTGTTCCGCCAAAGAGTTACGACTTAACACAAGTTGTTAACGGAACATTTGACACAGACATTTCAAACTGGACCGCAGGCGGTGGCGGAACTTTATCTTGGAATCCGTTAGGTTACTTAACAGTTGATGCATCGGGCGGTGTGAGCTCATACGCACAACAAATTATCAATGTCGATGCTGGCGGTGATTATAGATTTATTGCTACACACATTACCGGCGGTATCGATAGCCCAACAACAGATTTTAGTATTCAGATTTTTGACGACACGTTTACTATTAACTATGCAAATATTTCAAAAACAGACTTAGCAGGGTTAGGAACTCCAGGAACAATAGTTTTTGATTTTGTACCAACAACGGCTGCTGTTGCTATTAGATTTTCTGCTTTTAACTGCGCACCAAATTGGGATAACGTTTCTTTAAGAAAAATTACTGATTCAAACGGTACAGTATTTGAAATTATGGATGCTGGAGATCCAAATCCGTTCTCTTCCGGAGTCAACGGAGTCGGTGTTAACACTGACGATCCTGCATATATGTTTGATGTTAATTCAAATATAAATTCTGTTAACGTATCTGTAACTAATCGAATAAATGTTGACAACATTATTATTGATGCTCCTGGTAATTATTTTACAACTTCAGTTGGCCCAATAAATATCGTACCATCCGGAGCCGACCCAGTTATCTTTATGGACAGACTTGCTACCGACGGGTTGTTTTTTACAGATAACATCATTGGAACAAATGGTACTGACGAGTCTTTAATTCTACAGCCAAACGGAGCCGGAACAAATCAACTGCAAGCAAATACTAACCTTACTGGAGAATTATTTGTAGAGCGCGATATTTTAATTACTGGCGATTTGTCTTTTACAGAAAACTTAGTGCTTGGAGATTCAACATTAGCAACAGTTAAAGTCAATGCTGATTTATCACAAGGACTTATTCCAGGACAAGACAATGCATTTGATTTAGGACAAGATGCGAGAGATTCAAGTCCTCGACGCTGGAGCGAGATTCACGTTCCTGATTTAACAAACATTAATAATTTAGTCCCATTGGCTATTGAATATAGTTCGCAAACACGTATTGACGGTGTAACTAAAACAATCTCAGCATTGCAATCAAATGACGATATTGAGTTACTTCCTGATACTGGTATTAACTATATCGAAGATATTAAGATTGAAGGCAATTTCTTAACTAACTTAATTAATATGCCAGCACTTGACGCAACTGCTGTTGCTAACGGTATGAATGCTGCTCTTGCAGGAACAATCCCAGAAGCGGTAGCATTTTGGAGTAACACACAAGTTGACGCAATACAAATAATAGTTACAGGCCCTGGCTCAACTGAAACCACAAATAGAATTGGCCCAGCAGGCGATGTATATGCAGACCCAGGTAACCCAGGTTTTAATGCAGACGACGTTACTCGAGTAACTAACATTATAAACGGAACAGGCGGCACATATAACGAGCAACTGTACTTTGAAGAAGTAAAAGATTTAATTTATGGTGATGCTACACTTTATGCAGAATACGGTAATGGCGCAGACTTAAATGCAACGCCAATAACGATTGGCAGCACAAATAACGGATATGTAAAGTACACAGGTACTAACGGTGTAGTAATACCAGCAGGCACAACTGCTGAAAGAGCATACTCTGAAGTAGGCGAAACAAGATGGAACACAGACCTTCAATACTTAGAATGTTTTGACGGAAGTGTTTATTACATTTCCACTGGCGCAGGTGAAGTTGTAAGTGCAGACTTAATGACAGAATTAGCCATCTCAAGAGCCCTTATGTTGGGCTAATTTCCTTTTTGACATAAATACATTTGTTATAAGATTTGACCGTCTATAACAAAATAAACTGTGGTAAACCAGCAAAGAGCTTCGGCTGAAAATTCGGTTATCGGTGAAACACCGTGGATAAGGAGAGCGCATGGCTGTAGGTCGCATTAGTGGTCCGCTCTTAAAAGCAAACCTCATTCGTGATGGGGTTAATCTCGCTTTTGAGACTGATCTGCTATACTTAGATGTAAACAACAATCGCATCGGCGTTAATAAAGTCGCTCCGACGACAGATTTAGACGTCAACGGCACCACACGTTCAACTGATCTTTTAGTCCATAATCAAATCAATGTAGGCGATCTACATATTACCGGTAACACTATTAGTAGTGACACTAATACAATATCTTTCCAACCATCGGGCGGTGATCCTACAGTTTATCATTCAAGATTGCATATTGATGACTTTGAGCTTCAAGGCAATACTATTTCGACTACAGTTTCAAGTTCAAACATTGAACTTAGACCAAACGGGTCAGGAACTATTGAATTAATTAATGACACTTATGTTACTGGTGACTTATTTGTTTCCGGTAATGTTAACTCAGGTGGAAATGTTGTAATTGGTGGCGATATTGTTATTGGTGATTCGCTTACTGATTCTATAGAAATTAACGCCAGCATACAAAGTGATCTAATCCCTGAAACCGATAACACATACGATATTGGTTCTGTAACCCATCGTTGGAGAAGTGTGTATGCAGATAACGTATATGCAGATAATTTAACACTTCCTACACTTGACATTGGGGATTTAGTTTTTAGAAATAACGAAATTACAACCACTCCAGGTAATGATGTTTACATCGACGGTAACGGAACTGGCGGTGTAAGATTAGGAAACTTTCGCTTTGCTGACAATAAAATTACAAACGTTGTTAGTAACGCAATTACAGAAATTGCACAAACAGGAACAGGATATTTTAAAATCCAAGGAACAAACGGGTTTGTTCCTCCTGTAGGGTCAACAGCAGAACGTCCAACGTCATACGCAGTTTTAGGTATGACACGATACAACACAAATTCTAAATCTTTAGAAGTATGGGACGGGCTTACATGGGCATCTCCAGCAGGTGCGTCAGGTGCTGTTAGTGAAACAGATGCAAACGAGATTTCGGCAATTTTCTCGTTAATGTTAGGATAAGAGAACTATGCCTACAGTATTTAAAAATATTACAGCAACACAAGTTGGAACTACCCCGGTAGACGTACTACAGATTGAACCTGGTGTCCGTGCTACTGTAATTGGTTGCAACTTAGCAAATACAACAACATTCGATACAGTTAATGTAAATGTTTTTGTTGTTGACGAAAATAGTACAGCGGCACTATATGGCAGGAATGTTATTTTGCCGCCAAATACATCAATGAAACTAATTACCGCCGGTGAGAAATTAATTCTTCCGGAAACTGCGGGTCTGCGTATTGTATCAAACGTAGATGACAGTTTAGACGTTGTTGTAAGTTACGTTGAGATTTCATAAGGAGAGCGACTATGTCTACATACTACTTAGGAAGAACACCAAGCGAAATTTTAGGAGATAGTCCTCAGTATTTTTATGCATTACGCAGAAATAAAGACGGTGAATTATTTTTTGTAAGAAGTGATCAGTTAGTAGATAACGACACTATTGAATTAAACGCTCCTGGTGCACCAAAAGATAACTTTGAAGACTTTGAACCAGGAGTTGACTTCTTAGAAGGCATTGATGATGATCATGTTGTTCAACATAAAAATATGATTTATCCACAATATCGTTGGGATAACAGAGCAATGCTATATTATGTTGATGACGAAGGTCGATTAGTACAACGCATCAACCAAGGTTATGATTACCCTGATGGGGTTTCGAGTTAAAACGGAAATAGAAAATGGCAGAATTTAAGATAAGTCGAATTAGATATACCTGGAAAGGTGCATGGAACACCTCTACGGCATATATCGCAGACGATGTCGTTAGATTCGGTGGCAGCACTTGGGTGTGTATGAGAAATCATATTTCTTCTACATTCCAAGGAGACCAAGAATTTTTAGCGAATCCACAAGATACTGATTACAGTCCAGCATGGTTTAAAATGATGGACGGCTATGCATTTGTAGGTAACTGGGAAGAAGACACACTTTACAGTCCGGGCGATGTAGCATTATACGGCGGTAGACTTTATGTTTGTACAGAAAGTCACACTTCAAATATTACCTTTGAAGAAAATAATCTTAAATGGTTTGTGTTTACAAACTTGCATAATTGGGTTAACGATTGGGCTGCTGAAACAAGATACGGTATTGGCGATTTAGCAAAGTATGGCGGCGTTGTTTATAGATGTATTCTCGAGCACACATCAGCAGATGTTGCAGGCGGATTAGAAGAAAACCAGTTAAATTGGTCTGCTTATTATAGCGGTATTGAATTTGTAGGTGCATGGACAGCAGACGAGAGATATCGCCCAGACGATTTAGTAAAATATGGCGGTAGTATACTACGTTGTGTTTCTGGACACACTGCAACTACTTTTGAACCGTCAGCATTTATTACAGAATTTCCTGGATTTAAATTCCAAGGAGAGTGGGATGTAGCAGAATTTTATGCTGTTGGAGATATTGTAAGACACGGCGGATACCTATATAAATCTATTTCAAATAATACAGGCGAAACTCCAGACAATTTAAATTACGGCGATAATACTAACTGGCAATTTTTATCAAAAGCAATTAACTTCCGCGGTGCATATGATAAAGACACAGCATACCACACTGGTGATTTAGTTAGACGCGGCGGAACTTTATACGTTGCATTAACAGATAGAACACCTGATGGAAGTTCTATCGATTATTTAAACACGTCGGATTGGAAAGAAGTTGCACCAGGTGTTAACTGGAAAAATGGATGGAAAGTTGACGAGCTGTATGGCCCGGGTGACGTTGTAAATTATAGAGGCGTAACATGGGCTTGTAATTACGGACACGTTGCAAGTTATCAAAACTTCCCATCAGACGATAACGGTTCTGGAAACAATTACTGGGATAGAGTTGTTGACACTGGTATTCCAGCAGGTTTATCAAACCGAGGCGATTTATTAACATACGATTTCTTTAGAGAAGACATCGGCGATGAAAGTTCTTTAGGTGTTACTCGTGTAGCCGTTGGTCAAAATACAGAATATCTTACAATTGATGATCAAGATAGTTTAACTTATTCTACATGGGGCAACAATGAGAAATTTATTCATGTTGCACCAAATGGTATTGATAGTACAGACGATCCTGAGCAAGGTAAAAACTGGAATAAACCATTTAAAACTATTCAATTTGCTGCACAAGAAATTGAAAGTTGGGGCGAAGCAGGATGGCATACCACCATTAACTTAAGAACTGGTATGTATCACGAGGTACTTCCAATTGTACTACCTGAAAAAGTTTCAATTGTAGGCGACGAACTGCGCGGTGTTCAAGTCGCACCAATGCCGGCAGTTGCTGAATTGGCGAACGATTTAAGTTACTCGACTGCTGCATTAGAACATATTTCGTCACTCTTACCGGCATTAATGAAAGGAGAAACTGTTAATCCTACTCCGGGAAATACAGCGGTACTTCCGCCGTTAGTATCAACAGTCGAAGAAGAAGTTACAGTTGAAGTCGGCGGCGAAATTATAGTAGAGACACAAATAAGCACTACTTTCTACTTCGCTACTGATGAAACTATTAATTTTGTTCAAGGATTAATTGATGACATAATTGCTTACGCAACTTATTACATCGATGGCACTGGAAATCTTCCAACAATGACTGGTTCAAATAACACCAGAACCGATGGTTATTACGGTGAAGGACAGGAATGGCCCGATAGTATTCAAATTTTACATTTGTTAAAAACTTGGATTGCTGAAGAGGCAAGCGCATTCATTGCGTACACATTCCCAGATTATGAATTTAATCCAGATCGTTGTAAAAGAGATATGCGCAAGTACGTCGAGGCGTGGACATATGATGTTGATTGGAATGGAAACTATAAATCGTTAGTCGCTGCACGTTTATATAAAAATGCAGTGTTGGGTTCAGAAACAGAAGATATGTTCTATATGCGTAACTCAACAGGTCTTCGTAATATGACGCTAACAGGATTATCTGGTACGTTGAGCCCCCCAGCAGTTAACGAATTATATCGTAGACCAACAGGTGGAGCATTTACTTCACTTGATCCAGGCTGGGGACCAGATGACGAGAAAGTATGGATTCATACACGTTCTCCGTTTATGTCGAACGTTACAACATTTGGTGAAAACTGTACAGGTCAAAAAGTTGATGGTTCGTTACACAACGGCGGTTATAAGTCATTTGTATCAAACGACTACACACAGATTATTTCAGACGGTATTGGTGCGTGGATTACTAACAGTGGTAGAGCAGAGCTTGTATCTGTGTTTACTTACTATGCGCAAATTGGTATGTTCTCAGAGAACGGTGGTATTATTCGTGCTACAAACGGTAACTCATCATACGGTGATTACGGAGCAATTGCAGAAGGTAACGATCCAGAAGAAACACCACGTTACGGCACAGTTAATGGTAGAACACAGCAAGCACAAGTTGCCGCTGCGTTTGCTGGTGAGATTAACGACTACATTCTTATTTTAGAATATAGCAATGCTGGACAAGAGTACACTCGAGCAGGATACAATTTTGTTGGATCTGGCTATAATGCACAAGCAGTACAAGAAGAATTTAGAGATAACGCAATTTTTGAAATTCAAGTTAAGAACGCCCCGGGTCTTGAAGGTAACTTACCAGGTGGTTCTAACTATTCATTAATTGGTAACAATGCGCAAACTGGTAATTCTACAGGTATTACAATTGCGTCAAACGATGATCACACAGAAGAAGAATTATTAGGTTTAAGAATACTTATTACATCGGGTGACGGTACTGGACAATACGGATACGTTACAGCATACAATCCATTAACAAAGAGGGTTGAAGTATCAAGAGAATCAGACGATAGACCAGGCTGGGATCATGTTATCCCAGGAACACCTCCAGTTGCATCAATGACAACAAATGCAACTTATAAATTTGAACCAAGATTAGAATTCGAAAAGCCACCATTTAGTGCAAACAGCGCAGACATGGTTATTGGCGCACAATGGCATAGTCTTGCTTACGGTGAAACTTATGAAGTTTATAACGGCGTACAAGGTTCAGAAGGTGAAGGCGAAACTATTGATATTATTCCTTACGTAGCAACATGGAATGTTGTTAAAAATGGACGCAACTATGAAGTTGAAATGTTACAAGGTGGCGCAGGATACGAAGCAGGACAAACTGTAACTATCCTTGCTGCTCAAGTAGGCGGCCAAGATAACGAAAACGACATTACAATTACTGTTTTATCAGTGTCGGACGATAGTACAAATTCTATTATGACTTTTGCACACAACGGCGTTGCTCAGAGCGGCCGTTGGGTTGCTATGCCTGCTGTAAGTGATAAAACAGTTTCAGCAATTGACGGAGAGCAATGGGTTGAGAATAGTTTACCATCGGCTGGTAAGTGGTATGTTACTTCCGGAACTGTTCCAAATGGACAAAACGGAGAGACTAAACCGATTTTTGTTGCTGTTAAAAACAACAGTTCGCAATCAACATATAGTTATGATGGCAAAACATGGGTAGAAAAAACATTACCTGCTGCAAGACAATGGGTAGGGATTACATACGGTAACGGTGTATTTTTAGCAATATCTCAAAACCTAAACGCAGGAGCATACTCTACAAATGGTTTGAACTGGACGGAAGTTAATTTACCAGATTCAGTAGACTCAACTATTGCTGAATGGGTCGATGTTACATACGGTCAAGGCAAGTTTGTTGCATTAGCAAGCAGTGATAACCAGGTTGGTGTTGGTACATATAATGCAGACACAGATACGTGGACTTGGACTGCGTATGTTATGGACTCTGTTGCAGATTCATCGCAATTAAATTGGATTAGTATTGCATACGGTAACAATAGATTTGTTGCTATCTCTAATGATGGTAACATTTCATATAGTTTTGACGCAATCGATTGGATGGATCCAACTATGATGGCTGCCGGTTACGACGGAATGCCAACACAGGACGGTTCGACATTACACGAATGGCGTCAAATTAGATACGGACAAGGTCTGTTTATGGCTGTTGGTAATACAGCAGGACGAACTGTTGGAGCAGATCCTACTATAGGACCTACTACGTGGATTGTTACTTCTGAAGACGGTCTTGTATGGGAAGGCCACGATATGCCAGTAGAAGGCTCGTGGGGCGCTTGCGCATTTGGTAATCCAGATATTTCATTAGGCGATAGTACTATTTCGAATAGCACACCTATGTGGGTAATCACACCAGACGATAACGGTTACATAAGTTGCACTGTCAAATACGGTAAACGTGCTCAAGGTAGAATGATGGTTACCACTGGACGTATTACAGACGTTAGAATTTGGGATCCAGGCTCAGGATATAGTGATCCTCCTGCTTATACCATTACAGATCCTGTTAACACACTTGATGCATATCTTGAAACACGTATCGGCGACGGCGTATTGTGTCAACCAAGTTGGGTTAACAGAGGTACAAACTATAAAACAAGCTCTACAACAGTTACCGCATACGGTGATGGTTATGCTGACCAAATCACTATCGGACAATTTGTTACAATTGACGGCTTGACAGTATTACCTGGACCAGGTGCACAGTTCCGCTTTAGAGGTGAAACAGACTACTTTACAGTTGCTACTGTTGAACTTGATCAACAAAATCCAGACGGTACGTTCACAGGTTACTTCAGAGTAGGTCCAAAGTTCTCAGTAGATTATAATTTAGAGCACGGAACTGAAGTTGAAATACGAGAGCAGTATTCACAGGTGCGTATCACAGGACACGACTTCCTTGATGTTGGTACTGGTAACTTTATACAAACAAACTATCCAGAGTTGTACACAAGTGCTTCTTTCTATCAAGCAGCACCAGAAAACGAAGTATATGAAGCAAATGGTGGTCGTGTATTCTACACAAGTACAGACCAAGATGGTAACTTTAGAACTGGTGAGTTGTTTGCTGTAGAACAAGCAACGGGTATTGTTACTATTAGTGCTGACTTCTTTGACTTAGACGGTTTGACAGAGTTAGCACTTGGTGGTGTTAGACTTGGCGGATCTGGTGCTGTTATTAGAGAGTTCTCAACTGATAGCGCATTTACAGCAGATTCAAATAACGTAGTTCCAACTCAACGTGCAATCAAAGCATACTTGCAGAATAGATTAAACGTTGGCGGTTCGGACTTGTTAACAGCGAGCTTTATCGCTGGTACAATATTAGTTGGTCCTAATCAAATTAAGAACTCGGCGAGCTTAAAAGTTAAGTTCCCAGTTAAAGTTAATATAGAAGGCGCTGAAGCAGGAATTAGAGGCAGCATACTTGCACAGAATATGTTCTACTACTCATTTGGTAGACAAACAGGTAAATTGGGGATATAAAAAATGGGTGATAAATACACTGACTTCATGTTAATCGGAGTAAACAATGGCAGAGTTTAAACTTGGAAGAATTAGATTTGTGTGGAAAGGTCCTTGGACCGGAGCCACAACTTACTACGTAGACGACGTTGTTCGTTACGGGGGTAAGACATTTATATGTGTTGACGGACACACGTCAGACGCCGACTTTAATGTTGACTTAAACTACAATCCAACTAAATGGAATCAAATGTCGGACGGTCATGAATGGAAAGGTCCTTGGCAGACAAACACATTTTATAAAATAAATGACGTGGTAAAATATGGCGGTTTGTTATATATTGCAAATACTGCTCACACATCAGCATTGACAGATGCACTTGGCTTAGAAGCAAACCAAGCACACTGGACGCTTTATGCAGAAGGTCTCGAATGGAAAGGCAACTGGGCTACAAACACACGTTATAAATTAAATGACCAAGTACGCTATGGTGGTTATACTTACGTTTGTAACACAGGGCATACTTCTGCTGTTACCACTGCCAATGGCTTAGAAGCAGATCAAGGTAAATGGGACTCATTTAACGAAGGTTTGCAATACAAAGGTGCATGGACTACTGCCACAAGATATAAATTAAATGATGTTGTTAAATACGGCTCATCAGTTTATATTTGTACAACCCCACATACTTCCGATGCATCAACCTTCTTAACAGATACTGCAAACTGGGCAGTTATGGTTGAAGGTGCCGAGTTTGAAACCACTGATTGGAGTGATGCAAGTGTAACTTACCAATTAGGTGATATTGTACGCTACGGTGGTAATCAGTACGTTTGTGTTCAATCACACGTTTCGGATTCTACTTCACCTGCTGCAGGTGGTGCAAATTGGACCGTAATGTCCTACGGCTTACGTTATCAAAACGACTGGGCTAATAATGTTTCATACAAACCAGGCGAAGTTGTAAGTGTAAATGGTTTAACTTATCTTGCTAAACAAGATTCGCCAACAACTACTATTACAGTTACAGCGTCAAGCTCAGTTAACAACCGTTTAACTTATTCAGGAAGTACTGTTATTGCAGACGGTATGAGTATTCGCTTTACTGGTACTACGTTTGGCGGTATTATGTCAGGCGCAAAATACTATGTTAAACAGGTTATTTCACCAACCGAATTAACAATTACTACAGAGTTCGGCGGCGCTGTTAAAACATTAACAACAGCATCGGGCTCAATGACTGGTACTTCATCGTTTGAACCACCACACGCAACTTACTGGACCGCATTAACACACGGCATGAAGTGGGCAGGTGAATGGATGGATGACACCGAATATGAGATCGGTGACATTATTAGATTTGGATCTAATGCATACGTTTGTGTAGGTGGACACCGCTCAGAAGCAGACGACGGATCATCTATTGGACCATTGGGCGGCGGCACAGCAAATTCTCGCCCAGACCAAGATGCAACTGGTGATTATTGGAACGTTCTTGCAATTGGTAACGAAACTGAGGTATTAACTACACGTGGTGACATGGTTTACTACGGTGGTGCAGGTCCTACTCGTTTACCAGTAGGCATTGAAGGCCAAGTACTTGTTTCAGATGGCACAGATCCAGTATGGACTTCATTAGGCCATGTAAATCATGTTTATTACGTTTCTCCATTAGGTAAGGATGGACACTATCCTGTTAACGGTGGAACTATTGACAGACCGTGGAAAACTATTAGACACGCTTGTCAAGAAATTGAAAGAGGCTGTCGCAATCCAAACGCAGCAAAACTATTAGAAATGAACAGAGTATTCATTCAGCGAGAAGTGACTGAATGGATCCAATATCAAATTGCTAATGCTCCGGCTGGCGGCGATTGGGAAAACTTTGTATACGACGATTTCAAATGCGAAAGAGACACAGGCTTTATTGTTGATAGAGTTATCTGGGACTTAACGCATGGCGGTAACTTAAAAATGAGAGCTGCTGCCCAAACTTACTTAAATCAGTTAGCAAACGGTCCTTACTCAACAGAAGAGTTTGGCACAGGCGAATATACTAAGTTGAGTGAGCAAGGTGCACACGATGTTTTAGCATTTAACTATATGTTAGAGGTTGTTGCATCGGTACTTGCTAATGAAGCACCTGCTACTGTATATCAAACAGTAAACGGTGACAACTCAACAGCAACAGTTGATCAGTGGATCAACACCGAGTATCAAGCAGAGAACGTAATGGCTGAGATTACGTCGTTGGTTGGTATTGTTACTACAGCATTAACAGACGGAACTATTCCTGCACGTTATGTTCCAAACGCAACATTATATGTTAAAAGTGGAACATATCATGAAACATTACCAATCATTGTTCCCGCAGAAGTTGCACTTGTCGGTGATGAGACACGTTCAGTACACATTGCTCCGGCAGATAGTTTAGTAGATATTTCAGATGCTTATTATTCAAGTGCAAACTTAGATAGATTAGCAGAAGTTGTTTCAGATGTTGTACAAGGTAATGCGGTTACTCCTACTACAGGTAACACTGAAGCACAACACATAGAGTGGCCATTTGGCGGCGCTGATCAAGCAGCAGTTGGTACCAAGTTAGCTCGTACTATGAAGTACGATATGGATAATAGATTAAATCTTACACACAGTTTTGATTATCCTAATCCACCTGGATATAACTTCTCTTACATGGCCGGATACGGTGATGCAAGAGAGTTGTTAATGAAGAATAGAACATTCTTCAAACACGAAGTTAAGCAATATATTGATAACAATTACCCACTTCTAAAGTATAGCAGAACTAAGTGTCTACGAGATGTAGGACATATTACTGATGCAATTATGTATGATTTAACATACGGCGGTAACGCACAATCTGTTGTAGCAGGTTTGGCTTACTATGAAGGAGTTGGTAGCGATTTATATATCGATAGCACTGAAAAATTAGCAACCATTGCGTCATATGAATATTTAAGAAGCATGATGGAAGATGTAGTTGCTAATACTCCTATCGTTCCGTTGCAAACTGACGTAGTTCAATATACTGACGGCAACTTAGATGGTTCAAATGCAGTATCGTTTATCGGTGCAAACATCAATGAAATGATTGATATTGTTGATAACGGTCCGGGTGCAGTAACATTAACAGATCCAAGTACTACGTGGGTTGCTTCAGCGTTAACTACTGACAATTCGGCAATGAACGCAATTGTTGGCCAACTTCAAATTGATACAATTGATTATATCAATACTAACTTTGGCGACTTTACATATAACTCTGCACTATGTCGTAGAGATTCTCATTACATGGTACAAGCAGGTTACTGGGATGCAGCATTTGGTTCTAACTTCTGGGGTGTACAAAACGGTCTTGCATACCATCGTCCACAAGCAGATAAAGTTACATCTGAGCAACGTGCTCAAGAGTTAGGTTCTGTTTTACACATTAAAGGAGAAGTTGCAACATCATTAACCGGTAATGCTACTGCAATTAGTAGAGCGAGAGCAACGTATGATGAGATTGTTGATATCATTTCACATGGTGTTTCAAACGCAGATGCATTAGTGTTTACAGATACTGGCACAGCAAACTTTACAAACGCAAGAACTCAACTACAAACAAACCGTCAGTTTATTATTGACGAAATGAGTGCTTGGATGAATACTAACCACAACGCAGTGTGGGTTGGCTTAGGCACCGAAGGACAAAATCTATGTAAACGTGACGTTGGCTACACTGTTGACGCTTTATCATACGACGTTAACTACGGCGGCAACATGGCAACACGCAATGCTGCAAGAGCATTATTCAGCGCAATTACTGGATTATCTGTTTATCCAGATGCAGCGATGAAAACTGCTGCTGCTGCAATGTACACACAATTAGGCAGTGTATGTAGTGACGTTGTTCAAGAGTTGTATGCAGGTCAGGATACTTCAGGTACTGCTGCTTCGGCAACTGAAGGCGCAAGAATGGTAACACTTGCTGGCAACATTAACGCAGTTATTGTTGCTGATACTATTAGTGGTCTTGTTGCAGAAAGCACTCCAAGCATTACTTGGGTTGATGCCGGCATTCAAACAGTACTTGGTACACTTGCTACAGACGAAGATGCTATTGTTGCAAGTACACTACAATATATTACTGATAACTTTAGCAGTTTAAAATATAACCATGCTAAGTGTTCAAGAGATATCGCTACAATTGTTAAGGCAGTTGGTTACGATATGATGTTTAATTCTAACTTCCAGACACTTAAATCAGGTTATGCTTATTTGAGATCAAGTGCAAACGAAGTATTCAGTTTAGGTCAAAAGACAGTTACTCGCAGAGCATTAGACTTTGTACGTGATGCAGTACTTGCTGAATGTAGTGATTCTACTGCAATTGCAAGAGTAACAAACTTAATGTTAACATTAGATGATGTCATCTACAGCGGTAGTACAGAAGGTCAAGTTTGTCAAACTGAAGACCGCAATGTTGATTGGGCTATTTTGCAATTAGAACGTAACAGAGACTTTATTGTTGAAGAAGTTCGTGCATGGATGGAATACAACTTTGTTGATTTTGATACATATTACGATTCAGTAACTTGCTCACGTGACGTAGGCATGATTATTGATGCTGTAAGTAATGATTTAATTACAGGCTCTAATTTCCCTTCAAGTGTAGCAGGAATGGCTTACTACAGAGCAAATGCTTCTGTTGTTACAAGCGGACAAATGATGCAGACTGTAGATGTTATGCATCAAGTTAGAGATGCTGGCTTGAGAGTTGTTACAGATCCAACATTGTACACAGCAGTTGAAGCATCATTTGACAACATTATTAACATTTTGGAAAACGGAATGAGCGCAGTACCTGCTTATACATTCCCAGATAACGGCACAAGTACTGCTTATGATAGTACTACCGCTGCTGATTTCCAAACAAACAGAGCAACTTACATTTCAAACTTAACATCTTGGATTACAACTACGTATCCAGCGTTAACTTATGATACTGCTAAGTGTGAGCGTGATGTTGGATATATTGTTGATGCAGCAACATTTGATATTTTATATGGTGGTAATTATCAATCAGTAATCGCAGGCGATGCTTACTATTCATTTGGTACTTTACAATTAGGCGCAAGCGAGAAAACAGAAACTATTGCAGCGTACGGACAATTGAAATCATACTTAGTTGCAGATGCTGATCCAAGCTCACAAGCAGCAGTTGGCAGCAACATGGACGATGTTATTGCTATTGTCACTAACGGTGCAGGAACAGTTGCTACAACAATGCCAGTAGCAACAGGTGAAACTGCTGCTATACAAGCAACATACTCTGCAATGCAAAGTGCAAAAGCAACTGTTCAAAGTAATATGACACAGTATATTACTGATACGTACAGTTCATATGTTTATAATCAAGCATTCTGCTTACGAGATGTAGGTTATATGATTGACGCTATGAAGTGGGATATGCGTTACGGTAGTAACTACGAATCACTTAAAGCAACTCAATTGTATGCAAATGCAGTATTAGGAAACAAAGAAGAGAATATGTTCTTGTTACGCAACGGTACTGGTTTACGTAACTTAACACTTGAAGGATTGAGTGGAGACGTTACTCCTGAAAACGAATACGGAACAAGCCGTGTTACAGCAGGTGCGTATGCATCACTTGATCCGGGTTGGGGACCAGATGACTTCCGTACTTGGATTATTCATCGTTCTCCATACGTACAAAACGTTTGTACATTTGGTCATGCAGCAGTTGGTCAGAAGATTGACGGCTCGTTACACGCAGGAGGTTATGACTCTATTGTATCAAACGACTTCACTCAGTTAATTAGTGACGGTATTGGTGCATGGGTTACTAACAACGGTAGAGCAGAGCTTGTATCTGTATTCACATACTACTCATACATTGGTTACCTTGCAGAAAATGGTGGTAAGATCCGTGGCACAAACGGTAACAACTCTTATGGTCATTTTGGTTCAGTAGCAGAAGGCTTTGATAGCACAGAAGTTCCAGGAACTGGCTTAGTTGATAACCATAACTTTGCAGCAGTGGTCGGTGCAACATTTACTGATAGTGCGCAAGAAATCTTCCACGCAGAATTTGATAATGCTGGTAACGAGTATACTGAAGCAACATGGATTGTGTCAGGCGCAGGCGCATACGGCGCAGCAGAGCAAGACGAATTCCGTGATGATGCAGTATTTGAAGTACGCTTATTAGATAACGTAGACGATTCAACAAATGCTCCAGAAGCAGACGGCAACTTCGGCGGATTTGGTTACATCACTAATAGTAACACAGCACAAGGTGGTACAAGTACTCAAATTACAATTGCTGCTACAGACGGTGAGATTAGTTCTGCTTATCCGGGTATGAAACTATACTTAGATGGCGGTACAGGTGCTGGACAGTTTGGTATTATTGATACATATAACTCAGGTACTAAAGTAGCAACTATTATTAAAGAAACTACAGGTGCACCAGGATGGGATCACGTTATTCCAGGTACTCCAATTGTATCTCCAGATGCTTCTACAACATACACTATTGAACCAAGAGCAGAATTTACTGCCCCAGGATTTGCATCTACTGCAACAACTGTTCCAAGTGGAACTTATGTTTCAGCGATATACGGTGACACAGCATTAGCCTATGCTGATGTTGAAGGTGTAACTAATGGCGGCGGCGAATTAGCAACATTCTTAGTATATAGAAACGGCTCAAAATACGATGTTGAAATTATCAACGCAGGATCCGGCTATCAAATAAATGACTCGATTGTAATTTCGGGTGCAGATGTTGGTGGTGTTGATGCAGTTAACGATATTACTATTAAAGTGCTTTCAGTTAATTCTGCAACAGGCGCAATAACTGTAATTGACTTCACAGGCTATGGCCCAGGTGGACGCTATGTTGCTATCCAGGCCGGTTCAGCAGCAGGCGCAACATCAGAAGACGGTATTACTTGGACAGCACAAGCATCGCTAATGCCAACTACAGATACTTGGTCAGATCTTGCATGGGGATCATTTGAAGACGGATCAACATTCGGTGAAACAAATAGATTCGTTGCAGTTGCATCAGGTAATGATGTTGCTGCTTACTCAGAGACAGGAACAGCGTTTAATGTTTCAACAATGCCAATTACAGCGGCATGGTGTAGTGTAACATTTGGCGAAGGAAAGTTCCTTGCTATTGCAAGTGATAGCACTACTGTTGCTATTTCATACGATGGTGAAGTTTGGGACGTAACTGGCACACTTAATTCAACAGGATTTACAAGTGTAACTTACGGACAAGGCGTGTTTGTTGCAATTAAATCGGGTGCAACTACTGCGTCTTACTCAACAGATGGTATTACTTGGACAGATTCAACTGCTGGATTGCCAGCAAGTTCTAACTGGAGTAGCATTGCATACGGTAACAACAGATTTGTTGCAGTTTCTGCTACAAGCGGAACAGCAGCAGCATACAGTGTTGACATGGGTGAGACATGGTACTCAAGTACATTACCTGCTACAGCAACATGGAATAGAGTTGTATACGGACAAGGTGTGTTTATGGCAGTAACAGGAAGTACACAAGCAGCATCGTCAGAAGATGGTGTAGTTTGGACTTCACGTACATTAAGTACTTCTGCAAGTGGTTACGATGCAATTGCATTTGGTAATCCAAACCATTATGGCTTGTTTGCAGGTATTCAAGATGGCGCAGGAACTGTTGCAACATACATTAGAACTGGTGCTACAACAAGAGCTCGTGTATATGTTTCGCAGAATAAGATCTACTCAATTAAGTTAATTGAACCAGGTTCGGGTTATGCAAGCACACCAACAATGACAATTACTGATCCTAACAATATCTACGAAGCACCGTTTACAGTAAGAACAGGCTGGGGCGTATTAGGTAACCCAAGTTGGAAGAACAGAGGAACTGGATACGTATCGGCAGGTATGGATATTGACACCGGCGACGGATATGCAAACTTCTACCAAAACGGTAGTTACATTTCCGTTAAAGATATGTCTAAATTCCCAGTTCCGGGCTCAAACGTTGTATTTGGACACTTACCAAATACAACATATAAACTTGTAAACGTTCTAACACAACTTGGTTCAGAACCAGGAAGTTACAGAGCATTCTTCCAAGTTGCTCCGGATATGACTGTTTACAGTTCACCGGAACACGAAGTATCTGTAACAACACGAATTCGTTACTCACAAGTACGTCTAACTGGACACGACTTCCTCGATGTTGGTACTGGTAACTTTGACCAGGCTAACTATCCTGAAGGTCCACCAGAAATTGAACCTAACCAGTACAACGAAACAGTTAACACAAATGGCGGACGTGTGTTCTACACAAGTACTGACCAAGATGGTAACTTCAGAGTTGGCGAATTGTTCACAATTGAACAGTCCACTGGTGTTGCAACGTTGAACGCAGATGCATTTAACATTGCAGGCTTGTCAGAATTGACACTTGGCGAAGTATCGTTGGGTGGCGGCTCTGCTGCTATTAATGAGTTCTCAACGGATCCGTTCTTCACTGCAAACAGTGATAACATTGTTCCTACACAGAGAGCAATCAAAGCGTATATTGCATCACAAATTGGTGGCGGTGGTGCATCATTGAACGTAAATAGCGTTACCGCAGGTTTCATTTACATTGCGGGACAACAGATCACTACTACAACAGGTGGAACGATCCAAATGAAGGCTACTTTAGATTTCCAAGGCGGCGTAACAGGTTACCCGATGGCTTGGAACTTCTACTTTAACTAAATACTAATGGAGAAATAGAAAATGGCAACAGGTAGATTAGGAACAGGAGACTTATCAGTAGGTACAGATACCGTACTTTATTCGGCTCCGTTAGACACTTTTACTGTGGCAACAGTAAACTTGTGTAACAGAGGTACGTCGGCTGCTACAGTTAGAATTGCAGTAACAACAAGCCCAAACCCAACGAACGACGAGTTTATTGAGTACGATACTTCGTTACTTGCGAAAGGTATCTTAGAAAGAACCGGTATTGTATTAACATACGGTCAACACATTGTGGTTAGAGCTAACTCAGCAGGCGTGGCGGCAGTATGTTACGGTATCGAAACATCAACAGTATAATAGGAATTTAGAACCATGGGACGATTAGTAAAAACATCATTATCTGGCAACGAAATTACTATTGACGTTATTAATAACCAGTTTGTAAACGCAACTGTTGACGAAGATTTGGTTTTTGATGTTGTTGGTACCGGTAAAGTTTCAATGCCAGACACAACTGCTTCAACAAGTACAACAACAGGTGCTTTAGTAATTGGCGGCGGCTTGGGTATGGGTGGAAACCACCACGTAGGTGGAAGTACCGTAATTGCTGGCTCTGCTACAGTTAACAGTACAACAAACTCAACAAACACGTCAAGCGGTGCCATAATCGTTACAGGCGGTGTAGGTGTTGGAGGTAATGGACACTTTGGCGGTTCAATAACCAGTGTAGGAATTACATCTTCGGGTGCAGTAACTATTTCAAACGGTACTGCTGCGTCGAATTATACTTCGGGCGCATTGGTAGTTACAGGCGGTATTGGATGTAATAATAACTTATATGTAAACGGTGTAGGTCGTTTTTCAAATGACGTTGTTGCACACTATTCATCAGACGAAAGGCTTAAAGAAAACATTAACCCTATCGAAGATGCGCTAAATAAGATTGATGCAATTAGCGGTGTAACGTTTGACTGGAACGAAACAGCATTAGAAATGTACCCAGAAAGAACAGGACGCGATGTCGGTGTTATTGCTCAACAAATTCAAAGTGTTGTACCTGAATTAGTTGTTGAGAGAGAAAACGGATACTTGGCCGTTAATTACGAAAAAATCACTGCTTTATTAATTCAAGGCATCAAAGAGTTAAAAGCAGAAATTGAAGAACTTAAAAAAGGTTAATTAAAGATGGCATTTACGTTAACTTCTACAGGAATAACTTTCCATAACGGAACCACACAGTCAACAAAATTTGACAGCGATGACGATAGAGGAAAGTTAATTAGCGTTAGTACATTTGGCGGTGGCTCTTCAGGTGGCGGATCATACACTTGGAATAAGCCGGCAGGATGTACTAAAGTGCGTGTTATCTGCGTAGGAGGTGGCGGTGGCGCTTCGGGACACTGCGAAGGCGGTGGCTCCGGCGGTTATGCAGAGAAATGGGTCGATGTTTCCGGTGTTAGCTCAGTATCAGTAACAGTAGGTGGCGGTGGTTCTGGAGGTGGTTACCACTCTAATAGACCAGATGGTGGCACAAGTTCATTTGGTGGCTACTGCTCAGCATCAGGCGGATACGGAGCAAATCGTAACTGGAGACATTCAGGCGGACATGGCGGCATTGGACACGGCGGTGATATTAACCTAAGAGGCGGTGGCGGTGGCGGCCACGAAAACGAAGCGGGCGGCAAGTCTGCAGATAGTTATTGGGGAGGAGGCGGCCCTGCTACACACCATAACTATCACGGTAACAATTCAGAAAACCATTGCGCACCTGGCGCTGGCGGACAAGGTACTTGGACAGGCCACGGTCGTGGAAGATACGGTAAAGCGGGAATGGTTGTAGTTTGGAATTTCAAGTAATAGGAAGTAGGTAAAACACATGGCAGAAATTACTATTAATAGTTCAGGCATAGTAATGCCAGATGGCAACACACAAACAACTGCTATGAATGCCTCTCTTGATAGAGGTAAGTTAATTAGTGTAAACACATATACAGGCAACAGCACCTGGAATAGGCCATCTAATTGTAAAAAGATTTTGGTTATTTGTGTAGGTGGTGGCGGCGGTGGCTGCGGACACAATGAATCGGGCGGCGCCGGCGGCTATGTAGAAAAGTTATTAGATGTTTCATCTGGACCTACATCAGTATCAGTAACAATTGGCGGCGGCGGAGATGGCCGTACATATCACAGAGGTTGTGGTGATGGCGGACAAACATCATTTGGTAGTTATTGTTACGCTACAGGCGGACGTGGAGCAAATCGTGACTGGAGCCACACAGGCGGACGTGGCGGACACGGCGGAAACGGTAATGTAAATTTATGGGGTGGCGGTGGCCGCTCACATGGAGACCAAGGTCAAGACGACGGTGGACAATCATTCTTTGGTGGTTCTCAAGTTGCAGGACACCACGGCGGTTATTACTACAGACACTGGTCAGAAGGACTTAATCACAATCCACCAGGATCAGGCGGAAACGGCGAATGGTCTCAACACTCACGTGGCGGGTATGGTACCAGTGGTATTTGTATCGTATATAACTATTCATAAGGACGAGCGATAAATGGCAACTACATTAAACAGTAACGGAATTAATTTTCCAGATGGCACTACACAAACCGTAAAGTTCCAAGAAGAAGATGGCGGTGGTGAATTAATTGCTATCAATACTTTTCCACCACATAATGACTTCCACAACGTAACACGTTCTGGAACATATACTTGGACTAAACCGTCTGGCTGTAAATATGTTAGAGTAATTGTAGTCGGAGGCGGTGGTGGCTCGTGCGCACACGGAGAGTCGGGTGCTGCTGGCGGCATGGCTGAAAAGTTTATTAATGTTGAAGGTATTAGCTCAGTATCAGTAACAGTAGGCGGACGTGGGTCGGGCGGCGGCTACTATTCAAATAGACCAGACGGTGGCACAAGCTCGTTTGGTAGTTATTGTTCGGCAGGCGGCGGCTATGGTGCAAACCGTAACTGGGGCCACTCAGGCGGTCACGGCGGTGTAGGTCACGGCGGAGACATTAATGTTTGGGGCGGCGGCGGCAATGGCCACGATAACCGTGGCGGCAAAGGTGGCGGCTCATACTTTGGCGGATCAAAATTCCCAGGGTGGGGTAACAACTCACGTGGCGCTACTGGCGAAGATCACTATATGGCTCCGGGTGCAGGCGGTTCAAGTTGTCACTCAAGCCACGGTAGAGGTGGTTACGGCGCAACTGGAGCAGTAATTGTTTACTGCTATAAGTAGCCACAAATATTATATTCAAACTATCTATCTAAATAAGTAAGTTAATAATATTAAGATTTACGAGGGTAATCAATGCAAATTAACAGTGTTCTTATTGTCGGTGGCGGAAGTAGCGGATGGATGACTGCTGCTGCGTTAGTTAGACAACTTCCACAATTAAAAATAACATTAGTAGAAGCACCAGGAATTCCAACAATCGGTGTAGGCGAATCTACCATTGGACATATTAACAGTTATATGAATGCAGTTGGTCTCAAAGACGAAGATTGGATGAAGAACTGTAATGCAACATATAAGACATCAATTAAATTTACGAATTTTAGAGATAATCCAGGAGAGATTGGAAAACATACCTTCCACTATCCGTTTGGGGTTATAGATATCACTGACAAAGATGAAGGCCCAATGGAGTGGTTCTTACACAATCAAATAGATCCAGATAACTGGCCAGAAGAAACAATGGCAGAGTATTATCACCCTCACGTTATTATGGCTGATCATAATAAAATGACTAATAACGACGAGTTTCAGATAAGAGGATTTAATTTCCAATATGATACGGCATATCATATGGATGCTGCATTGTTTGGGGAATATTTAAAGAATGATGTGTGTATTCCAGAAGGCGTAACACATATTGTAGATACTGTATTAGATGCAGAAGTAGCAGAAGATGGTTCACTTGCAAATATTGTTACAGAAAATAATGGAAAGTTAACCGCAGATTTGTACATTGACTGTACTGGTTTTAAATCTATACTACTTGAAGGAAAAATGAAATCTGAATTTGTTTCTTTCAAAGATACATTGTTAAATGACAGAGCTATTGCTACTATTATCCCGTATCTTGATAGAGAAAATGAAATGACTTCTGCTACTAATTGTACAGCAATTGATGCAGGTTGGGTATGGAATATCCCATTATGGAATCGTATCGGAACTGGTTATGTATATTCGAGTGACTTTGCGACAGAAGAAGAAGCAGAAGAACAATTTAGAAAACACTTAGCCGGTGAATATATGGACTTCCAAGGCGATAAAGAAGCACTTAAAAAACGTGCAGAGGAAGCAGAATTTAGACATATTAAGATCAAACACGGCTGTCATAGAGAAGCATGGGTTAAAAATGTAGTTGGTATTGGTTTAGCCAATGGATTTATTGAACCGCTTGAGTCGACAGGACTTATGCTAACGCACGAAGGTATTATGAGATTAATTGATACCTTGCATAATAGAAAATGTTTTGTTACCGGCTATGATAGAGAAGCATTTAACTTTGCAGTATTTGACGAAGTTATTGGTTTTAAAGATTTCATTTCAATGCACTATACATTAACAAGACGTAACGATACACCGTACTGGAAACATATCACAGAGGGAGGCATTAAATGGTCTCCGGAAATGGCAAATAGTATTCCAAAATTACGTAATATTTACATGGATGTTGCTGGTAGGACTTTAAATTCGAGAGTTTACGATCTTGATATGGGAGGAATGCTTTATATCGTCGCAGGTCAGGGTTACAAACCAATGAATGATCGGTATATGAAAGACAAAAATGATAGGTATAATAGACGCAAGCAGTGGAAACAGGAAGAGTCAGCACACTTATGGTTCGATTACAAAGAAAACGTTTTAATGCCAATGATTGATAGTTTACCAACCCATTATGAGTATTTGAAGATAAATATTCATACAGAAGAGTAATAAGGAGTAATTAATGGCAAAATATGCATTAGTACACAATTTTATGGAAACTCGTGTTCAGGCAGTTGCAACAACCGAGGCAGAAAAATTTGACATCCACTCAGATTTAAGTTGGATCCCTTGCAGTGATGACGTTGAGCAAGGATGGGAATATAATAAAGAAACTGGAACCTTCCAACCTTGGCAGGATCCTCCAACACACTACACAGTAGCACGTAGGGTAGGCTATGGTGATGTAGGCGCACAATTAGGTGAAATTTTTGACGCAATACAGTCAGGTAATGCAAACGCATTAACATCGTGGGCTTCAAGAATTGAAAAGATTAAAATTTTATTACCTAAAGACAACGAAGCAGCAGTGATTGCAGTTCAAAATGAATTAAATCAGCGTAACCAAACAATGGCTGATAAGGCAGAAGCAGGTGAAATTGATTTTCAAGATGCGCCTGATGTTGTCACTCAGTTAGCAGATGAATATATTAATGGTACTTGGATTTGTCCTGTAAGAGGTCAGTATACCGGTTCCTAAATTACTCTTGCTAATGCATAGAAAAGGTAAGTACTTAAAAGGTGCTTACCTTTTTTCATCTATTTTAGAAAGGTATTTAAATGAACGACTTTGATAAGTTATTTTCTTTTGGTTATCCATCATTTACTGAAGATCCTAACTTTTATTATAACTGTTTAAAAAATTCGCATCCTCGTTTTAGAGAAGAAATTTTTGACATTTACTTTTCTGCTCCTTTTAAATATACATGGAACGGAGTAGATCGTCAATACGGTGATGTAATGGGTGCTCCTTTAAGTGATGCACACATTGAATCGTTACTAAAAATACAAAAAGAATTTGGGATTGAAGTTAGTTTAACATTTAACGAGACCTATCCTAATAGAGAACTGGTTGAAGATCTTAATATCATGAATCAGTTTGTGGATCATATTGGTAAGTATTACGACATGGGTGTTCGTTCTTGTACCATTAGCCATGTTCATATGATGGCAACAAGTGTACTACAACGCAATTTTCCTGAAATGAGATGGAAAAATACTGTTAATCATATTATTACAAAGCCCCAGCAAGTTGTAGATTATCATACTATTGGCTACGATGTTATTAATCTTGATAGATCGTTGAATCGTGATATGGATATGCTTAATGCTATGCAACCGTTACGAAAAAAATATCCTAACTTAATTCTTTCGCTACTTGTTACAGAAGGTTGTATGCCTACTTGTCCATTTAAAGTAGAACATGATACAATGAATAAAGAAGTAGGATGGAACTACTTTGCTAATCACGGTAACATGACTTGTAAACAATGGAGGCATTCTGTAATTAACGATCTTCCAAGAGTTGGAACTGAAATGATTTGGGGTGACTTAGACACTTTTATGGAATACAGAGAAAAAGTTGATTACTTCAAGTTCTCCGGAAGAATGATGAATCTCCCATCTAACTCTACAGATCAAAAAATGTGTTGGACGAATACAACAGACATTAAAGGCCAACGTTGGAATACTGATTACGCAGATGCTAATGTTCCTATAGAACAAGGCAATACTGTTCTTGTTGCAAATTATTTTGAAGAAATTATTAACAACAATCCGGGAGTTATTTCTAACTTTAGTCCTATACGATTTGTTGATAAGGATACACCGTCAAATTTGGAACTTGCTCCAGACGTTGACAGCAGATCTATATGGACAACAAAGAAAGGAAAATCTCTTAATTTAGTGTTAAAGAATTGTAAAAACGAGTGTTGGGATTGCCATGCCTGCGAACGTACTTTTAGCTCTGAGTTAGGTGATATTGATACACTTATTGAAGTAAACAGAGATACTGAAATTCTAAGAGGCCATGCTCAACATTTCCAAGGAATTAAAATTAATCAGATTTAATATTTCTTTGCCAGTTTATATTTAAATTGTATCTGGCTTTTTGTTTACAAGGTCTGGAACCTGAATGGTAATATTCTCCAGGGAATACTAATAATCTATTACGTTTAGGAGGTATAGTTGTTAGTAGTTCGCACTTATTTTTATTTTCTTTATAATATTCCAATGCTTCGTCAGTAGTCTTTCCAATAGGGCATTTCATATCATATATGTATGTAGGGCCGTCGCTATCATTAAGATACAGTATAGCAGTTGTTGACGCCATGTCTGGTGTATCGACGTGCGGTTCGAACGGGTCTGAATTAATTGATGTTGTATTTAAATTGGCTTTAAATCGAATTAACTCGTCCATCTTGGTGCCAATTGTATACTCGCAGTGCAACAAAAACGGAACAAACTCGTCATAATTTGGACAGGTAAACTTTGGCTCTGCATCTTCTACGTGTCTATAATAAATTAAAGACGAAAACCCTTCGTCCCACAATGCTAAATCATCAGAGTACTTTGATCTGTATGTAGTGTCTTTTAAAAAAAACCACGGATAACTATCATCGAGCACCACAGAAGAAACTTGATCAAGTATAATTTTAGGTAAAAAGTCGTCTATAATTTTAATCATTTTATTATTGCTGCCCATGTCGCTATTACGTATTTGTCATTTGAAAGTGGAGAGTTTCCTCTATGTGTATGTGTAAACTCTGCAGGAAACATTAATAATCTTCCTTTCTTTGCTGCTACACGTCTTGGATAATAATGGAATTCTGTTTCACCGCCTTCGTCTACATCATTAAGATAAAGTATGAATGCTAAAAAACGATTACTATGTTCAATGTCTCCACGCTCGTGGTGCCATACATGATAGCCGCCTCCGACTGGTGTTTTTTGCAATCTATATGAATATATTCCATAATTGTGTGCGTGTAATATATCGTATTCATTAAAATATAAATTAACGCAATCAACAACTGCACGGTTAACCTCACCTAAAATTCGGCTGTTCATTAACTGTATGCTATCGTCCATTTCATCTTGAAAGAAGTAAGTATCATCTTTTTTCTTAAGACGCTCTACTCCTTCTAACTCTTGTCTGGAACTTGTTAATGTTGATGCTTTTACGTAATCAAAATGTTTAACAACATCATCACAGAAATCAAGAGGAACTGCATCGTCAAATACACCAATAAAATCTTTTATATCTACTTTCATATTAATACTTACACAAAATTGATGTTCATAATGTATCGTCTTGGATGGAACATAGGGTTGCTTGGTGCGTGAAACCGAAGCCCGTTAAATGCAACCATTCTACCTAACTTTGGCGTAACACGCTGTTCTACCTTTACATCATACTCAAACTGTTCGGAATTCCAAATCTTATCGAATAAAAATGTATCCCCATCACTATCATTGAGATAGTAAATTATTGTTTTATGTTCTTCAAAATTGTCAACATGAATTTCGTTGCAGCAGTTATCGTGCCATCCTGGCAAATGATTCTTGGTTTGATTATTAACTTTGACACGCATTACTGCTTCGACTGTATCGCCTGACAATCGTTGATATTCGTCTAATACTGACAACGCTAATTGATAAAATGTATCATCAAAAATTTTAGATTCTTTAAAATTATTATAGTATACTAATTTAATTAATGAGTCTGATGGGACCTGCACGGTATCTAACGGATTAACAGTTAACCCTTTAAAGTATGCCCCAGACGTTGCAACATGATTATAATCAACCCATCCAAAGTTTCCACCTTTTGTATACTCTGAAAACCGTTGCTCTGTTTGCTTAGGTAAAATGTTATCGTAAATTTGTGTTTCAATCATGGAATTTAAACTCTACTGTTAGTGTTTTAAAAGACTGTACAGGATTTGTGATAGCATACAGTCTGTTATCTACATGAATTATAGATCCTTTTTTAGTTTTTATTCTTTCAACTTCGTTGCAACAGTCGTCAAAGAAAATTACTTCACTATCATTATCATTAATGATATACAATACTCCATTTAATTTAGTTGGCCGGTTACAGTTAACACTTGTAATATTTGGATTTTGATATTGTAATTTAAATTTTACATTTTGTAATTCAAAAGGACCGATCTCAGTTTTATCCATAACATTATCTAATATATGCCAAACCCATGCAGCAAATATTTGGTCATCTTTGTCAAAAGTTAATTCATTAACAAACTCAACACTAACTTCTCCTTTAGTGTAGACCCATTTAAATTCTCTCCCGTTTACAGTGTTTTCTAAACGATCCTGTGAGTACGGATTAATAATGCTATTAAAAATTTTCATACTATATTGATATTCAAAATTATACGTTTGTCGTTTTCTTTAGGACTTTGAGAAGTGTGAAAGTGTAGTCCGTCAAACAGTACAATTCTGCCTTTCTTTGGTTTAATTCGTTGTTTAATAGTTAAAGGTACCGGCTGCTCAGCATCTTCGCTCCAACGCTCATTAAAAATAACGGTATCACCGTCTGAATCGTTTACATAATACACCATTACTAAATGTTCATTATACACATCGAGGTGCGGATAATGAATAGCATTATCGTGTGTTGCTCCAGATGCAGGATTAGGTGTCAGCATATTTGCTTTAACTCTAATAATACCGTGTAAATCTATATTTTCTTCCTCACAAACATAATCTATAATCATTCGAGACATCATGTATGCATCATGAGGATCGTACCATAAACTGTCCATAAACAACGGCTTTGTCATTCCTGACGACTCTATATGTTTATAATTGTCTGGAAATGTGAATTCGTTTTTAGGTGTTTGTGTACCTAATGATAAATTATCCATTGCAAACCAATAGAAGTTATCAGAAGTTAATCTTTCTTCTAATCTGTCCACTAATGCAGGAGGTAGTAAATTATCAAAGACCTTAATCATTAATCATCCCATTCTATAGCAAACGAAACAGAAATACGATCTTCTTCGCTGGTTTTATTTACACCAATTTCGTGATCCATCCAACCCGGCCAAATTAATAAGTCTCCTTCTCCTGGAGCAAATGTATACGACGATAGTAACAGACTCTTTGAAGATTCTGTTTGATTTAGGTAGTACGCAAATTGATTTGGGTCAGTGAATGTTATATTTCCTGAATATTTAGGCACTGAAATATAATATGTTCCGGCTAATAAATCCGGAGCATGGTGGTGTCTGCCTTGAAAACCACCAGGAGGATTAATATTAAACCACATTGTTCTTAATCTAATATTACTATGTGAACGGGTCCACGGAGCATTGAGCTCTCTCATCTTTTCTATAATATTATTAACATACTCTGTTGATCTTTCTAAAATTAAGTCTTTAAGATGTTTAAAAACATCAACTTCAAATAACTGAGATGTAAAGTCATCATAAAAATAAGTTGTAAAGCCAGTATTATAAAAGTTTCCTTGTCCTTTTACCGGAGATTCATTGTAGATGGATTTAATCCAAGTTAGTATCTCATCGTGGTTAGAAACTTTACTTTCTGTATCCAACAGTATTTTTGGAGAAAACGGTGTAAAATATTCTTTCATGTTATAATCTTCCTACTGATTCCTTTGTTATTAAATCTACATTTAATATAGTTCTAACGCCGTTAGTTGGCCGACTGCTACTATGATAGTGTTTTCCATTAAAAATTACACATCTTCCTTTTTTAGGTTTGATTGTTTTTTTAATTGTATAATTATCTGATTTTTCTGTTTCGTTATAAATGATAGTATCTCCGTCAGTATCTGTTAGATAATATAAAACAACAGTGTGTCCAATAGGCAAATCTACGTGAGGATTGTTAACTCTATCATCGTCACTTCCTCTAACTGGAAACTGCAAAAATGCTCGCATCCGTAACATTGTTTCAACTTCGTCGTCAATATGTTCTAATGCTCTGTACACTATTGGTAAGATATTAAAAAAATCAGGGTGTACACTATCAGGCTTATTTTGTCTATCAAAAATTAACTTAGCGAACCCGTAGTGATTAACTCTTTTTTCACTTTCCTGTCCGTCGTCAAATGTAATATCTTTTTGAAAATACCATTCGGTATCTCCTCTCATAAAATACCAAGTAATAAAATCTTGATGCTGCTTAGGTAATAAATCGTCAATAATTACAATATCATCCATCGACAAATTCACCTAAAAGATTAAAATTGATAATACATCGTAACCCATCTTGTGGCTGCTCTGCTGTATGATAAACATCTCCATCAAACACTACACATTTATTTTTTTGTGGAGTAACTCGGATCATTTCTTCAAAATCTTCAGCCTCTAAATCAAACCGTGCTTCGCCTTCTCTTATATGATCAACTAAAATAGTATCACCGTCCGAGTCCATTACGTAATATAACACAACTAAATGTGTGTATGGTTGATCTGTGTGTAACGCATCAACTTTGGTATTTGTAAAGTTTTCGTGTAATGGCATCTGTAAAAAAGACCGTGCTTTTTGAATATTATGGTATTTGTAATTTATCTTCTTACAGGCCTCATCAATAATAGGTCTTACTAACTCTAAAAAATCGTCATCATTTTTGTTCCACTCGGTATTCACAAAAACGTGCCCGACTGCCGGTGTGGCTCTTTCATTAGACCCTGTTCCGTAAGTAATGTCCGTGATCAAGTGCCATGGCGCATTATGGAGTAAAACGTCCTCGATTTCATCGGCAACGTTTTGATCCAGCAAGTTTTCAATAATCGTTGGTTTTATAATCATTATTTTACACGTACTCTTAACAAGGTATTTAGTGAGCATTTTTGCAGGTCTAAGAAATATTGATAAATATAAAAAAGAATTTAGGATTTAAATCTATGGCACTTCCACAGACGTTAACAAATTTACGAATTATCCCAAGAGAGGGTAGTTTTCTTGATCGAAAAGTAGGATCACGAGGCGAGATTTTTTACGATCAAGATACAAATACATTAAGACTTTACGATAGCATTGTTAAAGGCGGATTTCCTATTGTTACGAAATCAAACCTTATTAGAGATCTTGAAAGTGAGAACGTTGCTAACGTAAAATATACTGTAGTAATTGTTAACAATGGTGAAGGAAACAAATATGTTCTTAATAACGAATATTGGCCAGAATTAACATTTGTTGTAGGCTATACTTACACATTTATTCAAGACAATCCTACAAACGTTTATTATCCTAATCCTAATGGAACTACTAATAATCAACATCCTTTAAACTTTAGTGCTGACCAGTTAAATGGTGAATTAGAGGATGGTACAAGTTATCTTGACGGAGTTACATATAGATTAGACGGACTTGAAGTAACACAAGCGGATTATTTTAACGGGTTTGAAATTGCAACACAAAGAAGCGTAAGTATTCATGTTACATCATCAACTCCTACTACTCTTTATTACTGGTGTCAAAAGCACCTAAATATGGGTCGGCCTATTACTGTTTCAAATCCCGGAACAGGCGGCGGTGTATTGGATTATAACGAACTTGAAAACTTACCTACGTTGTTTGATGGAGATTATAACAGTTTAACTAATCTGCCTTCTATTCCAACAAGTATTTTAAACCTTGGAATTAGTGACGGAAGTAACAATCAAGTATTAACAACAAACGGAAACGGTGTATTTACATTTAAAACCGTAGCCGGTGGCGGTGGTGGTGATATCACTGTTGTTTCAGACGATGGCCAATTTACTATATCTGGCGGGACAATGACTGTTGTCGGTGGCACAAACATCGACACTGAAGTCGTAACAGGAAGCGGACAATTAACAATTAATCTAACTCCGTTTGGAATAAACTACTTAACTGATGTTGACACTTCAACAACAGCCCCCGAAGCAGGGCAAGTATTAAAATGGGATGGTGCCAAGTGGGCTCCTGCTACTGATGCTACTGAAGGCGGTGCAGGTCTCGATGCTCAATTCTTAAACGGTCAGCCGGGCCCATATTATTTAAATTATAATAATTTAACAAATACTCCTTCTACATTAACACTTGCAAATTTAAGTGTTGGCAATGAACGTGCAGCAGCAGGCGACGGCGGCATTGAGTACGACAACACAACAGGCGTATTTCGATACACTCCGCCGGATCTGACAAGTTTTGTAACATCGGGCGAATTAGCGCCAGTTGCTTATACTGGGGACTATGCTAATATATCTAACACTCCTACATACGCAACAGTAGCAACATCGGGTGCTTACGGTGACTTATCCGGCACTCCTACAATTCCAAGTGCGTTAACTGATTTGGGCATTACTGACGGTACTAACGGTCAAGTATTAACAACTAATGGTGCTGGCGGATTTACATTTACAAGTGTATCATCCGGAGGAAACGCATTTACTACTATTAGCATTTCGGGTGCCGACAGCATTTTAGCAGATTCAAGTTCAGACACACTAACATTTGCAGCAGGAAGCGGAATTACATTAAGTACTGATGCTAATAACGACACTATTACTATTTCAAGTTCGTCTACCGGCGCTTCAAACTTTAGTGGGTTGAGTGATGTTACAACAGCAAACACAACTATTGATAAAGTTTACCTACCGGCAATTACACAATTAGTTGTTGTAAACAATGGTGCTACATCTTATAGATTTGATCAATACGGGTCCGCTAACAATCCGTCAATTTATGCTCTAAGTGGAACTACTATTGCGTTTGATATTGACGGCATTGGAGCACACCCATTCTTAATTCAAGATGCAATGGGTACTAATTACGATACTGGATTGGTACACGTTACTTCAAACGGTAATGTATCTACTGCGTCAAATGCTCAAGGTAAAACATCCGGCACGTTGTATTGGAAGATTCCGGGTGATGTATCGGGAACATACAGATACCAGTGTTCACTGCATCCGGCAATGGTTGGATCTATTTACGTTAAGAACTTTGGATCTATTTAAAGGTAACTGTGAAGTTTTTCTTCTAAGGATTTTCTTGTATCTAAGATGTCATCCTTTAAATCTGCACCGGCAGTAGGTAGTTTCTTTTCATAAGCCATTTCAACAATTGATTCGTCCAAACGTTTTACTAAAGCAACTAACTTGCCTAACAGCATTTGTGCATCTTCCTGTTTCTTTCCTTCCATTTTAGCGATAGCAGCATTAAAGCGATCGTAATCTGCCTGGAACCGTGACGACTTAAATAATTTTTGCATTTTCTAACTCCAAAATAGTTTCAATCTTTGTTCTAATTAGATTGTTATTTAACGTAATTCTTAAACCGGTATGTAAATTTCGTGGAAGATTATTTAGCGTACTCCAGCATATTGTGTCTGATGTAGTAGTTAAGAATTCGTTATTAACCAAACACACGTATGTTCCGTATTCAAACCCCTCATCATCTGATTTATAAAGCTCAATAGGAACAATTCTTCCTTTTGCGTAATCGTTAAGTAGTTGTTCTGCATCGTCTAACAAGTTACTTGAACGCTCAAACGTTGGAACTGTCCATTTTTGTTCTTCAAGGACCAATAATACTCGAGATGTATTTAAAGATAAGAAAAGTAATCCGGCACGTTTTTGCATAAACGTACTTATTATCCGTTCAAGTCAAAGCGCCACGAACCGGCTGCGTATTCCCCTTCAAATGACTTGAGCCATTGGACACCGTCCCATTTATATTGTATTCCTGTTCTTAGGTTTTTAATATATGTAGGAGTAGCAATTGGATCTGCAGGATCAAACACCTCTGACCAGACAGTGCCAGTCCATTCAACTATTGAATTAGCATAGATCACTGTATCATCGCCGTTAGCATCTTTCCACGCATCCGGACCGTCGTAACCAGTTTCGCCAACGTTTTTACTAACGTTAACATCATCAAGCATAAGATAGCGTGTTCCTGCGGGTATATTATTAATGCCGTTCCATAAATTTATTGGATCAAACTTATAAGGATCTATAATAGCATCAATTGTTGTCAGTGACGATGCAGATCTGTAAATAGAAGGTATTGACGTATTAGTTGGAATAGTATCCTGGTCAAACGTAACAACCATAACAGACTCGTCTAATGGATTAATAGCAAACGTTCCTACCATTTCAGTTCCATTTGGCTGCATGAAGTAAATCTTACTACTTGGAGTGTTAGCACCGTACTTCTCAATAACAACATTCCAGTCATGTGGCTTGCCTGTTTTAGCAGGAACTTCTTCGAGATCTACGTCTAAACCTGCATCTGTATCGCCAATAATGGTTACATCGTAATCGTATGGCTGACCGTTGTTTGATTTGAATATTAGTACGGGAACACGAGGAGAAATAATCTCTTGTGCTTCGCCATCTGCTTCATTATAAATGATCTGATCTATTTCTTTAATATTGCCTTCTTCTGTAAAAATATTAGCAATAATAGTTTGAATAATACCAAGTTTCTTAACTTTAGCAGGCGGTGATAACCATACAGGCATTTCAAATTCTACAGATGCAATGTCAATGTCTGTGTCTGTTCCTGCAGGTATAGTACGAGAACTAAACTGTAAGTTTTGTAGATATACTGCACTTAAACTGGTCCAATCGATGTAATTGTCAGTAGTTTGAATTTCCAGTGCTGGATTAAACAATACCAGTATTTGTTCTAACAACTGTAATTTTTGATCTGTGTTTGAAGTCCAAATGTCTGCCTTCATACGCATTTTAAATGGAGTAGGCATTAAGCGTTCTACAGTATATCCTGCGCCTTGTGCACCTGTATATGCAGGGTCGCCTGTTGAGTCAAACTCATAATTTCTTTCACGTATATGCATTTTACTTGTAAAGGTTGCATCGCTTAAACGTGATGCATCCAACTCTAAATTAGTAATATAACAAGCAATGCGCGGAACATTAGGAAGTTTGTTTTCGCTGTTTTCACGAATAATGTTTGCAACCTGTCTGGTCATGTCGCCATACATAACAGGAACACTCGTTTGTGTACCGTCACCCGCTTCGTATTTAAAACCGATAAAGATACGCATAAACTGAGTAACGTACCTTCTTACTTGACCGTCGTAAAAGAAATCCATTATTTTTCCTGCTTGCTCGCTGTTCTATATTGTTTTAACTTATCCTGCACCTTTTGATTTAAATTCTTATCATCTTTTGCAGGAGGACGCTTCTTAACTGTATGCGTCTTAGGACGCTTGGTAGCAAAACCAAATATCTCATCTATACGCATTACTCGTCTGCCTCTGGACGCAATGCCTTATGTAAACTTTGCTTCTCTTTAACTTGCTTACCGTTAATATTATTAACCTTGTCGTTATTAATAAATGAAGTTTTCTGAGTTTGTCTTTCGTCCTTATCTTCAAATGGTGCACCAGTTGCAACATCGTCACCGCCTAAGTTACTCATAGTCATTCTTATGTTATCTTCTATTTTAACCCATCGAGTTCCGTCAAATCTAAACAATCTATTTGGCATATAATCTGTTCTTAAACAATATTGTCCTTGTATTGCATTTAATGGATAAGCGATACCTTGCGTAAATGGAGCACCGTTTGACGGTAGCCCATCCCCTACGATGTAGCCCGGATATGCATTACCTTCCGGAGTTTGGTATGCTGTATCTGCTGTGATAGCCATATACACTTCATTGCCTTGATCGTCATATAGTGTATTGCCATCTTCATCTGTTGACGGAATTAATAAATCGTCGCTATCTGCTGTAACAAGTTGTGCTTTACCGTTTTCATCTGGTTGTAATGTGTAGAACATTGTTGTATCAAAACCAGACTTAGGAGCATCTTCCTCTGCTTGATCAAGAACTGCTTGTGTAATCTGCATTTCTTTTTCGTATGTTGACATTATATCGCGTAACGAATCAGCAATACGATAGTATTCGTCATTGGGCGGAGTAATACCTGTAACTTGTTTTATAACAGTATATTTGATGCCATCATACTCAATAACATCATTAGGGAAGTATGTACTTTGTACGTTCCACGCACCTTTATAATTCTCTGTATCTGCAATCCCATCAAGTATTTGTTTGAACTCTTGAGAGTCTACTAAAGGAACACATTTAGCACGATACAGATGCGGGTACCAAGTTACACTAAAACCTTCTGCTGCACGATTTACTTCTTCTACAACATAGAATCGTTTTAATGCAAACTGTAAATCATTAAGAGCATATTCGTCTTTTAAGTGAGGCAATTCAATTACATCTCCTGACATAATTTTTCTGCCTAATTTTTCTACTGTATCGTTGATGTGGAAAGTAATAAAAATAGTGTCGTTTTGTAAAAACAGGCCAAATTGACTAAGATTAAAGTCAATGTCTTGTATATGGTACACACCTCTCAATATGTACACGTCAGGATCATATTTTCGATCTCTGTTTTCTAAAAACAGCATATCTTGAATATTAAATGGGTTATCACCGCCGGTATATTCTGGTGTGCTTGGAGTATTTCCCTGCGCAGCAGAATCCGGCCCAATATACTTGTGAACTAACACATCGACACCACCGACCTGGAACATTTCCCAGGCAGTTCTGTCCATAAATTTAAAATCGTTGCCCTTTTCAGGACGGTATAAACTCAGTCTCGGCATAGTACTTGTATTTACCGTTTCTTGCACAAGGCATAAATAGTTATATGAGTAATATTGATACTGCCAAGCAAGAAGTTTTTGATTACTGTCGCACTATGTTAGGCGACGGAATGATCGATGTTGAGCTTGATCCTGAACATTACGAAGCAGCATTAAAACGCTCTTTAGGAGTATTCCGTCAAAGATCAGAAAATTCTGTAGAAGAGAGTTTTGCGTTTTTAACATTAGAACCTGATCGTAATGAATATATCATGCCTAAAGAAATTCAAACCGTTAGACAAGTTTTCCGTCGTAGCGTTGGATCAAGAACAGGTGGAGGCCAGGGCGGCACAGTATTTGAACCTTTCAACTTAGCATATACAAATACGTACCTATTAAGTTCAACTAATATGGGCGGTCTTGCTACATACGAACTATTTGCTCAATATCAAGAACTTGTAGGAAAGATGTTTGGTTCGTTTATTAATTTTGTGTGGAACCCACAAAGTAAAAAATTAGTTATTCAACAACGTCCAAGAGCAACGGAACAAGTTATGCTTCATGTTTATAATGAAAAGCCTGATTTTGCTATTCTTGATGATGTGTATTCCGGACAGTGGATTAGAGATTATACCCTTGCAAATTGCAAAGTAATGTTAGGTCAAGCACGTGAAAAGTTTGCAAGTATCGCAGGCCCACAAGGTGGTACTGCTCTAAACGGTACAAGCATGAAACAAGAAGGTCAAGCAGACATCGAAAGACTCACTATAGAATTAACCACGCAAGTTCCGGGCGGCAGCGGCTATGGATGGTTAATAGGCTAATGAGATTTGACGAATTTAAAATTGACGAAGTGGTTACTCGTGTTGAGTTTGCAGATGGCCAGAAGAAATTCTTGCGCACATACGGCAAAATGAGCAACGACGAAATTATCGCTTACTTTAAAAAGATGGGCAAGGAAGTAGTTTGTATTCAAGGTGATTGCGATCTAAATGATGAATACTACAACGAAACTGCTAAAATGGTTTGGGGTGTAGGCAAGCATAATGCTCGTAGCGGCCAAACAAAACTCCGCTTCCGTTGCTCAGCAGGACCACGCAGCGGCAGACAGGTGAGCCATCCTTCAAAATGTGTTCAACAGTATGACTTCGCTAAGTCACAACAAATGAAACGCACCCGTGCAAGAACAGCACCTACACAAGCAAGACGCCAAAAGCGTACCAAAGCAATCAATACAGCAAGCACACTTGCTCGTAAAATGAATAATCCAGGAAAGGTTATTCGTCCAAAACCTTGGTATTAAAGGTTGACTTTCAAAATCAATATGTTATAATATAGTTCTATTAAGGAGTATATTGTGGCAAAGAAAGAAGTAAGCGACGGCTCAACCGCTAACTATTATGAATTACCTAAAGATGCTAAAGAACTACAGCATCTAATTTCCTATAAAAACATGAACGGACAGATGGCCGAGATCTTTCGTGCTGTTTATCGTTACGGACAAGTAGAGCATTCACCAAGATTGCGTGATGCTAAAAAGATCAAATACTATATTGACGCAGAGATTGAGCGTTTAGAAAAATATGGAGACTGTTAAAAGTCCGGAAGCAGATCTCCCTGTTTCCAGGTAGTCTCAGTAGTTGATAGAATAACAGCACAATTAGAGCATAACGTTTTTAGATTTGACGGCCGGCAGTTATTAAGATTACCGTCAACATGGAACACTTTAAAGACTCCTTTGTGTTGCGATTTATATCCGCACTTGTCACAAACATTCTTCTTTTTATAACCTGCACGTTTCCATCTTGGTATACCGTGGTTAGGACCTTTAGTTAAACACGACTCGCACTGACTTCTATAGTAGACTTTCTTTCCTTTTTTATAGTTCACTGCTCGCGGGCGTTCATTACAGGTCTTACAAAGCGGTCTCATATTATTATTTACACCTTTTCTGCCCCTTTTTCGTATGCTATAACGCCTACTTTTTTGTCTTAACCGCTAAATACACATAGTAACAAAACTACTATTACCAGGAGATTAAAGGTATGGCACTAACATCACCAGGCGTAGAAGTTACAGTAATTGACGAGAGCTTTTACACACCGGCTGCACCCGGAACAGTTCCGTTAATCGTTGTAGCAACAGCCGAGAATAAAATGAACGGCGCTGGCACTGGCACAGCGGCTGCAACTACAGCAGCAAATGTAGGCAACGCCTATAAAGTAACAAGTCAGAAAGAATTAATTGATCTTTTCGGAGTACCATTCTTTGAGAAGACAGCAAGTAGCACACCAATTCATGGATCAGAAAGAAACGAATATGGACTTTTAGCAGCATACAGTTTGTTAGGTGTTTCAAACTCAGCATTTATTGTTCGTGCAAACGTAGACCTTGCAGAATTAGAAGGAAAATCAGAGGCTCCAGGAGCGAATCCGGACGATGGCACATGGTGGGTAGACACAAGAGCTACAGCATGGGGCATCCAAGAGTGGAATGGCGCAGCCATTAGCACCACAGGCGGTCAAAAATTTGCCGCAAAAACCCCAATTGTTTTAACAGACGACGATACAACTAAGATTGACAACGGTATGCCTGTAATGGCAGTAGGTGCTATTGGTGATTACGCAGTTGTATTCCAAACTGTAGGAACAGATGGCACGTTCTCAGCAACAAAAGAGAATGCAAAAGTTTACTATAAGTCAGCAGGTAACACTCAAGCAGGCGTTGCAGCAGGACAGTGGACATTAGTTGGAAGTCAAGCATGGGCTTCAAGTCATCCAACTGTAATGGGAGGGGTTGTTACAGTAGCAACCTTAACAGCAGGTAACTTTACACTAAATGGAACCACTATTACTATCTCAGGCGGCGACGTACTTGACGACTTAGTAGCCACAATTAACGGCTTAACAGAAACACAAGGTATTACTGCTAAAAATGTAAACAGTAAATTATACTTGTTCACTGATGGCGGTTTAGACGACAATGTAGGTGATAGTTCTTTAGCAAATGCTATTGTTGTTGGTGCAGGTACAGCAGACTTAAATGAAATTGGCATTATTGCTAAAACATACTATGGTCCAGAACTTTATCAGGCTCCACATACACAAGTGCCAGAGTGGAAAGCCAATGATACAGCACCACGCCCAACAGGCAGTGTATGGATCAAAACTACAGAACCAAACAACGGAGCACGTTGGAGAGTTAAGCGTTGGGACAGCAACATTTTAAGTTGGGTTTCATACGAGGCTCCGATTTATGCTTCAACAAACGCAGCGTTATACTATTTAGATAGAGCAGGCGCAGGCGCAAACATTGCAACAGACAGTTTATTTGTTCAGTCAAATGCAACTGAAAACTCTGGATTTGACGACAGTCCGGCTACTGCTGCATTCCGTGTATGGCGCAGAGCAGCAACTGGTGCAACTACAATTACATCAGCAATTATTGCTTCTGGATCATTTACAGCGGGTGCTAACTCATTCACAATTGAAGAGAGTTTAAAAGGACGTATTGATTTAGGTACGTCAGACGAAGCAGCAACTCCTACTTATGCAGGTATTGAAGTTTCATTCACAGCAGCAGGCAATACATCTGCAGATGCATTTACTATTGCTGGAGCAATTAACTCAGCAGGATTTACTAACATTGAAGCAACAGTTAGTGATGACAACGAAGTTGTTATTTCTCACAGATTAGGCGGCGATTTCCGTATTACGGACGGAACTAACACTCCTATTTCAGCAGTATTCACAACTTATAACATTGACACACAAGGCGGAACAAGCAACTTGTACGCATTACCAGCAGGTGCAAGCCAAGACATGGTTGCTACTAACTGGATGCCTTTAGCAGCAAGCGACTTCCATGCTGGTGCTAATGACCCAACTAACGAACCTACTGATGGTACACTTTGGTATAACCCAGAGTTTAGTGACGTAGATATGATGATTCATAACGGTAGTGATTGGGTAGGATACCAAAACTACAGTGCAGCATATCAGAGTACTGATCCGGCAGGCCCGCAAGTTACTGCAAGTAAACCAAGATTACAAAGTAACGGTGATCCATTAGTTGATGGAGATCTTTGGATTAGCACCGCTGATTTAGAGAACTTCCCAACTATCTACAGATACAACGGCGATTTGTTAGAATGGATCATGCTTGATAAAGCAGACCAAGTAACTGAAGAAGGTGTGTTGTTTGCAGATGCACGTTACGGTACTTCAGGCGCAACAGGCGACACTGCGGCATCTATTGTAGACTTGTTAACAAGTAACTACTTAGACCCAGACGCACCAGATCCAGCACTATATCCAAAAGGTATGTTGTTATGGAATACACGTAGAAGCGGCGGCAACGTTAAGCGTTACGTTAACAATTATATTGACGTAAATAGTGACAATCCACGCTTTGGTGACCAAGCAATGAGTGGTTACGCAACTGACCGTTGGGTTACTGCTTCTCCAAATGCTGAAGATGGTTCAGGACAGTTTGGTCGTAAGGCACAACGTTCTGTTGTTATCCAAGCAATGAAGAGCATTGTTGATACAAGTGATCAAGCACGTGATGAAGAGCGTCGCAACTTTAACTTAATTGCTGCTCCTGGTTATCCGGAACTAATGAGCAACTTGGTTAACTTAAACATTGACAGAGGCTTAACAGCATTTGTTATTGGTGACACTCCATTCCGCTTACCAGCAGACGCAACAAGTTTAACTACTTGGGGTACTAACGCTAACTTAGTAACTGATAACGGCGACGACGGTATTGTTACATACGACGAATACATGGCTTGTTTCTATCCAAACGGTTTCACAACTGATTTGGGCGGTAGCAACGCAGTTGTTCCTGCTTCGCACATGATGCTAAGAACTATTGCACTAAGCGATAATGTCTCTTACCCATGGTTTGCTCCAGCAGGCACAAGACGTGGTGGTATTACTAACGCAACAGCAGTTGGATATCTTGATTCACTAAGCGGTGAATTCCAAACTGTAGCACTTAACGAAGGACAACGTGATACACTTTATGACTTAAAAGTTAACCCAATTACATTCTTTAATGGTGTTGGTCTTGTTAACTACGGTCAAAAGACTCGCGCAAGAAACGCAAGTGCATTAGATAGAATTAACGTGGCACGTTTAGTAGTTTACTTGCGTACACAGTTAAACAGATTAGCTCGTCCTTATATCTTTGAACCAAATGATAAGATTACAAGAGATGAAGTTAAGCAGGCTGTCGAGAGCTTACTACTTGAACTGGTAGGCTTAAGAGCACTATACGACTTCGCAGTTGTTTGTGATGAATCTAACAACACGCCAAGCAGAATTGATCGTAACGAACTTTGGGTAGACATTGCGATTGAACCTGTTAAAGCAGTTGAATTCATTTACATTCCACTAAGAGTTAAGAACACAGGAGAAATTTAAAATGCCTATTACTTCACTTAACAACTTTGGAGTTCCATTAGACGGCGGCAACCAAGTATTGTTAATGCCAAAACTCAAGTATCGTTTTAGGGTAACACTCCTGAACTTTGGTGCTGAGTCAGCAACAGAATTAACAAAACAAGTGGTTGACGTAACTCGTCCTAAAGTGGGCTTTGAAGAAATTCAATTAGATGTTTACAACTCAAAGGTATTCTTAGCAGGTAAGTATAACTTAGAGGCTGTAACATTGAACCTACGTGATGATGCAAGCGGTTTCGTACAGAAACTGGTTGGTCAACAGATTCAGAAACAATTCGATTTCATTGAGCAGGCATCTGCAAGATCAGGTATTGACTACAAGTTCACTACAAGAATCGAAGTATTAGACGGTGGAAACGCAGGTCATACGCCAAACATTTTAGAGACATTTAATATGTATGGTTGTTTCTTATCAAACACTGATTACGGTGACATGAACTATGCTACTAACGAAGCAGCAACAGTTGCACTAACTATCCGTTACGATAACTTAGAGCAATGGGCTGCTGGTGAAGCGCAAACAAGTATTGCAGGCGGTATTGGTGCAGCAGTTGCACGTACACTTGGCGAAACTACAACAGGCGCAAGTTAACAGTAAATTGTTTCATTTACTTCAAAAGGCCCGGACTAATAATCCGGGCTTTTTTTATAGATAAATATTATTATGGCAAACAAATTCACAAGGTATCTCACAGACTTTGCATCCGGTTTTATTAGCGGAGCAACTAATCCTAAAGGCCAAATGTCTAACTGGCGCCACGCCACACGATTGTTCGTAGACGATACGTTTAGATTAGCACCTAAGCATAAGTTTAATTATTATGTTAGGTTTGAAATTGACAAAACCGCAGTAAAAGCACCGTCATTTAATGATAAGCATATTGAAGAAGTTGGGCTTTTGGTTAAAAGTTGCGATTTGCCTAAATTTAGTTTTGAAACTTCTACTCTTAACCAGTATAACAGAAAGAAAATTGTTTATACAAATTACGGTTACGATCCTTTAAACTTCACAATGCACGACGACAATAATGCAGTCATTAACTCGTTATGGGCAATATATTGGGGACATTATGTAAAGGATAGACACAATCCTGTAACTGCATTTGACAATAATATGTATAGAGCAGCAGATGCAGATACTTTAAACTTTAGATATGGTTTAGACAATAATCGAAGTGCTGATATGTTTAAATCTATTTCAATTTATACTATGGGGCGTAGAAGGTTTGTAGGTTATACATTAATCAATCCAAAGATTACAACCTGGCAACACGGTATACGAGATCACTCAGATTCACAAGGCATGGGTGAAAGTTCAATGACTGTACAATTTGAAAACGTAGTGTATAGTGCTGGTATGGTTGAGCCTGGCCAACCTAAAGGGTTTGCAAATTTACACTACGACACCTCTCCAAGTCCGCTAAGTGTTGCAGGTGGTGGCATTGCATCTTTAACAGGTAGTGGCGGTGTACTTGACGGACTTGAACAAGTCTTTGGTGCAGTCGGCGACGGTTCTGCATTTAGTAGTCCTGGAAACTTTTTATCAACAGTTGCTAAAGGAATCAATACTTATAAAAATGCATCAAATCTAACTGCAAGTAGTTTAATGTCTGAAGGCATGAATATATTATCCACGCCCGGCGCATTATCACAAATCAGCGGCGGCGTTACAAGTGTTGTTGGTGCAGTATTTCCTAAAAGCGATACTAACAACACAGTAACACAAGCAACGGCGAAATCAATGGTTTCAAATAGCAATTGGGTTAATCCAAACGGTCCATAATGAAAACTAATTTACCTCCCCAGATAGAAACAGACAGTGCTGCGGCAACTAAGTTATACTTTGGTACCTATGGCCAGGTTCCACTTTCGTTTAATGCTACCGATGTTGCAGTTGCCGTTAACTTTTTTGAAAAAAGAGGGTTTGACAGTTTAGCAGCCCAAGTTACTGCTATGGCTCTTTTACGCCAGGCTAAGATGGAAGATGTTAGTATCAGTTCTGTCTTAGATCAACTTAAAGGTTATGACGACCTTCAGGTTACTGGAATTGTTGCTCAAATACTTAATAATAGTAGAACAGCAACATCTACATTAGGCTATAAAAAAGAAGCACAAGACCTTACTAAATCAAGGAACATCTATCCATAATGCCTAAGTTTGCTCAGGGAAAGTTTGAAATGAAAAACCCTGACAAGTATGTCGGGAAGAAAACTCCACATTCGAGAAGTAGTTGGGAGTTTGTCTTTATGCGTATGCTCGACGAACATCAGGGTGTGCAGCATTGGGCAAGTGAAAGTATTCAGATACCGTACAGAGATCCGTTAACAGGCAAGCATACAATTTACGTTCCTGACTTTTTTATTGTATATCAAGATAAGAATGGTCAAAAACGTGCAGAAGTAGTAGAAGTTAAACCACTGAATCAAACACTAAGAGAGAACGTCGGAAAAAGCAGATACAACCAAGAACAATATATCAAAAATTTAGCCAAATGGGAAGCCGCAACTGCATGGTGTAAACAACAAGGAGTTAAATTTCGTGTTGTTACTGAAGATGATATTTTTCACAGCGGCGGCAAGAGAAAATAAATATTAATAATATAGTTTGGTATTATTATGACTAAAAAATTAGAAGAGTTGTTCAATTTAGAAGAACAAGAAAAACAGCAAATTACCCCAGAGGTAATTGAAGAAAAGCATCAGCAAGTTCGCAGTGTTGATGATAGTTATGCCGCGGTAAACGAAATCACAAAGAATTTACCTCAGGTTGCAGAACTCGATGACCTGGGAGAAGGTGATCTTGATAAACTTGCTGCCAAAGCAGAGCAAGCATATGACGATCTAATGGATCTTGGTATGAATGTTGAAGTACGCTACAGCGGACGTATTTTTGAAGTTGCTGGGGGTATGCTAAAAAGTGCCATCGACGCAAAAGCAGCCAAAGTAGAAAAGAAATTAAAAGCGGTTGATCTACAACTTAAGAAATATAAGATTGACAAAGATAACAACGAAGATCCTAACAATATCATGAATGGTGAAGGTTACGTAATTACCGACAGAAATGAACTTATGAAGAAATTAGGTCAAAAGGAATAAATACACATATGAAAACCTTTAGAGATTATTTAACAGAGAGTAAAAAGCCATACGCTTTTAGAGTGAAAATTGCGGGTGATGTTCCTGAAGGATTTAAGGAAAATCTTAAATCTAATTTAGAATCTTGTAATGCTACATTAACAGATGGAACAAAAACACCAGTACAAAAACTTCCTTTAGATTTTCCAGAATTATCAAATATGGAAGTTACTATTTTTGATCTTGTAACAGAGTATCCAATTACACCTGCAGCAATTACAAAACGTATTAGTGAAATGGGTTTAGACGAAAGTTATTTCCGTGTTAGAGGAGTTGATGAGCCAACTGAAGTTGAACAAGAGCAGTTCCAGGCAGAAAAAAGCGGAGAATCTCTATTAGCATCTGAGTATGCAAACGAAAAAATCAAGCACAAAGACTATTTTGGTGACGACTTTAACAAGGGATTTTTACAGCAACTTTCTAAAGATGCTAAGGCACGCAAAAAAGAGTTAGGACATAACGAATCAGCAATGAAAGATGTTGATGTATTAGGTACTAATAAAACTACTAAAGAAGATAAGGCAGGGTGTTGCAGTCCTGTAGGGAGTAAATAATGGATTTTAACCAACTACTATCAAGAATGCAAGAACTTGATTCACCTGCTTTAGAAGCAGATACAACTGAGTGCGGTATGAATATGCCAGCACCACCAGCAAAGCCTGATACACCAGAGCCAAGTATGACTGTTAATGTTAATGCACAAGGCATGGACAACATTGAGTCAATGCTATCTTTAATGGCAAAGATCAGTGGAGCGGGAAAAGCAGATATGCCGAGCATGGCTCCTATGCCAGCAATTATGCCATTAGATAAAATGATGGGTCCTGCACCAGACATGGATGCTGACAACGACGATAAAGTTGGCGGCGAAATGGACCTGCCAAAGGATCACGACAACGATCACGTTATTATCAAGACACTTGACAAAGACGGCGACAACGATCATGATATGGATGATCACGAAAAAGAAGAAGCACCAACAGGAACTGGAATGGCAGCATCTATGAAAGGTGTTGACGAGAAAGATCCAGACGCAGCAGATAAAATGAAGCCAGGTGTAGCAAACGCACCAGATGCAGACGACGATGGCAAATTAGGAATGGGTAAGAACGTAGATCCTAAGCAAATTAAACTTGATGATATTGACATGGAAGAATTATTAAAACTTGCAGGTCAAGAAACCGAAGGTGCAATGGATGATGCTGCAAAAGACTTTTCGGCTTATCATCAGGCACAAGCAGCATCAACAGAAAAAACTATGGCTGCTATTAGAGATGCTATCAAGGCAGCACTAACTTCCGATCCAAAAGATCAAAACAATGATGACGACGGCGAAAAAAATGCCGACGAAGCATACGCTAACGAGCCAAGCGAAAAGATGCGCGGCACAGATTACATGAACAATAAGATTGCAGGCGGCATGAACCGTCCTAAAGGTACATATCCTAAGGTTGCAGCCGCTGACAATCCAATGCAGAAAGTTAAAGAAGGCGACGATTTAAGAACACGCATTCATAACGAACTTGCTGCTAAATTAGCAGAAATTAAAGGAGCAGAATAAAATGGCAGACTTAACGACAGCAACAATTGGCGGCGGAAGTTCAATCCTTGTTGCAGAGAATCGTTTAAGTGTTGAAGATGCAACAGTTGTTGATTACATGGGTAACAAAGATTTAACTATGTTTACAGTTGATTTTGATTCTGCTGCAAATGCAGAAACAGGTGCTAACGAAGCAATCCAAGCAGTAGTTGATATTATTGGTAAGTATGCTACTATTGTTATTCGTGGTGCTTTATTTGACTCAAACACTCAAATGTGTTTTGCAGTAGAAACTCCAAACGATTCATTAGATTGGGACGGCGCTGGCGCAGAAACTTTAGTTGAGCAAATTGAAGATGAAATTATTGCATTAGGTGCTTCATATGGTAACAACAACTTTGATATGACTGCTGTTACTTGTACTGTTAAAACAACTTTCCAATTAGCATAAAATCTACCGGCTGAGCAAAAAAATCAATAGCGCCGCAAGGCGCTATTTTTTTGATTAAATAGTGTTATGGCAAAGAGTTTAGATGGCAATCTTGTTAAGAAAGCCCACGCACAACAAAAATATACTTTAGAACAAGTAAAGCACCTTGAAAAGTGTATGGATCCTGTTGACGGTCCGTTATACTTTGCTAAGAACTTTATTCAAATCCAACACCCAACTCGTGGTAGTATACCGTTTGATATGTATGAATATCAGGAAAGATTAATACATGCATACCACGATCATAAGCAATCTATTGCTATGCTACCAAGACAGATGGGTAAAACAACTTGTGCCGTAGCATACTTGTTATGGTACACAATGTTTGTTCCTGACAGTCAAGTGTTAATTGCAGCACACAAATATGAAGGTGCTAAAGACATTATGGATCGTTATCGCTTTGGTTATGAAAACTTACCTGACTTTATCAGAGCAGGAGTGTATAGTTATAACCGTAACACTATTGAATATGATAATGGTTCAAGAATACAAGCAACTACTACAACAGAAAACACCGGACGTGGTAAGTCGCTTTCATTGATATACTGTGACGAGTTTGCGTTCGTGCAACCTCCTGAAAAAGCCAAAGAGTTCTGGACTGCACTATCACCAACATTAGCAACAGGCGGTAAGTGTATGATTACAAGTACACCAAACTCGGACGAAGACCAGTTTGCACTTATCTGGACAGAAGCACAGAAAAAGTTTGACGAGCACGGTAATGAGTATGAAAACGGCGAAGGCATAAATGGATTTTTCAGTTACTTTGCACATTGGAGCGAACACCCAGACAGAGACGATGAGTGGGCACGACTTGAAATGGCAAAAATTGGCGAGCAACGCTTCCGTCGTGAGTTTGAGTGTGAGTTCTTAATCTTTGAAGAGACACTTATTAATTCGGTTAAACTCGCTGAACTTGAAGGCATTGATCCTAAATTTAATATGGGGCAAACACGCTGGTATAATGACATTGACGGATCGTCAACATACTTAATAAGCCTTGATCCAAGTTTAGGAACCGGAGGAGACTATGCTGCTATTCAAGTGTTTGCTATGCCCGAAATGAAACAAATTGCAGAATGGCGGCACAATACAACACCTGTACAACAACAAGTAAGACACCTACGAGAAATTTTAAAATATATTTACGAAGAAGCAACAGCGAAAGGAAATCCTAATCCGCAAATTTATTACTCTGTTGAAAATAATACATTAGGCGAAGCAGCACTGATTGTAATTGGAGATATAGGGGAAGAAAACTTTCATGGATTGTTCTTAAGTGAACCAATTAGAAAAGGGCACGTAAGACGATTCCGTAAAGGGTTTAATACTACGCATAAAGCAAAAATTACTGCTTGTAGTAAATTTAAAAATCTATTAGAAACTAAGCAAATGGATATATTCTCCAAACCGCTTATTTCTGAATTAAAAACTTTCATCGCAAGTGGCGTGAGCTTTAAAGCAAAGCCGGGTGAACACGACGATTTAGTATCTGCACTTCTACTGGTAATTAGAATGGCAGACGTATTGGCGGACTGGGATCCAAAAATATACGATAAAATGACAGAAAAGATAGCAGAAGAAGCGATGCCAATGCCTATCTTTGTAAGTACGGGATTTTGATAAATATAGTTATGGACGCAGCGAACAATATTGCAACAGATTTATTCTACAAGGTACGTAGCAGATTTCAAGGATTAAAATTAGGTGAAGCCACTGGGCAGATCACAATAAATCCTGAAAGCGCACGATTCTTTGATTTTGACTATACAGAAGGTGACAATGCTATTGGCCATGTCAGCATTAGTTTAGCAGAACCAAATAGTATGAAAGTTTACTTTTCAACAGGCATCACTGAAGGTATGGATGACGGGCAAAAAGAAAACTGGTATAAATTTTTAAAAGAATTAAGAGAATTTGCAAAGAGACGTTTATTAGCATTTGATACACGTGATATCGCAAAGGACAATTTAGACAAAAGAGACTATACATTTTTAAGTCAAAACGCATTACAAAATAATCAAAAAACTGAGGTCGGAGAGAGTATGATGAACGAAAGTAACTTATACGGTACAAAAACAATGAGTTACCAAAAATTAGAGGATACACGTCTTATTATTAAGCATAGTAAAGCAGTAATGGACGATACAACACCTGGTGCAAGAAGTAGAAATATTTCAGCACTGTTTGTTGAAAACCAAGACGGTGAAAGATTTAAGTATCCTTTTGTACATTTAGCAGGTGCTCGTGCAATGCAACGTCACGTTGCTAATGGCGGTTTGCCATACGATGCAGTAGGCGAAAGTATTATTAAAATGAGCGAAGAGATTGCTCAGTTAAAAAGTTTTTCAAACTACGTTGTACGTAACGACTTAATGAACTCCGACACTAATGAAGTTGTTATGCGTGGTCAAATAAAACTTGATAGTTTAAGAGAAACAATTTCTAAAATTGCAAAACAAGCACATTATGAGGCTTATGTAGAAAACTTCCAGTCAGCAGATGCATATGAAATGTCAGACGAAATGATGGAAGATTTTAAAAACAAATTCACAGTTAGATCTTTCAATGAAGAAATGACTGATGTTTTCCCGGTATTAGCGAGGCTTATGGCTGAAGAAACTACAGTAGGCTATGACGACATAGTCGGAGAAACAAAAGAAGAGGATATTGAAGAAAAAGCAGATAAAGATCATATGGCAAACTTTGAAAATTGGGTTATGGGCTTAGGCGAAGATAGTCCTATTCAAAGTTCAGACGATGATGAAAGACAAACTGCTATTAAGAGTTTAAATGCTCTTGTTGGCGAAGTATTTCCTGCAGGCATAGATGGTATGAATGCGTTGGAAAGTTTGCACGGCATCATCGATGATCCAAGACTCGAACAAGACATTAAAAGACAAGCAAAGGAAAGTGCAGAATCGGATGTACGTCCGTTAGTTAAGGCATGGATTGAAGAAAACGCACCAGAAGCATTAGACCAACTCGACTTTGGTGATATGTCAGACGAACCAGCGGTAGGTGCAGATCAAATTGAACCGCCAACCGAAAGTACTGAGGAAGGTTTTGATCCAGACGAGTTCGATGGTGAGTTTGAAATGGAAGTCGGGGGAGACGACGGAGAAGAAGAAACTATCTACGTAAGTTACATGGCAAAGGTAGAAGACGGTCGCCCAGTAGTTGATCCAGAATCGTTAAAGGCTTCATCTGCAGAAAGTAACCCAAGTGCAAGAGTTGATGACAGTTGGGCAAGTGAAATGGTATCACCTAACGGTGATGAACACGAACAAGCATTAGAGATTGCTCAACAAGATGCAGAAGAGCAGTGGGCAGAACGTGATAACAAATACGATCAAGGCGAAAGCGCAGACGACCAAGAAGGCATGACAACTTCTAAATTGGCAGAATTTATTTTCAGTTTTTATGACAGAGAGTCAGGCACATTTCCTAAAGGACCAGAAGGTGTTGCTACTATGGTAGGCAAGAAGTTTGGCGAACAGGCCGAAGCGGCTGCTCGCAAAATGGTAGAGCGTATGGCACCAGTACAAGACCAAGGTGCCGAGTACGTCGAAGCACAGGCTGAACAAGAAGCAGACGATGAAAACGATAGCATCGCTAAGAAGATCAACTGGGGCGGCCAATACGATAAAGGCAACGATAACGATGATAATGATTCAGGTATGTTAGATCGACTTAAAAAACTTGCTGGTTTTTAAGTAAACCCAACGTCCCCGCTCACAATGCGGGGATTTTTTTTGGCTAAAAATAAGTATTAGCATGATTATACCGTTCATAGGACAAGACTTATTTGAAGTTAATCCAAACTATACAATTGTAGAGCAATCAAACACATTCTTAGTTATAGATAACTTCTATAAGAACTATGACGAAATTTTTAATGTTCTTAATAACATTCCTGCACCTGCGTGGAAGTACACTTCCAGAGATACAAAAAACTTTGTAGACTATTATGATTGTAGACCTACTATCGATATACGATTTTCTAACGGCTATCAACATATAGATGAAATACATCGTTTAATTTTTGGCAAATGGAATAGCGACACTGCTCAAATAGAAACAAAACCATATGAGTTCAACTATTTCAAAGTGATTAACAGTAATGTAAACGAAACACATCAAATGTTCCCACACGTTGATTACGATTACACTGCTATCATTTATCTTGATAAAATAGGAAATGGCGGCACAGCATTTTATGATATAGATGAGATACCAAATAACGAAAATGAAAACTTATTAGTTGATGTATCAAGTTACACTAAGACAATCATAGAATCTAAACCAAACAGAATGTTGATTTTTAAAGGAGAAACTCCACATGGAGGGTACATTCGTAACTACGATGCGTACTCTACAGATTGGAGAATTAATCAGGCGATCTTCTTCAAAAAATCGTTATTTACTATTGACAATGATAAATAACGATAGCATAATATGTATTATGCTTTAAAGGCATACATTTTTTATAAGGCAATAAGGAGGCTACAAAAATGGCAACATTAGCAGAAATCCGTGCAAAACTTCAAGAAGCACAAAACAACGGCGGCAATAACCGCTCATTTACAGGCGGCGACAACGCCATTTACCCACACTGGAATATGCAAGAAGGCAAGGAAGCAGTAATTCGTTTCTTACCCGATGGCGATCCTAATAATACGTTCTTTTGGGTAGAACGTGCAATGATTAAACTCCCATTCGCAGGTATTAAAGGCGAAACCGATTCACGTAACACTATTGTTCAGGTACCGTGTGTTGAAATGTACAATGACGGCACTACTTGTCCAATCCTTTCAGAAGTGCGTGGATGGTTTAAAGATCCTGCACTTGAAGAAATGGGTCGTAAGTATTGGAAGAAGCGTTCGTATATCTTCCAAGGTTTTGTAGTTGAGGATCCACTTAACGAAGAAACCACTCCAGAGAATCCTATCCGTAGATTTATCATCGGTCCACAAATTTTCCAGACTATCAAGTCTGCATTAATGGACCCAGAGTTGGACGAGTTGCCAACTGATTACCTACGTGGTGTAGATTTCCGCATTGCTAAGACAAGCAAAGGCGGCTTTGCAGATTATTCAACTTCTAAATGGTCACGTCGTGAACGTGCTCTTAGTGAAGAAGAACAGGCTGCTATCGAAAAGCATGGTCTATTTAACTTGTCAGACTACTTACCTAAGAAGCCTACTGACGTTGAACTTCAAGTAATGAAGGAAATGTTTGAAGCATCTGTAGATGGTGAGGCATACGATCCAGATCGTTGGTCACAATACTTCCGTCCAGCAGGTATGGCACAACGTACAGGTGATCCTAATGTAGCACCTGCACCAGCAGCGGCTCCAGCAGCAACTACTGCACCTGAGGCAGCACCAGTAGCAGAAACAGCACCGGTGGCTGAAGCAGCACCTGCAGAAGGTGGCGACAATGCAAGTCGTGCGCAAGATATTCTTGCAATGATTCGCAATCGTCAGCAGTAAAAGGTTTAGTGGGAGTTCCGGCAAAAACCTCCATCCGGTAATCAGCGAGGTCTCCCACTTTTAATTAGAGGAAGGTATTATGGCAAAACCATTTGATATTTCAAAATTTAGAAAAACCCTTACCAAATCTATCGACGGTGTTGGTATTGGTTTCAATGATCCTACTGATTGGGTAGGTACAGGTAACTATGCACTGAATTACCTTATAAGCGGCGATTTTCATAGAGGAGTTCCGCTTGGCAAAGTAACGGTATTTGCAGGTGAATCAGGAGCAGGTAAATCTTATTTCGCTTCGGGAAATATTGTTAAAGCAGCACAGGAGCAAGGTATCTTTGTAGTACTAATTGACTCTGAGAATGCTCTTGATGAGAAGTGGCTACACGCTCTTGGTGTAGATACTTCGGAAGAAAAATTACTAAAACTTAATATGGCAATGATTGATGATGTTGCTAAAACAGTTTCAGAGTTTATGAAAGAATACAAGGATATGCCCGAAGAGGAACGTCCTAAAGTATTGTTTGTAATTGACTCGTTAGGTATGTTACTGACTCCAACAGATGTTGACCAGTTTGGCAAAGGCGACTTAAAAGGTGATATGGGCCGTAAGCCTAAAGCACTTACAGCACTTGTACGTAACTGTGTTAATATGTTTGGTAACTATAACGTTGGTATGGTAGCAACTAACCACACTTATGCATCGCAAGATATGTTTGACCCAGACGACAAGATTTCAGGCGGTCAAGGCTTTATCTACGCATCATCTATTGTAGTTGCAATGAAGAAGTTGAAACTTAAAGAAGATGAAGATGGTAATAAGACTTCAACTGTACAGGGTATTAGAGCGGCGTGTAAAGTAATGAAAACACGTTATGCTAAACCATTCGAAGGTGTACAGGTTAAAATTCCGTACGAAACAGGAATGGATCCGTATTCAGGATTAGTAGATCTGTTTGAGGCAAAGGGATTACTTAAAAAAGAAGGTAATCGACTTAAATACACAGACCTTAACGGCGAGGTACATTTAGAGTATCGCAAAAACTGGACTGGAGATAAACTTGATTTGATTATGCAAGATCTACTCAAGAACCCAGAACCAGATCAAGTCGAAGAGGTAAGTAACGAAGAACCTCAAGCGGAGACTATTAAATGAATGAAGATTTGATTGCTGACCTCTGGGCAACATTTGTTGATCATATCCCAGAAAAACAACGTAAAGATACTGCTTACGAATTTATCAACACATTACTTGATTATGGTGTTAAAGAAACTGTAATTGAAGGACTTATAGGTATAGATCCGTGGCTTGATGGCGCGGTTGAATACGCAATCGACGATGAAGATTATTCATCAGATGTTGATCCAGATGATGACGACTGGGACTAATTGTAATTTATGACAAACTGGTACGACAAGGTTTCAAAAGATATTTCTGCAATTCCTGACGCTGTTGAATACTTTAATACAGAGTTATTAGCAGCAAAGGCAGACCAGAAGGTATCTGGAAGAATTGAACGAATTGCAGCAGAAATGCCTGCTGTGGTCGAAACCAGATTTTCTCAATTACAAGAAATTGAAGCGATCTTAGAATATCTAAACATTGAACTTCGTCGTTTACGTTCTTCTCACTTCAGAAAGTATGTTGAAAATTATCAACGTGCTCTTAGTTCGCGAGATGCTGAAAAGTTTGTAGACGGCGAAGCCGATGTTGTAGATTTCGAAAAAATTATTAACGAGTTTGCACTAATTCGTAACAAGTGGTTAGGTGTAATTAAAGGTTTAGATATTAAACAATGGCAGGTTAGTAACATTGTTAAATTAAGGACCGCAGGATTAGACGACGCAACCCTCTAATATTTAAAATTAAAAAAGTTAATAGGCTTTTCGTAATATTTTCTTACGATATCTACTGTTTCAGTATTATACATATCTTGATAGTGTTTGTTGTCTCTAAGATTTCCTTTTAACTTAATTTTATTTTTTAACTCATCATTGTAAACAATACCTAATACATTACACACATCTTTCATGTCATCATTTAAAGAATCGTGTATCATAACTTTATCTACAACTAAATTATCATTCTCATCAGTATAAAGACTCCAGTCGTCTTTGAAGCAATGTTGCTTATTAGATTTAACAAATCCATCAAAACCGTTTTTGACTTTTTTAGGTTTGTAACTTTTTATGTAGTAATATAAACTTACAACCTTATCCCATGAATTTCTTTCAACTGTAAATTTATAGTAGTCGTTCCACTCTTGTGGGAACTGTTCTTCTATAAATCGCCATCCTTCATGTTCGCAGTCTCCTTCCATGCCAACCGGTGGCATTCCTTCAGGAGGCATTCCTGCAAATACATAATCGGTACCTGCTATACTATCTAATAAAAATTTTTCAACACTTGATCCGGCAGTTTTTCGAGTTTTAATAAAAATAAATTTGTACTTGTGTGAGATGATCATAAAACTATTTATTCATAAACTGCGCATATAAATATGTGCATGAAAGTAGTTATTGTTACAGGTGGTTTTGACCCCATTCACTCAGGTCATATTTCGTATATTAAAGCAGCAAAACAATTAGGCGATAAACTAATTGTTGGGCTTAATTCAGATGCTTGGTTAGAACGTAAAAAGGGTAGAAGTTTTATGCCTTGGGAGGAACGTGCTACAATTTTAGAAGCACTTGCTGATGTCGATCGTGTTATTGTATTTGATGATAGTGATAATACAGCCAAGGGTGCTATTATTAAAATTAGAAACATTTATCCAGAAGCACACATTGTATTCGCCAACGGAGGTGATAGAACATCTGACAATATTCCTGAAATGGATATTAACGACGGCAACACTTCGTTTGAATTTAGTGTTGGCGGCGATGACAAAAAGAACTCAAGCAGTTGGATCCTTACAGAATGGAAAGCACCAAAGACAGAACGTGTTTGGGGTTACTATCGTGTACTGCATGAAGTAGAAGGCTGTAAAGTAAAAGAACTTACAGTTGATCCTGGTAAAAGTTTGTCAATGCAAAAGCACAGATGGCGGAACGAGTATTGGCTTGTTAGCGAAGGTAAATGTGTTGTTAATAGTAAGTTAGCGAGCGGGTACACCATTCCTCCTAAGCAACTTGAAAAGCACGACGAGTATACAATACTATGCGGCGATTGGCATCAACTAACTAATCCGTTTGACGAGCCATGCAGAGTTGTAGAAATACAGTACGGAAAACTCTGCGAAGAAGAGGATATTGAGAGAGAATGACCCGCTGGACATTTATTAGTAAAGGCGGAGAGGATCCTTACATAAATGCGTTCTGTAAAGGAACAAATGGTCGCTTGGTAGATTCTGATAGTTTCAATTATGACGATTCAAGTGAACCAATTGTATTAAGAGGAATACTAAAGAAGAAAATTATTAAACAATGTTGGGAAAACAATCGTGATTTTTACTATATGGATACTGGCTACTTTGGAAATGAAACAAATGTTAGAAATCCAAACGGATGGAAATATTGGCATCGAATTGTAAAAAATAATCTACAGCATAATGAAATTGTTGATCGCCCGTCAGACAGATTTGAAAGATTAGGAAAACAGTTCTCGCCTTGGAGAACATCAGGCCGTAATATTCTAATTGCCGCACCAGACGAAAAACCTATGAAGTTTTATGGTTTAGACTTAGATACATGGATTGACGAAACTGTTACAACAATTAAAAAATATACAGATAGGCCTGTCATTGTTCGCCGTCGCGACAAGAATCGTATTAATAGAATACAAAATGATACACTGGAAGAAGCATTAAAAGATACATTCGCATTGGTAACATTTAATAGTAATGCTGCAACTGAAAGTATTTTTTACGGTGTTCCTGTTTTTACATTAGCACCAGTTCATGCTGCAAGACCAGTTGCGTCAACAGATTTAAGCCAAATAGAACGTCCTTACTACCCGAGTGAAGATAAATTATTTAAGTGGGGATGCCACTTGGCATACGGCCAGTTTCACATGAGCGAACTCAAATCAGGAAAAGCAAAAGAAATGTTGGAGGAGCAATGATTAGAATTTTTATTGGCTACGACTCAAATGAAGTAGTAGCATATCACACACTATGTCACAGTATTTTAAGACACAGTTCGCAGCCGGTGTCATTTACACCAATTGCAAGAAATACCATCGAAAATTTATATAAAAAACCTAAAGGCGAAAAAGAGTCAACTGAGTTTTCGTTGACACGTTTCCTTGTACCTTACCTATCTGACTTCCACGGTTGGTCTATCTTTATGGACTGCGATATGCTTGTTACAGAAGATATTGCAAATTTATGGAACTTAAGAAATGCCGACAATGCAGTTATGTGTGTGCAACACGACTATTCTCCAACTACGACACGTAAGTTTTTGAATCAAGAACAAACAGTCTATCCTAAGAAAAATTGGTCAAGTGTAATGATGTTTAACAACAATTTATGCAGAGCATTGACACCGACATACGTTGAAGAAGCAAGTGGTTTAGAACTACATCAATTTAAGTGGTTAGAAGATGCTGACGGTTTGGTAGGAGCACTTCCACCTAAATGGAACTTCTTAGTAGGCGAAGAACAAATGTATGACGAAGGAGTTCCAAGTCTTATACATTACACACTTGGCGGACCGTACTTTAACGACCACAGAGATGTTGATTATGCAGACTTGTGGTACGAAGAAAATCGTTTAGCAAATCATGCAACACAGATTACTACGGAATACACAGAACAAATGATCAAGGGTAAGTAATGCCAAAGGATCCAGATAAAATTTCAATAGAAGAGAAGTTTGTAGCAAGTACAAATGGGGCTCTTACAACTGACATCAACAGCGACAAGCCGTTAGTTGTTAGAGGTGTTACTTCTAAAACTGAAATGGATATTTGTGAAGAACAAGGCAGAGACTATTATTACATCGATACTGGATATGTAGGGAATTTTCCAAGTATAGGTAACCCTAAAGGTGCAAAAATTTGGCATCGTATTGTAAAAAATAAAATGCAGCATGACGTTATAGAATCTGCTCCTGATGATCGTTGGAACAATTTAATTTCGCAAGATCCTAACCTTAAGTTTAAAGGTTGGAAGAAACATGAAAATAAAATTCTATTTGTTCCACCAAATCCTAAGGCGTGTAAAGCATTTAACATTGATTATCAAGAATGGATGGAAACAACAAAGCATACTATTGAACAAACGACTGATATTCCCATAGAAGTTCGTATAAAAGGATCTCGTTCAGAAAGAAATCATGCAAATACAATTTATGATGCATTACAAGGAACTTATGCAGTAGTGACTTTTAATAGCATAGCAGCACTTGAAGCAATACTATTTGGAGTACCGGCTTTTGTCGCTGTTCCGTGCGCGGCAAGTCCATTAGCATCAAATAACTTAAACGATTTAACGAAACCGTTTTACCCGTCAGCAGGAAAAATAATCCAACAATGTAAAAATATCGCATACGGTCAGTTTACTGTTGATGAAATTGAAAATGGTACTGCTTGGAATATTTTGCAGGAACGATCATGAAATTATTACTTAACGATAAAGAAATTGCGCACTATCTAACTTCGTTAATAGACCTTACGCCTGATGTTAAGTCCGGGGTTGAGTTTAATAATCTTGAAATTGCAGAAGTTGTAGTTGTTTTTAAAAGTCAACAAAGAAACAAACCTCATAAGCAAAGAAAGTTAAATCTTAAAGGTAAACAAAAGATATATCATAAAATTAAACGTGCTACTGAAAAAGATGTCAAACAATATTTTAAAGATATTAAAGAACGAATTGTAGTTTGTAAAAATTTAAAGTTTCATGAGATACATAACAACATAGAATATTTTATTGAAACTCTCGGAAAAGAAAAAATCTTTGATCTTTACAAAAAAGACAAACATCAAGTCGACTTTGTTAAAGGTACAGGTTTATCTCTTGATAAATCTGGAGAGTTTATTAGACGTAAAGAATTTAAAGACTACACCAACGACTGCTTAATTAGAAATACTGTCGGAAATGAAGAATTATTGGTCACTAAGATTGATAACAACTATCCTATGTGGTTTATTGATAGTGGTTATACAAATTTCTTAGAAACAAATAAAAAGTGGCATAGATTAGTTCGTAATCATTTACACTTTGGCAAATATTTTGATGCTCCGTCGGATAGGTTAGGTAATATCAAAGAATTTCCTAAACCATGGCGAAATGATGGAGAAATTATCTATATTATTGAGCCGGGACCGTTTGCAGCGGCAATATTTCATGCAGATTTAAAAACTTGGAAGTACGAAGTTGCAAAAGAACTTAGAAAATACACAGACAAGCGGATTGTTTTCCGTAAAAAAGCACCAAAGCGTAATAGACCAAGTCTAATAGAACAATTACAGAACGAAGACTATCATTGTATCGTTAGTTTAAACAGTAATGCCGCTACAGAGGCAATTTGGCAAGGAATTCCTGTAATTACACTTGGAACACACATTACAAATCCAGTTAGTAGAAATAACTTAGCGGATATTGACAATTTATACAAAGGACCTTTAGGTAACTGGCTGGCGTATCTAAGTTATAGTCAGTTTTCAAAGGAAGAATTACTAAATGGTACCGCACAAGAGATTGTAAGGAAGTATCATGTCTAAATTAACAGCAGTTGCTTACTATAAAGGCATTCCACCTAACAATAAGAACATAGAGAAGCCTGCAATTCTCGATAATTTTATTGCAGGCGTTAATGCAGTTGGCGATAATGGTGTTAAGCACAATGGCATGGGTGCAATTCCGTGTGATGTTGCATTGATACAAGGGTTTGTACACGAACATGGAAAAAATGCGCCGCATCTTGCTCTAAGAAGGTCTGCTGTTGAGATGCAAAAACAAAATAATAAAAGATCTTTAATAGTTGATAGCAACTTATTTCTTTATGCTACTCCCGGTAACCCCAAGCATTACCTAAGATACAGTTTTGACGGAGTTTTTCCAACAACGGGTTTTTACTTTGACAAAAATGTTGACCCGACGCGGTGGCAACAGATAAGTCAAGATCTAAACATCAAATTAAAGCCATGGAGAACCGAAGGAAACCATATTTTAATTTGTTTACAAAGAAATGGTGGTTGGTCAATGCGTGGCCTTGACGTAATGCAATGGTTAAATCAAACTATAGCAACTATTAGACAGTTTTCTGGAAGACCTATTGTTGTTAGAGCACACCCTGGCGATAAAAAAGCAAAAGCATACTTGAGAATATCGCAACCTAACGTTAGAATCAGCACAAAATTAAATTTATTGGAAGACTTGCGTGGTGCGTGGGCAACAATTGTCTATAATTCAAGCCCGGCAGTAGCAAGTTCTATAGAAGGTATTCCTGTTTTCTTAACAGATCCACAACCAGAACATAGTCAAGCATACGAAGTATCAAATACTGACCTTTCAAAGATAGAAAATCCACTGTTGCCTGAACGACAAGGCTGGATTGAAAAATTATCCATGTGCCATTGGAACTTTGACGAACTAAGATCAGGTAAGGCTTGGAATTTTATGAGGAAATACGTTTAACGTTTAAATTGTTGCCAGTAAGGTTCAGTTCTTGGAACCTTTAAATCATCTCTATGACTCATTCCGGTGTTCTTCCTACCACCTTTTAAGTGATCTAACCAAGCACCCCATTGGCTATTAATCAAAGGATGACCTTCACCGGTACTCATTCCCGGTCTTGGACGAAGATCGTGTAAATTTGCAGCCCAGTCATGCTGCTTTAAACCAGGAATTGTCTTTTTAACTTCGTCAAACACAAAACTATCGTGCCATTCAGCCATTTGAAAAATGCCTTGTTCGGCCTGATCATAAACACGTTGAAATTCTTTTAAAAAGTTTAATGTAGCAGGGCTGGAAAGTTTCATAGCATATAATCCGCACTCACTATATTTGCCTCTCCTGCCTAAATAACACAAATCTTGGTTATTAGGTAACATATATTTTAAGTTTTCTTCGTTAATTGGACTATGACAAATGGTGTCAGCATCCATCCACATTAGCCATTCACTATCACACATATTAGCACAGGCAAAAATTGAGTAAACTTTATGGGCAAACCGAATAGCGTTCCATTTGAACCCTTTTCCGCTGTCTTTTCGTCGACTTCTAATCGGGTCATTAGATACATCGCCGTTAGCCTTTGGCGCATCTCTCCACTTTTCTTTAAATCTAACAAGCTCGGGGCTTGCTTGATGGAGATTAAATACTTTAAGGTTAGGTGCCTGCTCATCAACACAACAATTTTCAGCAAAAACGTACAAATTTACACTTGATGGCCAATTTTCTAAGAATGTCTGTATCATCCTCTTACCGTATAAATCGTATCCTGCTTTATGAAATGTTGTAACTACTGATAAATTCATTTTAATTTCTTCCACGTATGGTAATAACCTTGTTGCTCAACTGCTCCGTACCCGGTTCGGTACAATGTTTGTGATAAATCTCGGCCAATGACCTCATCGCCTTCAATTACAACTAACGAATGCCACTTATTAAGTATAATAACAATATCATCTATCTTTTTTGTTTTGTCTCTATCGACAAATACTACAGAAATATCGTTTAGAAAATCCTTACCAGCACCGTGTTCTCTAAAAATTAAATTTTTGGCTTTAATTTTAGGAGCAGTTGGTGCAAATACAAACACAGATTTAAATACTTCAAGTATATCTTCTAAATGACCAAACCCTTCTCCCAGAACAATGGCGTTCTGTGGATTCTTTTTTGTTTTTAAGAGTCTCTTTTGAAATTTTTCCATTGTTTTTCATTAACTGCGCTGTTATTTATAAGTATAGTATGCGGTTTAAAATTTTTAGAGAGTTTGGTTCACTAAACAGTCCACCGGTATTTGATGCATTTGAGCAAGGACTAAAAAACATCGGCCACGAAGTAGTAACTACTAACGAAGATGTTGGTGTAATATGGAGTGTCCTTTGGAACGGCCGCATGATGCGTAATCAATCTATATATAACGAGTACCGATCAAAAAACAAACCTATTATAATTATTGAAGTTGGTAATCTACTACGCAACAAAACCTGGAGAGTATGCCTTAATCATATAAACGGCGAAGGCCTATTTGGCAATAATAACGACTTAGATGTTAACAGACCAAGTAAACTTAACGTTAGATTACAACATATTAAAAATCATAGACGCCCTGAGATCTTAATAGCGACACAACATAACAGAAGCCTTCAATGGGAAGGTATGCCTCCTATGAGTAGTTGGGTTGATAATATTTTGGAAAAAATTCGAGCCTTTTCGGACAGAAAAGTTATAGTTAGACCACATCCACGCTCTCCTTTGAGATTAAATAAAAGTGACCCATCTGTTACTTTGCAAGTTCCTGCAAAAGTAGCAGGAAGTTACGATGACTTTGATATTAATTACGGTTATCATTGTGTTATTAACCATAACAGTGGCCCTCCGGTTCAAGCAGCAATACACGGAGTGCCGGTAATTTGTCACAAAACCAGTCTGGCATATCCTGTTTCTTCAACTTATGAAGATATAGAAAATATTGCACTTCCTGATAGAGAAGAATGGTTTTTAAAATTGACACACACCGAATGGACTGTTGATGAGATCGCACAAGGGATACCGTTGAAACGAATAGAAAACTTAATACGAAGTCAAATTAGCCGTTGACAAGGCTATAAAACAAATGTATAATAGGTATTATGACAAGTACAGTCTTCATAGAAGATATTTTTATTCAATTATGCGATACATTAGATTTCGCTCCTGTTTCGTTTCAGAAGCAAGACCGCTCTGCTATTGTTAGTTTCTATAGTACTCTTATAACAAATCAGAGACTAACTCAAAATCAAGGAAATTATATTTTACGGTTGTTAGGCAAGTACCGTAATCTATCAAAAATGCACGGGTTTGATTACGAAGAGCACCTTGCTGACCCTAAATGGAGAAATCCATTTAGAACTCTCGATATGTCCAGAAAAGTATGGTTGGAACAAGATAGCGAAGGATGTCCTTGGATATGTTTAAAATTTCCGTACTTACTTAAAAAGGAATTTGAAGAAGCAATTCTTATTGCTGATTCATTCGAAGGTAGAGATTTTGGCAACGTATGGGATAAAGAAAGACGTGTTCGAATGCTATCCTTATATGAGTTTAACATTGTTCAGGTATATGATTTTATAAAAGATAACCATTTCGAAATAGATGAATCGTTTTATGATGCACTTGCTTCAGTCGAAGAAATTTGGCAAAAGCAGGACGATGTTATAAAGACTTGTACAATTTCTAACAGTAAAGTACAACTAAACAATGCCAATGAAGATGCATTAACATACTTTAAGAATAATTCTATCAATAACATAACAAATGATTTATTGTTAGCAAAGTCTATGGGATACTATTTTGCGCAACAACCGTCAAATAAGGCGCAAAAAATAGCCGGTACAAAAACCACCCAGTTTTACGTGTCAAATTACAAAGATTTGTTTGAAATTGCGTCACAAATACAAGGAAATATTGTATTTGTAATAGATAGAACTGTAGATGCCTTAGAATGGCTTAAAACATTAAAGACGAACATTGACCTTAACAATATTAATAGAGAAGAATTTAAGGTTTGTTTTAGAGAATCCAATAAAGATAACCCGGAATTTAATAATTGGGTTAAAGAAAACGGCTTTGGCGGTAAAGTTGATACAGGAAAGTATTTAATTTTTAAACATAAACCAGCAAAGTGGTTGTTCTCTAACAATATTGATGTTAAAATAATAGTTACTAATAATGTTTATCCGTCAACTAATCCGTTGACTAAACAATGGATAGCAACACATCCGTGTGTAATTTATTTTGATGAAGTTAAACCTTCATATGGGAGTAATACTATTGTCGAGTTGTAAACTTGTAATTAAAGATGAAGTTAATATTAAACTTGAAGGCTTAGCGATCGAAACAAGACGTAAGATTGCTAACAAGCTCAAGTTTGAATTGCCTTACGCTCGTCATATGCCTGCATTTAAGTTAGGTCGATGGGATGGTACCATAAGTTTCTTTGGCATTGGAGGTACGGGGTACCTTGCACATTTAGATACTATATTACCTATTATTGAAAATGACGGATATGATATTGAAGTAGAAGATAATAGACATCATCATACATTTGATTTTAAGAAAGTTAATGAAAATTACTGGGCAGACCAAGGAAAGACATGGCCCGAAGGACATCCTGCTGAAGGATGTCCTATTGTGCTACGCGACTATCAGTATGATGTTGTTAACAAATTTTTAGAAAATCCACAGTCATTACAGGAGGTTGCGACAGGTGCAGGTAAAACTATTACTACTGCTACCCTTAGCCATTTATGCGAGCCATATGGTCGTACAATGGTTATTGTACCCAATAAAAGTCTTGTTGTACAAACGGAAGAAGACTACAGAAACTTGGGTCTCGATGTAGGAGTATACTTTGGTGATCGTAAAGAATTAAATCATACACATACTATTTGTACATGGCAAAGTCTTAATGTTCTCGATAAGAAAAGTTATGATAGCGACACATTAACACTTGCAGAATTTACAGAAGGCGTACAAGCAATTATTATTGATGAAGTACACCAAGCAAAAGCAGAAGTACTTAAAAAACTGCTTACACAAAATTTCCGTAATGCTCCAATACGTTGGGGACTTACAGGAACAGTACCTAAGGAACAACACGAGTTTCAAGGTATTTTAGCAGGCATTGGTCCTGTTATCAATCAAGTTAGTGCGCATGACTTACAACAAAAAGGTGTGTTGGCTAATTTAGAAATTAACATTTTACAAACTAAAGATGTTGAAGTATTTAGAAACTTTCAAGAAGAGTATCAGTGGTTAGTTACAGACAGTAAGCGTCTTGACTGGATGGCTGACATGATTAAAGAGTTTCAAAAATCAGGTAATACGCTTGTATTGATTAATAGAATTGATACAGGTAAAAAACTCATGGAACGATTACCTGATGCTTCTTTCGTTAAAGGGGATGTAAAGTTAGATGAAAGAAAAGAACAGTACGACGAAGTCAGAGATGCTCACGATAAGATTATCATTGCTACTTACGGTGTTGCCGCCGTTGGCATTAATATTCCTCGTATATTCAATTTGGTTCTCATAGAGCCAGGTAAAAGTTTTGTACGAGTAATACAATCGATAGGACGTGGTATTCGTAAAGCAGAAGATAAGGATTTTGTACAAATATGGGATGTCACTTCAACTTGTAAGTATGCAAAGCGGCACTTAACAGAACGTAAAAAATATTACAAAGAAGCAAACTATCCATTTAAAATAACAAAGGTAGATGTATGAGAATATTAACATTAGATAACGAGCCGTTTGATCTAAACGAGCTCCCAGAAGAAGTTGAAGACACAAGATTTAGCGTTTTAGATAATTCGGATACAAACGATCCTGATTTTTATTTTATGCCGTTAATCTTTTTAGAAAGTTTTAACAGTCCGGCAATTTTGCTAAGTATTGGCGGATATGAGGTAGAAATGCCCTTAGACTGGTGTATGCTTGTTGGCGATAGCGAATGCGGGTCGGATCCGGAAATTTTACCGTTAACATCAATCAATGAACGTGGGTTTGAAGCATTTGTTATGAACCCAATCACAGGGTTTAGATGCGAATATCTTCCTGTTGAGATTATAAACATTTATCAAGATGTTAAATGGTACTTTCCAAAGATGCGTAACGGACAATTGTTAACGGTACCGTTAGGTGATGGTCCAGAACCACTTTGTGCATATTTTGTAAAAGAAGTGAGCAGACAGTGTGAAATATTACAATTAACGAACTTAATGTAAGGAGAAAGGAATGACAATGAAAGCAGGCAAGGTATGGGGTCAAACAGAATTGATCCACGCAAACGGTGTACTTGAGTTTCATCGTATTGAATACAAAAAAGGCTACAAGTGTAGTGAACACGAACACAAGTACAAGTGGAATGGCTTCTTTGTAGAGTCAGGTAAGATGATTGTTCGTGTATGGCAAGACGCAGATCAAGAAGGATTAGTTGATGAAACAATTTTAGGTCCAGGAGAGTTTACACAAGTTAAGCCAGGCAAGGTACATCAGTTTGAAGGCGTAGAAGACGGTGTAGCATTTGAGCTTTACTGGGCTGAGTTTAATCATGATGATATTGTGCGTAGAACTGTAGGTAGTAAGTCTAAATGATTAAAGGCTTTGTTATTGTAAAAGAAGGCGACGAAACGTCAAACCAATTAGCAGAAGAATGTATTGCTTCTGGTGCTGATCATGGGTTTAATATTGAAAAGTTTTCTGGAGTTTACGATAACATCGATCAATTATTTGAAACCAATAAACTTTTTGTTAACCCAGATGGAAACAAAAAAGTACGAACAAATGGTGTGAAGGGTTGTTTCCTTTCACACTTTTCTTTATGGAAAAAGTGTGTCGAACTAAACGAAACTATTGCTGTATTCGAATACGATGCATTAGTTATAAACACACTGCCAAAGAATATCGTTAAGAAGTTTGATGATTATTTGAATTTAGATTATGCAAGACATTTATATCTTAACGAAGATGTAGAAAAATATAAATCTGAATTAATATCGTCAGATGAAATACTAACTTATAAATTTAGTGAAAATATAGATTCTGATAAACGAAGTTTTAAGTATATTAACAGAAATCATATTAGAGGAGCATACGGTTATTTAATTACTCCTAATGGCGCATCTAAACTCATCAACGCTGCAAGAACAGAAGGTATGCTTCCTGCAGATGTATTGCCGAATATGAAGTATATTAATTTACATTATACAACACCAAGTGTTGTAAGACTAAATCCAAAGATGTTAGAAAATTTAACAACTTGGTCACACACCAAGAGGTAATAATGGAACATTTAGTTGAAAAGAGAAAAGGCTGGTGGTGGCCAAAGTACGATGTTGCTTGTTGGAAGTTTTTAATAAGACGTCGAAACTTACCCGCAAAAGTAAGTGAATTTTGTGATAGTAAACGTGTAGTTATTCAAGCAGGAGGAAATGCAGGTATGTATCCTGCAATGTATGGAGACTTGTTTGAAACAGTTTATACGTTTGAACCTGATCCTCTTAATTTCTATTGCTTAACTAAGAATGTAAAAGATAATGTTGTTAAATTTCAAGGTTGTGTTGGCAATAATAGAAATTTAGTTGACATCAGTTTGCTACCTGCGGTAGGCCATTCGCCAAACTCTGGCGCATTTCAAGTTGCTGGCAGCGGAAGCATCCCAACATTTATTATTGATGATTTTAATTTTAAAAACGTTGATTTAATACATCTTGATATTGAAGGGTTTGAACTATTTGCTCTTAAAGGTGCAGTTAAAACAATTCAACAATGGCATCCAACAATTGCATTAGAGTTAAATGGACTTGCAGAACGATACGACCATTCAGACCATGATGTTGTGCAGTTTTTAAAAGAACACGGGTATGAGCGTGTAGACACCGCAGACGATGACGTGATTTTCAAATGGGTACATTAAAGCCAGGCGAAGCATTAATTTATGAACGTGCAAATGGAGTGACCTATGCAAGGTATAGAGATCCTCCATATAACACTATTCCAAGATGGGAAATTGGGCGAACACAAGAAGCCGACTTGCATCTTGAATTAAGATTGTGGGAAGATATCATGCGAGCCTCTTGGAATAATAAACAGTTGCAAGATGCAATTGAACGTGTTAAAATAATATATGCATTGAGTAAGAAGGACGATAATGGGTAAGAACAAGTACGTTGATTTGTTTAAGGATATGATTCCTGCTGTAGATCAAAATATAAAGGAATTATGGGATGCTGCTGACGAAGCAGGACAAAAAGAAATTAAGGGCGACCTATGGACTCTTAACCGTTATATTAGTAGTTGCAAATCCAGTAATCGAGAATTAAAAGAGCATTACTGCTTAACAGTGAACGAGTTCTACAATAAAAATTGGAATGAGATAGCCAAGCATCCAAAACTCCAATGGCAAAGTTTATGTGTTTGCGGACACGAGAGTAAGAAATCTCAATTTCATGAATGGATTGCTTTAAAGAAAACAAAAAATAAGAAAGAAGATTTTTTATCAACATTATTTCCAGACATGAAAAGGGCAGACATTGAAACACTTGCTAAAATCACAACAGACAAAGAAATCAAAGAATATTGCAAAAATCTTGGCTGGGATAAAAAAGAGATCGATGGAATTAAACTATAAGTGCGAATATTGTGGCAAACCGTTTGCTAAAGAAAAAACACTTGCTGTTCATGTATGTGAGCAGAAGCGTAGACATCTTGCGAAAAATGAAAAGCACGTACAATTAGCACTTTTAACTTATAACAGATTTTATGAATTAGCACAGGGAGGTAAAGGAAATAAAACCTTTACTGAGTTTGCAAAGAGTCCTTATTATAATGCATTTGTTAAGTTTGGAAGTTTTGTTAGTAACGTAAATCCTATATATCCTAACAAATTTATAGACTATGTAATTAAGAGCGGAGTTAAACTTGACCATTGGTGTAGAGATGCGTTATATGATACTTACTTAATGGAGCTCATTAAGAACGAACCAGCAGACGGTGCCATCCAGCGAACAATTAAAACTATGATGGACTGGGCAGATAAAAGTGAAGCACCGTGGGAACATTATTTCAAATACGTTAATTTAAATCGAGCAACACACGACATCAAAGAAGGCCTTATTAGTCCTTGGCTATTGTTAAATACTCGAGCAGGCAAAGAAATGCTACAGAATATGAACGACGAACAATTAGATATAATTAGCCCTCTAATTGATCCGCAACACTGGATGAGAAGATTTAAAAAAATTCCAGGCGATGTAGCATTAGTCAAGGACGTTATTAAGGAAGCAAAAATATTATGAGCGAAGAATACATTACTCAAGCGGATTTAGATATCCAAGTTATGACAGGTGAAGACGAAACAGAACCTTGTGTTTATGTAAAATTTACAGGATTTGAGAGCCTCGAAGAAGCAGATGCATACGCAGATGATTTAATCGAAACACTTCCTTTATTGTTGTTTGAAAGTACAAGGATACACTAATGGCCAATGTAGTACCACTTTTTGCTGTTCCGTTGTTTGTTGATAACATAGGTACAGATTTTGATTTAGATTTTCTTAAAGATGATTCGATGTACGATCGAATGCATTCAAATAATGGATACTACACTAAAGATAAAAAAATATTAAACAATCCAAACTTAGAAAAATTAAAACTTGCAATAGCATCAGCCGTTGGAGAATATATAAACTTTCTTAAAATTTCTGGTGATATTGAATTCTTCTTTACAACATCGTGGGTTGTAAAGCACGACATGGGAGACTTTGGTGGTAGCCATCACCATGCAAATTCGTTGTTTTCAGGAGTTTATTATTTTGATGTGCATCCTGATAGCGGCGACATTATTTTTGAAAACGGACAAGAGAACATTATAGGTAACACATTAAAGTTTGAATATAGCGAATGGAACATTTTTAATTCTATGGAATGGAACATTACACCGGAGAATGGAATGCTGGTTATGTTTCCTTCGCACTTGTCGCACAGGATTAATCCAAACCAAAATAAACTTCCAAGGTATGTGTTAGCGTTTAACCTATTTGCTAAAGGAGCGTTTGGAAGAGATAATACAGGATTAATGGAGTTAGATATAGCATGACAAAGTTAAGAAAATTATTAGACGACAGCGAAGTTGAGTGCCTCGATAAACCTGTTAATTTAACAATCCTAACCAAGTGCCCGAAGAAATGGAAACTCACTGATATGGAAACTGGACAGACTTATATAGCGAGCGGTGACTACGAAATTTATAAGCAATGGAAATTAATTAGAGAGGATGAATAAATGCAACACTTAGGTGGAATTAAACATTTAAACAGACGTTGGGAATCGTTAGGAGCACTATTGCATTGTATCAACACACAATGCAAAGATGAAGATATTTTGTTTTACGATGGTAAAGTAATTCAAACTAACAAAGGTGAGTATTCATTTGATAGTGATGGAAACCTAACTTATGTTCCTAAAGAAGGTATCGATGAATGAAAATACTAATCTGTGGTCTACCAGGATCAGGTAAGACTACGCTTGCAGAACCATTTGCAAAATTAATTGGCGCAGTATGGATTAATGCTGACTCTGTAAGAAGAGAGTATGACGACTGGGATTTTACTACAGAAGGTCGTATTAGACAAGCACAACGTATGCGCTACTTGGCAGATGGCATTGTTAAAGCGGGTAAGGTGTGTGTAGCAGACTTTGTTGCGCCTACTAAAAAAGCACGTGATGAGTTTGAAGCAGATTACGTTGTATGGATGGACACTGTTAAGAAATCACGAAGTGTGAATGGACCAGCAGCAGAAGGAAGTACATACGCACAGACTGATGCAATGTATGAGCCGTTAAATAAAGATGAGTACAATTATCATGTATCCGAGTGGTTTGACGATACACATCAACAACTTGTAAAAGTTGTTTCTGAATATATAGTGAAGGAAGATAATGTTTGATTGGAAAAAGCCCACTACACAAATATTAGGTAGATGGCAACCGTGGCATGATGGCCACACTGCATTGTTTAAAAAAGCACTTGCTGAAACCGGCCAAGTGTGTATTATGGTTCGTGATGTAGGCGGAATCGTAGGTGAAGATGCCGGCGCAGGTCGTACCGTAGCTCAAGATGATAACCCGTTCCATTGGCAGCAAGTAAAAGCAAATATTACTCAGGCGCTTTGGGATGAAGGATTTTTAGAAAACGAAGACTACGTTATTATGCAGGTGCCTAATATCGTTGATATTAGTTACGGACGTGGCGTTGGTTATACCTTTACTCAACATGATTTAGGTGAAGAGATTCACAGCATTAGTGCTACTAAAATTAGAGCACAATTAAGGGAAGAAGGCAAACTTTGAAACACTTAAACCGTAAATGGAATAGTTTATCAGATCTAAAAGATTACTTTGAAAAGAATAAAGAAGAAACAGTTCTTGACTTTGACGGATTATCTTTGACGACAAACAAAGGCGTTTACGGTTTATTTAATAGCCACTTATCGTTTATGAAGAGGGGACGAGATGCCTGATTTCAATGTAATTCCACTATGGGTAACTCCGTTATATGTAGGAACAATACCTACAGCACATTCCTTTGTAGATAAACTAAAAAATGTAGATTGGAAACGTCCAGATACAGATAATGGGTTTGTAACTACCAATACTTACCTTTTAGATCAGACTGAGTTTAAAAATTTAAAAACAGCAGTAACTGATCATATTGAGACTTATGTTAGGGAGGTTTGTAATTTTGATCATAATATTAAATTTTATATTACAAACAGTTGGGGAACTAAACATACTAAAGGTGACTGGGCAATAAAGCACTTCCATCCTAACTCATTATTTTCGGGTGTGTTATATTTGCAATGCGATCCAAACTCAGGAGAAATTGTTTTTTATCAAAATTCAGGTTTCTCGACATTGGTTCCACAAACTTTTGAGTTTGACTTTTCACAACAAAATATGTATAATAGTACTAAGTATTCGGTTAACCCAAAGGATGATATGATAGTGTTATTTCCTTCACACCTTGAACATAGTGTGAACATTTCACAGAGTGATCATACAAGGTTAGCCATCGCTTTTAACGTTTTTGTTAATGGAACACTTGGAAAGAACAATCCAGAGAACATTTCAGATTTAAGGTTATACTGATGCCAGATATTGATATTGACTTTGTAAATAGAGAAAAAGCATTAAAATTGTTTAAGCATACTCGTGCATCTCGCATCGACGACGGAAAATTAGTTAAGCATAACACAGGTGTGTATATGCATCCTGTTCCTGTAAATGCAGAGACAAATTTATGTGCTGTTCCATATAATGAAGCAGAAGAACAAGGATATTTTAAATTAGATTTTCTTAACGTAAATCTATACAACGGTGTTCGCGATGAAGAACATCTTATACAACTTATGGAAAGGGAACCAGAATGGCAACTACTGGAGCACGACGATTTCACAAACTTGCTCTTTCACGTCAACGGTCATGGAGACATCTTGCGCAAGTTGCAGCCAAAGTCAGTGGAGCAACTGGCAGCAGTCTTAGCCATGATACGGCCAGCGAAGAGACATCTACTGGAAGAGAGTTGGACGACGATAATGAACGAAGTGTGGACAAAGCCCGACGGGGATGAATATTATTTTAAGAAGTCACACGCCACTGCGTATGCTGTAGGTATTGTAGTTCAGATGAATTTAATTTGCGAAACTGCTACGTCTTCTTTACAAGAGTAATTGATTTACGCTTAATTCTTTTTACGATAATATCATTTAGACTTGTACACGGTCCTAACAATACTTTTACATCTTTCGTTGTGAAGTTCTTTATTGCGTATCTAAAACCACTAATTTCTTTTGATAGGAAAATGTTAATTGGGATTTGCCTGTTTGATTCCCACCACCATGCTTCTCCTAACTCTAAGAATCGTGCTTTTTCTTCTTCTGTACGGATTGATTGGTAATCGTAAAGACTCGTGACATTAGCATCCTGGTTGATGATAATGCCAACATATTCTTGATCGGTGTGATTAATTACACTGATAAATGGAAAGTTTTCTTGTAGGTTCTCTGTTATTCTCATTCGATAAATATATTGTAAAAGGTAACTATCTATGCAAAGTAGCTCTGTTTATTTATATCCAAATATTTTAGACGTATATCGTTTGGATGCGTCATGGACCAACGAGAGGTATCGTAAAGTGTACAATCGCAATCTTAAAATTTTCCGTAGTGTTGATAACAGGATCGACCTTCAGGTAAGAAATCCTGATCAAAAAACAAGAAACGTTGTTGGTACAACGTTAGTATTTAATCTTTTGAGCAAAGAACGAGATTTAATTATTCAGAAAGACTGTTCAATTGATGATGCTTCAATTGGGCGTTTATACGTTACGCTCGATCGCACAGAAGTACTCGATTTAGAAGAAGGATTTTACGATTACAACATTGTACAGGAAACAAGAGACGTTAACGGTGTAGTTCTAACAAAAACGCCATTGTACGTTGATACATGGTTTGGTGCTATTGGAACTATTGAAGTAGCAGGCGATTTACAAGGTACGTTAGATGATACCGTAGTAGTTGATACGTTTGCTCGTGTTGTTGATTTTGATAAAAATTTAGCAACAGATGGATCTACTCCTCCTCTTAATTTACCAAGACCAAACTACGCAAGAAACACCTCATCTGATAGATTTGCAGAATTTTACACAAGCGAAGTTATTGACGCTAAACCACACATGGGGACTTCGTCATCGTTACACACATTTCAATTTTATTTTACAAACTACTTAGGTGATGTTAAAATACAAGGTAGTATTAATCCGCAAGGCGCTTCTCCACAAGCCGGCGACTGGCAAGACTTAGCAACAATTGATCCGTCCACAGAAAATTATAAAAACATTACCGGAAAATGGAATTGGTTTAGAATTAAACACACGCCAGACGAATTGAACACAGGATCGGTTGACAAAATACTGTATAGATAATATACTTACAGTATGGCATTCGTTTTAGATAAATTCAAATCGTTACTTCCCGCACGAGCAAAATCGAGCCCAAGTGGTTGGACAAGTTTTAATGCTCCGTGCTGCCAACATCGAGGACACGCAGCAGATAAACGTAAGAGAGGCGGAGTTCGATTTGACACTGGCGTAGTTTATAATTGTTTTAACTGCAAATACACTGCAAGTTGGCAACCCGGAAGACCACTTAGCAACAAGTTTAAAAATCTTTGTAAGTGGCTTGGTGCAAGCGATGATGATATTAAAGTTATGGTATTTGAAGCACTAAAGACCGAATCGCCAGAATATGAAATAAAACAATTTGAAGAAAAGATAACGTTTACCGAAAAAGAACTTCCGCAAGGATCATTACCAATTGCAGAATGGTTAGATGTAGAGTTAGAGAACGATCAAGCAATACAGTTAGCAGCAGTTGTAGAGTACATCTTAGAGCGTGGATTTAACCCTACAAGCGGAGATTTTTATTGGAGTCCGCTTAATGGTTACGAGTATAGAGTTATTGTTCCTTTTAAATATCACGGAAAGATTGTAGGAAACACTGCTCGTAAGGTTAAGTCAGGAAATCCAAAATATCTTTCAGATCAACATCCGCATTTTGTGTTTAATGTTGACAATCAAAAAGAAGATCAAAAATATGTGTTTGTTGTTGAAGGTCCGTTTGATGCTATGAGTATTGGCGGAGTCGCACTGCTCACCAACGATATTCACGAACAACAACAGAAGATAATTAATAGTTTAGAAAGCAAAGTGATTGTTATACCTGATCAAGATTTAGCAGGAATAAATCTTATAAACAAGGCTGCTGAATTAGGATGGAGTGTAGCATTTCCAAATTGGGAAGATGATGTAAAAGACGTTGCAGATGCTATACAAAAGTATGGAAAACTATTTGTAATGGTAGATGCTATTGAATCTGCACAGCATCATATAGCCAGTATAAACATTGAAAAGAATAAGCACCAACAGAAGTTAGAAAGGTTAGAAGATGAAAAGAATAATTGAATGGTTACTCACTCCGTATCGTAAATGGAAAGAGTCTCGAGAATTTAAAAAGCGTGTAGAAGAAATGCGCAAAAAGGATCCGTTCATTTACAAATGATCACTTGGGGTATTTCAGCAAACAGTCACGACGCAGCACTGGCAGTATTTGTAGATAACGAGTTAGTATTTGCAAGCCACTCTGAGCGATTTAGTGGTATCAAAAACGATCCCGACTTGCATAAAGATTTAGTCGAGTATGCAAGACAGTGGGGCTATCCAAATAAAGTAGTATGGTATGAAAACCCATACAAAAAGACATTAAGACAATTTTTAGCAGGACAAGGATTTAATTATGAGAGAAACAATATCAAACATTATCTTAGCACTTGGGGCATACATTGTCCTATCGTTTATGTTAATCACCATGATAGTCATGTTGCCGGTGGCTATTTTACTTCTAATTTTACTTCTGCCGCTTGCGTTAGTATTGATGCAATTGGAGAATTCGAAACCCTTACTATATGGAAGGCAAGATCGAAAAAATTAAAAAGAGTATATAGTCAAAGGTATGCCAATAGTGAATAATGAGCAAGATGCGGAAGAATTTTCTAAATTATACAATGTTAGAGTATTGACAGGAAGCAAGTAAGAGCATATAATAGTATCATGAGCATAAAGAATTACGATTACGAAGTACAAAAATTATATTTAGAAATGATGCTAAGTGACGCAGAAACATTTGTGCGTTGCCAGGGCATTTTCGACAGCCAACTATTTGATAGAAAACTACAAGAGGCTGCAGAGTTCATTAACGTCTATGCAAAAGAATATTCAACACTGCCCGAATATGATATGGTCAATGCAAGTTGCAGAGTAGATTTAAAAAGACCAGAAGAAGTTAAAGAAGGACACCTCGACTGGCTCATGGACGACTTTGAGCAGTTTACACGTCATAAAGCACTTGAGAAAGCAATTGTAAACAGTGCAGATCTACTCGACAAAGGTGACTACGGCGAAGTAGAAAATATGGTAAAAGCGGCAGTACAGATTGGTCTTGCTAAAGACATGGGTACTGATTATTTTGCTGATCCTAAAGGTCGATTAATGGGACTAAAGGATAAGAACGGACAAATTAGCACAGGCTGGCCAACACTTGATAAAAGATTGTTTGGTGGTTTTAACAGAGGTGAACTAAACATCTTTGCAGGTGGATCTGGTGCAGGTAAGTCGTTATTCTTAGCAAATCTCGGTGTTAACTGGGCACTACAAGGGTTAAATGTTTGTTACTTAACACTTGAACTTTCAGAAGCACTTGTTAGTATGCGTGTTGATAGTATGCTTACAGGAATTAACACACGAAACATTTTTAAAGATCTTGACGAGGTTGAAATGAAAGTTAAGATGATTGGCAAGAAGTCGGGCGCATTCCAAGTTAAGTATATGCCAAGTGGTAAGAACGCAAACGACATTCGTGCGTACTTAAAAGAATATGAAATTAAAATGGGTCGTAAGGTAGACGTATTACTTGTAGACTATCTTGATTTGCTTATGCCTATTTCAAGACGTGTTGCACCAAGTGACTTGTTTATTAAAGACAAATTTGTATCTGAAGAACTGCGTAACCTTGCAATGGAACTGCAATGTGTATTTGTAACAGCATCGCAGTTAAACAGAGCAGCAGTTGAAGAAGTTGAATTTGATCATTCACACATTTCAGGCGGTTTAAGTAAGATTCAAACAGCAGATAACGTTATTGGTATCTTTACATCGAGAGCAATGCGTGAACGTGGACGCTATCAAATCCAGTTAATGAAAACACGTTCGTCAAGCGGCGTGGGCATGAAAGTAGATCTTGAGTTTGATATTGAAACTCTACGTATTACAGATTTGCCAGAAGATGAACAAGAAAGTACAAGCGGCGCAAACAGAGGCACAAGTTCAATTATTGACAACATTAAACGCAAAACAGAAGTATCAAGTTCAGATACCGACGAGCGGTCAAGTGATCCTACTGAAGGATCTCCTATAGGCAAAGTTAGAGGCAAAGTCGAAAGCACTAAGTTACGAGAGTTACTTGGTAATCTAAGTGGTGATGACGATGAAGACTTCTAAGACTATATTATACCGTTGGCCAAATCCATCCGGGCTTGCTGAAATTTTAAACGATGGTGGTCTTGATATTGACTGGCCTTTAGTAAAAAGAGAATGTGGTGAAGATTGTGTAGAGTGGCTACTAAAACAAGATAACGCAAAGTGCCAACTCAGTTTAGAATTTTCTCAAAGCGGATACAAACAATTAATTGCTGAATTTTTTGATGAAAAGGTTGCTGTTTCGTACCACATGATGTGGGCTAAATAGTATATGCACATTAAAGAAGTACTTCTCGAAAGACGTTTACAAACAGTCAAAGTAAGAAAAAACCTAAACCCGTTAATTTGGGAAGGTGGCGATCTCAAACCTGAAGTTCACGATAAACTATTAAAAATTGCAGAAGCATTTGAAGAATTTGTTGGTGTTGATCTTAACGTGATAGATCTAACACTTACAGGGTCAAATGCAAATTTCACATGGAACAAACACAGTGACATTGACTTACATTTAATTGTGCCAGGCGTACCGTCGGATGCAGAACGTGAACTGTATACAGCAAAGAAAGCCCTATGGGCAGAGCAACACGACATTACTATTAAAGGGTTACCAGTTGAATGCTATGTACAAGGAGAAGACGAACCGCATCACAGTACAGGCGTATACAGTCTCGAAAAGCAAGATTGGATTGACCAGCCTGAAAAAGTAAAACCAGATGTTAGCGATTCAAGTGTAAGTGCTAAACTTGATCATTTAAGTAGATTAGCAAACACAGCACTTGTTAATCGTGATCTCGAACAATTAAAACTGGTTAAAGATAAGATCACACAAATGCGCAAGGCAGGTCTTGAGCGTGGGGGCGAGTGGTCAGTAGAGAACCTTGTATTCAAAGCATTACGTAATACAGGTATTATTGATAAACTTGCCGAAGTTATTCGTGAACTTGAAGATGAAGAATTAAGTCTCGAACAAATGGCCCAGCCCTTAGACTGATATGGACATACTCACAGGATTAACTTTCCCACTCATTGATACAGAAGACAAATCAGACTATCCTACAACAGGCGAGCCGTTGCTTGACTGGCTTTTATTTGTGGGGATTTGTCTATTAGGAATTACAATCCTAATATTAACAAAAGATGATGATTAACGTCCGCGCTGTTTAATTAAACGCTTAGTTTCAGTATACTCTTCAACAAAACCATTCCACGCTTGACCAGTAGTAATAGACATTTTTCTTGCTAAGTCGTCTGCTGCTTTTTGGCAGTCTTTAACTTGATCGAGACGAAAACGTGTACCATAAAGATTTTGTGTCTTTACAGTTTGTCTTGTTGCAGCGTTACGTGCTTTCGGGATTAAGTAATTCATAATACTATTTATCCCCGTAGGTGGGAGTTTGCAATTGTGCAGTGGATCAGTAAGTCGCTTCACTATATTAGCAAGTCTATAACCAAGCGCATTCTGACAATTGTTCGCCTATGATTCGCACTGCACAATTGCTGTATAAGTATTTACAACGATAACAAAATTCACGGTTAAAATAGGCTTTTTTTGTAAAACTATTATGCTTACACTTGAAACATCACAAACAGAATCAAACGGATTAATTACTGCTGTTATTGCGGGTCCGCAAGGCCGCATACGGTTTAACGACCTCGTTTGGATAGTTGATAGGGATGATATTCTTGATATTTACTATTGGGAAGCGTGGGGTGTTATGCAAGGAGCATATCACTGTTGTTTTTCAATTCCGGGTAAAATTGCGCTTCTGCCGCCATAAGAACCACGGTGTTAAATGTGCAAGAAACATTATAAACCACATTGCAGGCATTTCCCAAAATGACCCACCGCACATAGTTGCTTGCATACCCTGCGAGTTTAAAATACTCCAAAAGAACCCGATAAGAAACAACGGACTTGGTGCAAGTGTTAATAACGTGTACATATTCATTTTCGTTGTGCGTCCTTAAAGAAAAACTTACGAGCCCCGGCAAATTTCAGTAAGAAATCACGTTGCTGTAACGAACAATCATATTCAAGTTTGTGTTTGTTATTAAACCAAATATACGCAAGTGGCGTTCCTGCAGGAATAAAATAGTCCATTTGCTTGTTTGGATTAATGTGCCAAAATGTATTAACGTTTAGTTGCTGACACAGGGTTTCCGCACGGCTAACAGTGCCGTTTAACACGTTGTAAGGCGCTCTCCAGTGATATTGCGGCTGTAGGAACATATAAGTATCATAATTGCTATTCAGCAGCAACGGAAGCTCAAATTTCAAATTTACACAGTCACGAAACACGTTATCAACATCTGACTCGTATTGTCGTTTTGGATGACTTGTAATATTGAGCAATGACGTAGAAGCAGCATTCCAAAGGAAATCCCCATCCTTGTTTATGCTTATATGTACGTCCACAGGACACATAACCATAATAGAAGTATCAAGTATATGCTGTATGGCAGGACACGATTTAGCAGTGCTTTCTACAGGGCGTAGTCCATCTGTTAGTTCACCGGGCGCCATGCCTGAATTCCAATAGCGATACTTAATAGAGCTATAATAATTTTTTATATTAGTTACACCCCGTGTTAGAGTGCTAAGAGAGTTGTACCATGGGCAACCAGAACGTCCACGGCTTTGCAAGAACAAGCCAATGTATTTTTTTGGATCGCTGTTTAATTCTTCTGTGTCTTTGTTGTCTTTACAACGATACACATAACGCAGTTTTTTCATCATCTCGACATTTGTAAGTATTGGATCATACTCTGTAGATCTCGTATCAATCTTCCCTGTCGCTCCACTGCTTCTTCAAGAACACGCACTCGCTTATCCACACTGTCACTTACTGACGTATCCGCAGCAAACGAATCAATACGTGCTTGAGTTTCTTCTGTTATTGTTATGTCAACGTGTTTATATTGTTCCATACTGTACTTATCCGCACCCGCATCATCTCAGCCACGAAGTGGTACGCGGTTTTTCCGAAGGCGCGAAGCGCAAGCGGCAGCGTAGCGATTTTGCGCAGATTTTTAATACCGTTCAAACACACAATTAAACGATATACTTACTCGTGTATCATCACTGTCATTAGTTTGTACACCGTGATACAAGTATCCAGGAAACAGTATAATCATCCCCGGCTTGGGCACATACTCTACACGATCCGGAGGCATAACCCACCAACCGTGTGCAGCAAGATTAGGATTCTCAAAAAAGATATTTCCCGCCTTACTTCCTACACTGTGATAGTAAACCCCACTAATATCAGAGTATCCATGGTTGTGTATTTGTGCATATTCCCCACGATCGTAGCGTGTAATCCATGACCGTCTACTGTATGTTTCTGGCATTTCAAACCCAAGATCTTGACAGTATAACGCTACAGCCGCTCGTATCTGGCTGTCAACTTTTATTAAGTTATACTCCGTTAGTGCATCTTCTTCAAATGAGTTCGTGCTTAGTTTATGTGTAGTACCCCATTCTGGCTTAATTTTCCAGTCTATTGTAGGTAGTATACTGTCTACTTCCGCCAAGCAGGGTGCGATGTCTTCGACTTGCCCCACAAATAACGGAGTGGGGTATAAAGGGCGCATAGAATGTTTCATATGCTTACTTATTGTTATACACAGTGTAGAACACACATTTTTGGATTATATACCAAGTGCGTGGTTAGTTTCGTGGTCTATACAGTGTATGCAGTGGGAGTGTTTTAAGTATAACGCAGTGTGTAGACTGTTCTCTGGATCGAGCCAAAAACGTGTACGCTGTAAGTGAACTTCGTATGTTACACAGTGAAAGCGGAGATCTTGTAGTACTTTAGCGAATTGTGGATCTGTATTGTATATGCAATAGTGAGTCATACAGTACTTACCAAATGGGGTCTGTGTGGAAAAAAATTTGGTCGCGCAGTTTTTTCAAAATGGGTCTACAGAGAAAAAATCTTGCCGCGCAAAAAATTATATTAGTAACTTTTTCTTTTCAGGGTGGTGATTTATGACCATTAGCGCAAAAAGTAGCAGTTGTGCGTATGTATATAAAGCCCCCCAGTACCACCATAGACCCACCATAGACCCACCTCAACACCTTGTGGTGTGCCATGCCTTCAACTCTCGTCTTGGTAAGTGACCACCACACACCTTGTCGGCTTCGTTGGTCCAATGAGGTATCTGATCTGCAAGGTTCGCACCCGGCTCAGGATCCCATGGTGCTTGCGTAGGGTATAACAGTTCTCGTACTGTACACATAATGCGGCCTGTGTGCTTGTCTACCCATGCATCATTACACACATACTCATAGCGAGGAGTAACATCAGCATGTGCTGTTATACTGTACACTCCGCCTGCTATAAAGCCTACTGCTATTGCTAATGCTAATCTCATAGATCTCTCTGTGCTACTACAATAAGAAGTGTGCCGCCCAGTAAGCCTGAAAGGCCAATACCAATAGACATTAGCATAGTAGGAATGTCATTCGCGTGTTCCATACACTTACCATCACAGTCACCTGCTGAACCAGCCATAACCATAAAGCCAAGCATTCCTAATACTACGCCAAGTGTTGTTAAAATGTTTTTCATGTCGCTCTCCTAACTTGTTTAATATATTATAGGACATCCTTGTCCATTTGTCAACCCTTAATCTAAACGTGATCCTGCGTATGCTTCAAAGCCATAGCGTTTGAACACTTCAGCGGCTGCTCGTGCACCTGCTTCCAGAGTGTCAATGTTCTGTACTGGATAGCCCGATGGGTTCCAGATCTGGAAACTTCTATCCCAGCTCTGCCCAACACCAGCGGCTTTCAGGTTCTTGCCCAGTTTGGTGTTGCCCTTCACGCCGTGTATGCTGACCCACGCAAAGCCACAAGCGTATTGATCTTGTCCGCCAAGTACATCATTGAAGTAGGTTTGGGCTGCTGCGTAGGCTGCTGTACGAGCTTGGCTTACGATATCCTTGATGTCCTCTACGGTGTAGAGTTTAGGATCTTGTTTGATTGCTGCAAATGAGTTCATGTTTCGCTCCTTTTGTTTAACAGTGTCTATATAGTATATGGTCAAGCCAATTCTTTGTCAAGCTCTTTTTGGACCAGTTCGTGTGCGAGATTCCACGCCATTCCGGCTGCTGTCATAGCCATTGCTCGCTCAGGACCATTGAGCTTGCCAATCCATGTTTGGAGTGCTTCTATACTCTCTGGGGTGGCAAATATGTTGCTTGGGGTTATTGGATTATTCATTTGCCCATCTCCTCAAAACGCTTGCGGGCTTCGTACATCTGCCCGAACATGAATCCCATGAAGCCTGTGTAGGCGATGAGTGCGAAGTTTAGAATGATATCCATGTGTTTCTCCTTATAGAATGACTGGAAATGTTGCGAGCATCGCAATGAATGTTGCCAGGGTGAGCAAGGCCATTTGGGCGATACCTGTTGCGAATAGGAAGCCAATGCCTGCGATCCAAAGTAGTGTTTTCATCGTTCGCTCCGTTTGTTTAACTATATCTATATTATAGGGTCACTTTGGGTTGATGTCAACCCCTAAAAGAGGATATATGCAAGAAATCCCAAACCCAAAATCCAGGCCCAATACTGCCATCCTGCTCGGATACTTGCTGTGATCACTGTTACCGTTAGGGCTATTACAAAGCCACCAGCCAGTGCTCCAAGCAATACTTCGAACTCGTTCATTACACTGCCTCCAATTTGGTTACGAACTCATCGTGCGGATTAACCCGCTTGACGTGCTCCATCTTGAATGCGCGATACTCTGCATCGTCATCTTCCAGCCACTCTTCAACGGTCATTACCGCTGATGGAAACTCCTTCCAACCGATACCGTTCTCCATGCCGATCGCGGCAACGAACGCCATAGCATCTTGTGGGCGGTCCAAGCCCTCGACCATATAGTCCGTACCGAACTTGAACTTCCAGTAAGCCTCGCCGTCCTTGAACTTGCCAGTGCCTGCGTGGGCGCCGTAGTTTTCCAATGCTTGAGTTGTTACGATGAAAGTTGACATAGTTCGCTCCTATTTCCTAACTGTTATATACATTATACCATCGGTTGTCCAATCTGTCAACCATTTTCTGTAATAAATTCCGGATTGTGAATGTAGGCAGTGTGCTTCTTCTTTTCGTATGTGAGAACCAGTTGTTTGGTTACATCAGCGCCATTGTGGACGTGGCCTTTCTTGTAGGTGTCCTCTGGCTTTACCTGTACAGGATATTCGCCGATCCACCCGTCGATGCCCTGTGACTCCTCTTCTGCTGTTGAGAAGCGATATGGCATTTTGAAATACTCTGCGGCCGCTTGAATCGCAGCACTCTCACCGCCCATACCAAAGTGAGTTTTGTTGAAGATCACTTCTTCAACATAGTCACGGCATAGTTCAGGAGTGATCCAAGAGATGCCCATGTCATCGTGTGCCTTTGAGTAGAGTTTGTCTGCGGCCCACTGAAGATTCTCTTCACCAATACGTGGGCGTTGAAATGCCTCCCAATTCTCAAGAGTATCAGGAACACCAGTTGCTACAAACTCAAGCCAGGATTCCTTCATGCTACCAACCTTCTTTGCTGTGAAGCACTGAGCGTTCTGCCCCGCGATGTTCAACAATTGGGTTGCGTATCGTGGCCACTCACGACGGCTTCGTGTGTCGTTGGCCTTGTAGAATTTTGCTGTTAGTTTGATCATTTGGTGCTCCCGTCAATCTCTTATTATGTCTATTATAAGATCGTTTGGACGAAATGTCAACCATTATTGGAGGGTGACTACACCCGGAACCGTCTGCTTACTTGCAGCGATATGGTCAAACAGCAGGTCCTGCGCCGCCTCAATCTCCTCCAGCGTCATCCAATCTGCATCGTCCATAATGCCCTGCACGATGTTGCCCATCTCATCATCGCTACGCTCGAAGCGTAGCGGATGGATCATAAGTTCCGGATCAACATAGGTAATGCTCATATCACACCTCGTAGCCCGCAGCACGCAGGCGAGCAAGTTCATCTTCAACTACTGGACCGAGCAAGTCAAAAATCGGAAAGTTGTTTTCGTCATAGTTGCCCGCACGCCAAACCAGCCACTCCTTGCCGTTCCACAAGTAAGCATAGTCGCTCCAGCTGTAATGATCAAGCCATTCCTGGATAGTTGCAAACTCCTTGCAATCAACATCCTTCTCGCCGCGATCACGTCCGTAGAACACAGTCATGTTGCCGTAA